GCCTCAGCCAGGACATCACCCTCGGCGATGAAGGCGGTGCTTTCCTCAGCTACGTTATCCATGGTCAGGATGTCGTAGTCAGGAGCGCTGGCGTCAACAGCAGTTACGGTTGCGATGTTGGACACGGCCTGAGTCAGGTCGTCACCGACAACCAAAAGCTTCATTCCAACTTTTGCGATGCTTCCGGTCTCGAACTTCTCGACCTTTACTGTCTTTGCGTTGACATCAACAGCGAGCACCTTAAAGGTGTAGATAGGAATGATGGTACGTGCCTGCTCGTCTGCGTATACCAAGGTACCGGCAGCCATAGCAGCACCGTCAAGCGGCATCAGTGCCTTGTCGCAGGAGAAACCGCCGACGGCTATGATGGGTTTGCCCTCGTAGCACTTGCGGACACCACCGAACTTGTCACTGAACTTAACGTAGTTGTTAATAGTTCCTTTTGTGTTCATTTTGTACGAATTTTTTTGTAAGACAATCTCGTTAAAGAAGGCTTCTGTTAGCAGAAACCTTTCTCCATCTCGGCGGCATAATTTTTGTTGTCTTCAACCTCCTTCTTCAACCTCTCAACTCTGTCCTGGATAGTTTTGGTTATACCTTCTCCTGTGTTACCACCACCCGAACTTGATCCGCCGAAGGGCTGACCGCCGTTGGGGTAGCGACGCTTATACTCGCTCTCGTACTTTGCCCTCACCGTAGCCTTGAGATCTTCAAGTTTAGGATCGTCACCGTAGTCGATGTAAGTAGCGGAATCTTCAATAAGGTTCTTGATTTCAACAGGAATGTCGGAACCCTTGCGGGCCTCCTTCTCCAAATTGGTGAGGTAGTCGATAAGTCCGGCCTTGACTGTGTTTCTGACCTCGGTTTTTTCCCGGGCTTGCTGTGACTTGAGGAAATCAGAGAATTCTTTGCTGAGCTTACCGAATTCGCTATTCTCTCCGAGTAGACCCTTCAGCTTCTCATCAATGATCTTGTCGATATCCTTACTGTCGCCGTTACCGCCGTTGCCACCGCCGTTGTCATCCTTTATTTCGGGATGCAACTTCTTGAACTCCTCCAAAGCCTTCTTCTTCTCATCCTCGATACGCTTCAGAACATCTGTCTCATGTTGAGCTGCGTAGTCGGTCTTGTATTTCTGAGAGAACTCAGCTTCGTCATGACGCTTCTGGCCGGCATACTGCTTGAGCATATTGACCGGGAGCAGCCATGTCTCGTCGGTGATCTTGGAATCATCTGCGAAAAGAGGGAGAACTGTTTCGGCGATACCGTCGAAAGTTTTGTCACTGATAACCTTAGCATCGTCTTCTCCGATGCGGGTTCTAAACTGTTGAATTAGTGCTGTTTTTTCCATACCAATTACTTAATTTGTAAAGATTTTTCGCCAAATTAATGCTGATATGGCTGTTGTAAGGAACTTTTATTTTGGTAATGTTGCATTTTACCACAAAAAAACACCCTATGAACGCTTAAAAGGAAAATATCTTTGTGAAAAATGTAAATAAATATGAATAGCACGTCTGATTACACGGGGCTGAAGACAATAGATGGAAAAAACATCTATTCGCACGATTATCTGCAACAGCTCCGCGAGACCGAAGACTTCGGGAAGAAATCCAAATTTTTCGTTGCACAGCAGGGCGCTCAGGAGAACGGATTGAGCGGCGTTGCTGACATCACCGTGTTCGGTGGGAACCGAGGCGGCGGTAAAGCCAACCCTTATTGCACACCGGTGGCCACCCCGTCGGGATTCCGCCGAATGGGTGATTTGGAGGTCGGCGATCTGATATGCACTCCTTACAACGGCGTGCAGAAAGTAAGTGAAATATTCGAGCAGGGTGAAAACACCGTTTATGTCTTTCATTTTGATGACGGCACCACATTGAGTTGTATGGATAACCATAGATTCTGGGCCCGCACATCTCCGACGGAAGACTTCCATGAGATGACCGCTCGAGACATCATGAATCTTTACAAGATTGACATTCCTTATCCGCTGTCACTGCGTAAGGCCGGCTCGCCGCTTGTAGAAATTCCTCTGTGCGGTGAGGTGGAGCTGAACGAGAAGATTACGCCTATCGACCTGCCGTTACATCCGTTCCTGCTTGGATGGACCTGCGCACAGGGTACATGGAACTTCTCAACAGCAGGACTGAATGTCGGCAACAACCGTTTTATGGCCAAAAAATTCAAGTTCATGGGATATAAGATCCGCAAGAACATGGATACCGGCTATTACTTCCTCAAAGGTCTCGATGACGATAAGAGACGTAAATTCACGTGCTGCCGCCAAGAGGAGCTGGCGTGCATCCCGGCTGAATACAAATATGCATCCATACAGTCACGATGGGAATACATACACGGGCTGATGATGAGAAACGGTCGGTCGAAAGACCTGCATCCGTTCGTAGCCATGCCTAACAAACGCCTCATCGAGGATATAGCCGAAGTGGTGCGCTCACTCGGTATATGGGCACGTGTCACACAGATAGAAGACGAGCCCACCAAGATAGGATGGTGGAAAGTTACGATGGTGGCACCGGATAACAAGGAGCTTATGACACATCCTTGCTACCAGAAGGCGGCACTCATCAACGCAGAGAAGCCAAAGAGCCCGAACTGCAGGAATATCCTCACCAAGAAAATCCAATATATCACCAAGAGTTCAAAGAAGCAGAATTGCCGCTGTATCACCGTCACCGGACGTGACCATCTCTATATGACTGACGCCTACACCGTCAACCATAACACCATAACGATGCTCATGGAGCCAATCTATGACATTCAGAACAAACACTTCAACGGCATCATCTTCCGTAAGAACAAGGATGACTTCGAGAATATCATCAACGAGAGCAAGCGTTGGTTTACAGGATTGGGCCGATACAACAAGTCGAAGGATGATATGACATGGAACTTCAACACCGGCGCCAAACTCGGCCTGACCATATATGATATGCCGATGTCGGATTTCGATATCAAGTTTCGTGGTCAACAGTTCGCATATATTGGAGTCGATGAGTTGCCGCAGATGCCGTTCGAGATGTTTAAATTCCTCATGACGGCCAACCGAAACACCATCGGAGTACATTCACGTATGCTTGGCACCTGCAACCCTGATCCTATGTCGTGGTTGCGTAAGTTCATCGATTGGTGGATAGGTAAGGAAGACACTATATACTCCGATGGTCTGATGCACCCTGAACGTAAGGGTTTCGCTATCCCCGAACGTGACGGCAAGATACGTTACTGCTATATGCCGGATGACTCGGTGGATAACATCATATGGGGTGATACACCTGAGGAGGTCTATGAGCAGTGTAAGGAGATGATCGATGACGCATGGGACCCCGAATGGGAGCAATACGGATACACCAAGACTTCATTCTTCGTCAAGAGCGTGACCTTCATCAAGGCGTCACTCAAAGACAATAAAGCACTTCTCAAGAACGACCCGGCCTATATAGCCAACCTACTCAACCAACCGCCGGAAGTCCGGGCCCGTGAGTTCGACGGCAACTGGGATATCATAAAGATGGGCGATGACATGATACAGGCCCATCACCTTGATAAAGTTTTTCAGAACGCACAGATGCTCGGTGACCGTATCAAGCGTGCATCTTGTGACGTCGCCGGTGACGGCGGTGACAACTGTGTCACCTGGCTGTGGATAGGATGGCACGTCGCTGATGTATATGTGTGCCGCCGTGACCCTCTGACTACAGCATCACTTATACAGGCGAAGCTGGAGGAATGGGGTGTGCTGCAGGAGAACTTTACCTATGACCTCAACGGTATGGGCCAGGTCCTCAAAGGTGCGTTCCCGCGTGCCGTGCCGTTCAATAACGTTGAAGCTGTGGCAACACGGGACAAGAACCTCTATGACAACAAGAAATCCCAATGTGCCTATAAGTTTGCCGAGCGCACACAGCAGGCTGGATGGAGCATCGAGCCGACATTGCTGCAACGCAAATACAAGATTGGCAAAGAGACAAAGACACTGTACGCCATTCTGCAGACCGAGCGCAAATGCGTCAAGCAGGATATGTCAAAGGCGGATAAGGGTTGGTGTCTGATACATAAGGAGCAGATGAAGAACAAAGCCGTCGTCGGTCACTCACCCGACTTCTTCGAGGCCTTGTTCGAGCGTGAGATATTCGATATCAAACACTCGCAGGTTGCAGTTCCGTCCTGGTTGCAGAAAAGCAACAACATACGTTCAGTTAGAAAATTAACACCGATAAAACGTAATATTATTCAATAATATGGCTGTAACACTTGACAAAAAACAGGAGTTGAGGGATCTTCTCACCAAGAAGCCCTTTACGAGAATACTTCCCGACGGTCATTACGACCACGGGTATGTGTTCAATGAACCCACCGAAATACCGGTGACTCAGGACCGGCTGCGTCGTAAGATTGTCACACAGGAGGATTTCCTGCGCGAACTTGATCCGGCCGGACACCTCATCTATGACAAGGAGCTCTTTCCTGATGTATGGCAACAGAACGAGGAGGACGGACGTTGGTATATCCAGGAGATTCCGCGTTATGCCTTCGCCTTCCAACAGATCATCCTCGTCAAACACCTCACGCATCTGTGCGGCAACGACATACAGTTTGAGCTGTCAGATACAAAGGTGACGGATAAAAGTCGTGACGTGTTCATCGCCTTCCGTAACGGATGGGCCAACAAGAACATGGAGGTGGCATGGTATAAGCTGGCTAAATCGGTCAAGGCGACCGGTGACGGCGCCATGGTCGGATATATGGATAACGGCAAGTTAGGATGGAAGATACTGTCATTCCTGGACGGTGACCGTCTCTATCCGCATTACGACCTGCGGACCGGTAAGCTCAGCACGTTCGCACGTACATACTGCAACTACTCGGAAGACGGCAGCGTTACCAAACGTTACATCGACGTATGGGATGACACTTATTACTACCGCTTCGTCGCTGACGGCGATGCAACCAATATCATCGACAAGGCAAAGCAGATAATACTCAAGCTCTTCTCCACCGACGGCTACAAACTCGAGTATAAGGAAAGTCACGGCTTCAACCGCATACCAGTCGCTTATATGCGTGATGACAATGGACCATGTTGGACCTTCTCAGAAGAGAGTATCGAGAACTACGAGATTGCGTTCTCCAATCTCGCACATTCCAACCATGACTTCGGCCTGCCTATCATGTATGTGAAAGGTGAGGGCTCCGAGGAGGTTACTACCGCCGATATGTCTTACGCATCCAAGATCATGATGCTTCCGGAGGATGGTGAGATCGGATTCCTGCAGCGCCAGGATGCAAGTAACGCATACAAGGCTGAGTTGGATAAGGTTGAGGATGCTATCTACAAGCAGTCGTTTGCCGTCAAGACTCCTGAGCTGAAGTCAGGTGATACTCCGGGCGTAGCCCTGAAGATCATGTACTCAGACGCATACGAGAAGGCGATGAATGACGCACAGGAGTATGACGGCTGTGTGGATGATATGGTTCAGATATTCACATGGGGGTATGGTATTGAAGTTGAGATGCGTCTTGACTTCATCTCTACCAACATACGTCATTTCCTGGAGCCTTACATCCACGTCAACGCGACCGAACTCACGCAGAACCTCAACACATCCGTTGTCGGTAAGTTCCTCTCGCGTCAGACAGCCGCAGAGAAGAGCCCGTATGCTACTCCGAACGAATGGGAGCGTATCTGCAACGAAGAGCATGATGCTATGATGAATCAGTTGCTTCTCGAAGAGCAGCGTATTGAAATCCAAAATGACGCCAACGTTGAGATGCAAGAACAGCTCAGCGAGATACAGGCCGACCAACAGATTGAAGTGGCAAAAGCGCAGAACCGGATACAGCAGAACAATGACGAAGGTCAGAAGAAAGTATCCGGCAAGAAGAAATTCTCTGTAGCCACCGGACGTGGTAAGGGCCGTCCCAACCGCAGCGGACGTGATTGGGATGAGAACGGCAATTACGAAGGCCGTAACAATTGGCGCAAGTGGAACGCAACACGCTAAAATATGGCAAGTACCATCAAGATAAGAATCGACGGTAATCGTTACCGCATACCGAAGGAAGATGATATCCGGTCGGCCAAGGACTTCATACTCCAACGTAACGAGAACGCACGTGCTTTGGCTTCACGTATCGATGAAATTCTTGATGATATCGCAGAACAGATTGTCACCATCTGTTACCGTTATGACGTGGATCCCCTGATATTCACCATCAGTTATGAATATAACGAAGATATGATGAATGAGATTGCGGAAGTTATGGACCAAGCCGAAGAGCTGATACTGAACCTCATCTACGAGTATTCGACACGTGTTACAGCCGATAAAGATCATATGGCGTTTCTCGTGGCGTGGATTCAGACGCTCGGACGTAACAACCGCAACCAGGAGGAGACACTCTATGGTTATCTCTTCAAGACGATGAAGGACTATGAGGCCGCTATTGCCGCGCTGCGATACAAAGAGGTCTCCATGGCCGATGCCATCACCAAAATCAAGATGTATAAGCATCAGATATACTCCATGCCTGAGATATTGGAGGCTTTCAAGCACAGCCGGGATTTCAGTGCACAATATATCCAGACCCTCGGCGTGCAGGCCGGCGCCGTGGGCCTGTCCAACAGTGGTGCGACCAACGTAACCAATATGGCGAAGACGACACTGCAGATGGCGTGGATGAAATCACTGCGTATGGATTACGAAGCCAATGGAGTCGTCGGATATTACGTATTAAGAGGTTCGACGTATAACTGCGCTAAATGTCAGGAGCAAGTTGGATTCCATGAGATAAGCGACATAGAAGGCTTCCCGCCCCAACACCCACATTGCCAATGCTATGTTATTCCTATATATCCCATAGAACCATAATTTTTGCGTCATAAAACATACTTTACCAATACTTTACTGGTATATAAACAGTATCTATCCCGAACTTCGTGAGAGATGAGGATAGGCAGACTTAGTACCCCTGCTGACAAGGCTAATCTGATGGGCTTTCCTCATTTTTTCAATCATCAGAGTCGTTTAACATCAGAAGTAATGGATAGAATTGAAGACTATGCTGTAAACTCAGCTCGTTGGCTCTCATTAGAAGATTTTGAGGGTGAAATATGGAGAAAGACAAAATCCTTTGCCGGATTGTGTCAAGTAAGTAATTTAGGGAGAGTAAAAGTAAAAAGCAGAACAAATTCCAATAATCAATTTTACCCCGAGCGCATATTAAAAGAGTACAACAATGGGAATGGTTATTTTGTTGTTAAGATATACATACACAACAAAAAATGTATGGAATATGTTCACAGATTGGTAGCCACAGCGTTTATACCTAATCCCCAGCAACTACCAACTGTAAATCATAAAGATGAGAACAAGAGCAACAACAAAGCATCAAACTTAGAATGGGCTTCTTATCTATACAATAACATCTATGGTACCGTAAAGATGCGTTCAAGAAAAACGTTGATAAAAAGCGGAAATGCGACTCCTGTTGATATGTATGATTTAGAGGGTAACTTTATCAAGCATTATGATTGTTCTTTTGATATGGAAAAGGATGGAATATCAAGAAGAGCAGCTTTAAATGTTTGTAGAGGCCGAAATAGAAGTTATCATGGATTTGTTTTTGTTTTTGCAGGAGAGGTATTTCGATACAGAGAAGCCAATCATCGCATTAAAGGCCAAAAGAGAAAAGTTATAAAGAAAGATCACGATGGAAATGTAGTATTTGTTTACGACTCAATAAAGGCCGCTGAACGTGATAATGGTTTAAACCGGAATTATCTTTATAGTGCGACTTATGCAGCTTCACGGCAAGCTTTGATTAATGGCTTCTATTTTCAAATAATCAATCAATAATATCTATCCGATAGAAACAGAATGAGCGAGGATTTCTCCCCGCTCATTTTTTTATTGCGCGTCTTCGGCCGCTTGGATGATGGTATGCGCCATATCTATGACACGGCCCATCTCCACCGGTTTAATCTCCTTGCCTTTGATCTCCTTCATATGCTCGTTATAGGAGAACAGAAGCGGACATTTATTACATTTGAGCGGAAAGACGAAACTGATATTATCCGAATCATCTTCTATGCCTTGCTCGTTCTTGGTCTTTATTTCGTTGTATTTGGCGAAAAGCTCGGCGCGTTCCTTGGAACCCAAAGGCTGTTGCTGTGCAGACCTGAGTATTTCCTTCATCACCTCCTCGGTATCTACAAGCTTTACCTCATCGAGTTTGGCCGGTGCAGCCACACCATCCTTGATACGTGACCGGCGGTCCTCAAGAAGTTTGTTGAATTTCGCACTCTCGACAACGGTCTTGCGCACGCTGGAGTTGAGATGCTCAGCCCGGCCCATATTCTCCGGATAGGCGATGACGAACGCATCTTCCTCCGAGTAGCCGACGGCCATGAGGTCAGCCATAACAAGGTATTGTATGGTGACGCCTAATTTCTTCGCTTCGTTTTCTTTTTGTTTGGATAAAGTAATCATTGCCAGTATTGTTTGTTTGTTTCAAGCCATTCCGATTCATCGCTGTTCATCCAGCTCCCATGACCGAAATGGATAATATAATCTCTGATATCTACGTGATTCTCGGGTAATTCCGCCGTATGACAGGCTTCGTAGAACCAACAGCCGGTATCATACCCGACATCTGGCTTTCTGCTTGTCAGGGCGAACATCTTATCGTCATTATAATAACTAATCCCATGCTTGCGCATCATCGGAACATTGATATAACAGATGAACGGCAAGACACGAGGGAGGGTAACACCAAAACGGCTCGTATGGACCTGAAGCTGGCCGGTCCACACGCAGGAGTCATCAAAGAGTGGCGTGATATCTTTCTTCACAAGAACATCACTATCCATGAGAAGGAATCCTTCGGGTATAAGGCTGCAGCATACGTCCACACTGATACAATGCTTTGCGCTGCCGTATTTGTTCTCAGGTGTGGGTACTTTGTCTTTATGCCAGCTTATAATACCGTCAAGATCCGCAAGTACGCCTGTGGTGTTATCAAGAACAGTCACGTTGTCGAAGGTATTGACAAAAGGTTCTTTGTCGCTGTTATCAAAGACAGTGATATTACAACCTGGCGTATGTTTGTTAAGTGAACGTATGGCGGCATCAGTAAGGGCCTGTGTGTTATAATGCACAATTAAGACGTTTCTGTGCAATGACGCATGGAAAGCCGGCATACCCGTCAGATGGCGCATCAAGTCATCCTTCTCACGTGTCCATTCATTGTATTTGAAGAACCGGCCGGCGTAACAACTGCGGAAGCCGTCGATACTGTCTTTGTTACCGGTGCCTTTCTGCCATTTGCCGGAGAAATACTCTTCGGTGGTCTTTGTTATATAATGTCTGAGGTATGCAATGGTATAACTATCAGACTGAAAAGGGATCTGCCTGCACATCTCACCCAAAGATGTGCAACAGAGAAGCTGTGGTGAATTTGGAATGTGAGGAGTTGCATAAAAGCAAACATCTTTCAAACCTCCGCGTAGCATACATTTGCAATGCTCGTTATCCTTATGATCAGAATATTGCACGTGCATCTCACCTGGGAGCGGCTTGGTAAAGCGTTCCTGTAAACCGCGTCCGTCGTCGTATACAAGTCCGTTGTCACCAAAATTCATCCAATTGAACAACACACAGTCCATACCGTCATAACGGGCCATCAGTTCATGGATGTCTGCGTCCTTCACGATAGTCAGATATTCATCAAAGTCGAAAAAAGCCATCCATCTGAATACCCGGCTATACTTGCGGTACACAGCAGAATAGGCAGCGCACTGCACGCCGGTTTTATTGCGAAAGTCTATTATCTCCACCTGGCCCGCCTGAATATACTCATATAAGACATCCTCAAAACGCTCCTCTCCATCCCGGTTGTTGTCACATATGATGATATGGTCAAAACCTAACGACAGATAATGCTGTACATATTCACGTGCATAGCGATTCTCCTGACGTCCGATGACACAGAGAGCCACGCCAGTGCCGACAGGCTCAGGCTGTCTTGACGGCTGTTCTGTATGTTGTCTACCTATTCTCATCTGGTTCAGTATAATCGACAGGAGGCATCTTCTTCAACCTGTAAGCCTTTATTGTGGTCTTTCCGTCATATATGGCATGACATATGCGGTGAAAACCGTCAGCCACCTGGCCGTAGTCATCGAGGACGATTGGATAGTTGTAGTCTGCATTGAGCGTTCTTTTCATCTGCCATATAAAGTCATCGGCATTCTCAACGCGGAAGCCCATATTCAGCATATTGTATGCAGCGAGAGGAAAATCAAAAGCCTCAAGCTTCTGTTCCTTGACAGCACGCAACAAAGTGGTGGCGAGCCACACCTTCTCGCCACGCTTATACTGACTTTCCTCGAACGTGAAGTTCTCAAACTCAACTTTCGGTGCCGCCATTGTTCTGCTCGATTTGGTCCATGATCTCCTGCACCTGCTCGTCGGTTTTCATCTCTTCCTTGCTCAGTTCCTTCTGAGTAACATTGTCGAAAGTCTTGCGCCAGGAGAGATAATCCTTGATGACATGATCGGCCGTATCCTTGAATGACTTGAATTTCTTCTTGTCACTCAGCAGTGTCGGGTCGGCATAGGCACCACCTACCATGAAGACACCCTCATGGTAATAGCCGTTGGTGATATTTGATACCCACAGCATATTGGAGAAGACAGTGGTCAGATAATCCTCACCACGTTTCTTAGCCTCCTCGTTGTCACTCATATACCAACCATAGGACTGCATGAGCATGATGAACATCTCATAGGTCTCCGCGATACGTGTCATCCACGTACCTTCGAGGTTGCTGATGTTAATACATTCAATCAGTTCTTTCTGCTTGCGGACCACGGTACGGCCCTTGCCGTCCATCTCTTTGTTGGTTATATCCGGAGTGAATGTGAGTTCCATCTTGGAACGCCATACTTTGAAATTACCGACACGTGCTGGTTTACCAAACGGTATCTTTGCTAATTCCTTCTCCATTATAGAACGAGTTTAATGATTATTTCCGAATTACGGCGACGCAGCCATCCGAAGAGACCGTGACCCGCGTTGACGTGCAGCGTAGTGGATACGTTACTCTCGTTATAGAGCTTCTTGCACATATAGAAGAGTTCGAGGTCGGAGCCAAGTCCGTTCTCCATCATCTCTACCGGCTCGACTTCCTTACCTTCCATAACCTCCTGACAGCGTTCCATCTGCAGGTAGGCGCGGACCAATTGCTCACGTGCGTCCTCATCACTGAGTGAAGCCACGAACTCACGCAGGATCGTTTCTTTTCCTTTTTCTTTCTTCATATTCACTTCTTTTTCTTGTCGAAGTTGAATGACTTGGCCTTAGCCGGAGCTTTGGCTTTCGGGGTCTTGGCGGTCTTTGCGGTCTTGTTCTGATTTTCCTCAGGAGCACCCTGCTCGGATTCATTCTTGGCTCCCACCGATGCAAGAGCGGCTTCCACTGAGGCTTCTGCAGCGGCCTTAGCTATATTCTCTGCCTTTTCAGCAGCCATCTTCTCGGACAGCGCCTTGGTCTCATCCTCGAAACCTTCCTCAAGCAGTAATGACAACTGCTCGTCCTCTGGCTTCTCCCTGATCTCCTTCAGACGGTTGGCACGAGATTGTTCCTTGAGTTCCTGAATGTGTTCCTCGGCATACCTATGCTCGAGGTCATCGGCTGCTTCCGTCAGGCCGGCTTTACGCAGGGCTTCCACCTGCTCTTCCTTCGGGAGAGCCATAGCCTCATCCAGGAGTTTCTGCTTCATCTCGTCGGTCATAGACTCGGCCTTAGGCTCTTCTTTCGTCTCGGCCTTCTTCTCGGTTTTAAGAAACTTCACACCGGTAAGGGTGGATTCATAGATCATTGACGCATCGCGTCCTACTCTTATTCTTGTCATAGTTGTAAATTATTTAATGTTCCACATTTTGTTTGCTCCATCTGCATCGAACAGCACATCGATATTGGTTCCTTGCTTCTGCGCTATGATATCCCATGCCTTCAACTGAATGAATTGCTGAGCGGATAACCCCATCTCATTCTGATAGGCTTTATCCGCAATGGCACGCTGACGTTCGGCTTTCTCACGTGCTACCTGCACCTCCACCTCACGCTCCTGCGTCTGTTTGGCCTGTACAGCCTTGGCGGTCTTGTTCATCTCCTCAAGCTGCTCGGCGTTCGGTATGGCGCGGCCGATGACCACCTGCTTGATTTCCACGGGAAAATCCTTATCCTTCGACAGCTCAGCAATATAATCCTTCATCTCCGCCAGGACTTTGTTATCTATCTCATTCAAAACCTCGCGGTTGGACATCAGGTCGAAAGGACTATGCTGAGATATATAATCACGTACTCTATTGCAGTAGTAATTATAGATGTTCGTATTGAACCAATCGGTACCGTAATTCACCAATAAGACAGGAGACTTACCTTTGATGACCTGTGTGATGATGACGGTATGGAAGTCAAGCGGTGTGTTATCGTTGGATACGAGATCCTCCATATCCACCTGCTGCTTCTGAGGCACAATCTTGAACGTCTCGCTTGACGTACTCCACCAACACCAACGCAGGCCGGTAGTCACGGGTTCCTCCTCTACACCGCCATGACCGAAGAACCATGGTTTATGTACGAGGACACTCTCCTCATCTGCATCCGGACGGACGCCATGACATGAGGTTAATGCAATGCTTGTAAAAGCTACTGCCAGAAAGAATACTAATCTCTTCATAATATAAATGATTTAGTGAATAAAATAGTCTTTGTATTTCGGATAATTCTTCATCGCTTCTTCTGTAAGTTCGGCCGGACGGATATATCCTTCAGCACGGAGGGTGCGTGCAATGACACGCGGGTCGTCTTGTTTGCAAAGGGAAATAATACGCCTCAACTGTGAGGTGTCATAATTACGCAAAGCCTCATACCATTCCGGCTCTTCCTGCTTGCATTGCGCCAGGAAAGAACTGATCTCACCTGTATCACCGTATATAGCGTCTCTACCTATCTTCATACCCTTATCTGTTGAATATTCTCTGCCACAGGTTGCGGTGTTTGAGACGCTCGCATTCCTTCTTCATATCGTCAATCCTGTTTTTGAGTGCTGCAATCTCCTCCGCCGCCGGCATCTCGCACTCCATATGTACACGCGGGCCGTACAGTTCTTTCATCTTGTCACGGACCTCACAGTAGATAAAACTGATAAATTCATCGGCATTATCTGTACTGTGCTGTAACAGACACTGATCGAAATTACCTTTCACCAGTTGAAGAATGCTCATCATCGCTTCTTCAAAACACGTGATGATGCGTTCCTTCTCCGATATCTGCTCACTGAGATACTTGATTTCGTTCTTGTTCATATTCTTGCTGTTAATAACCTCTTCATCAAATGTTTCCAATCATCCTCGCTGAAATGTCTTTGATAACCTACATAGGGTATCGCTCTGATTTCAGATGTGTTATAGCCATGAATGGTCTTATCCTCGTAACGTACCTTGACGACAAAGGGATTATGTTCGCTGAAAGCAACGATAGGTACTATCTCGCCAAAATGGTCGTTATACACCAGGATTTCGACCATCTGCCCAATTTTGTATTTATCCCTCGATTTATCCATAGTCATTTTATTGCTTGTGCGTATTCTATTGCCTTCTCGCAGAAGATGCCATAGGCGTAGCCGTTACCCGTACGCTTGTGGTTACTGCCGTCATACCATCCGAGCCTATTCATCTCCTTACCGAAGGCACGCTGTGACAACGGCTCCTGCAGCCATTTCTCACAGAACGCCACGTAATCCTCATAGAGGGCCGACGCATAGACCCATTGTATCTTGTCTTCCCAATGGCCGGTACGCCGGTTGCTCGAAAAGCCTTTCTTCCTGAGGAACACCTGCACCGACTGGCCGTTCTCCAGCATATACTCTGTCATCTCATCATCACCGGCAACAGTGCTACTGAACTGCCAGTTGTCACGTATGAGCATGCGCAGACCTTCTATCATCCAGTTGCGTATACCCGGGAGTTCCCTCAATAGTTCCGATGACAGCTCGCGGTTCATATCCTCCGCCGATACCGTCGTGCGGAACGGAATGAACAAGAGACGGCGCACGAGAGCCTGGTCCATCTGACGGTTGACCGGCTTGCGGTTCATATTGAATACAAGAAACGGTATGTCGAAGGTCGTCTCGGGATCTCGTCCTATACGGCGTATGGTCTGGGGCTCACCGCTGCACAGAGCCTTAAAGGTATCGGCATACTTGCTTATGTCATCAGCCTGTATCTCCGAGCAGTAATTGAAGATCTTACCTACTATCGAACCGATGAAACGGGCACGGACATCAGACGAGCCGCTGAGCAACGTATCCAATCCAGCATAGCTGATATTATCCGCACCATAGACACCACGGACCACATCGAAGATGGTAGACTTGCCGTTGGCACCGTTACCTATCAGCCACAGCGTCTCCTCAATCTTATGCGTCATCTTCTTGCGGTCCACACAGCCCAATCCAAGGTACTTCTGCAACTTCATTATCTCGGCCTTCGGCAGTATCGAACTCAGGAACGCCATCCAATGCGGACAACCCGCCGTGGGGTCATAGTCATACGGCAGTATACTAACCACCGGCATACGCTCATCAAACGAGTGATACACCGGATTATCTATATCAGTGAAATCCCATACGCCGTTACGAAATCCTATAACAGACGCACTGAGCTCCAACGGAGACATACTCGCACCTCCACGGGCAGAATACAGTATCTTACTCCTCGCATTCACCAAATCAGACTTCCTGGCTCCTCCCTGTACCAAAGCCTTACTCAAAGCAGTCTCCAAGACTATATCCGCCAAAGGACACCACTTACATCCGTCAAAGTAAAATACATCACCCATATAGGACCGGAAACACTTGCTGCAGGCATCCATGATTACTTCCTGATACATATACACACGGTCTCCTGACGAATATATCCTATACGACTCCTTCAAGGGATTTTTGTTCAATGACTTGTAAATCAACTCGCTGAGAGAGTCTATAAGCGTGAAACTGTCGTTTTGTGTACCTTTACCCATATATAAAAACAATACTAAAAACAAACTAAATCCCGATACTCGAAAATTGGTACATTTGGTTCATTTGGTTCATTTTTTGACAAATATCTATTATAGAAATCAAGCAGTTACAAAAATCATTGGTAATCTATATTTGGTTCATTGAAATTTTTTATGGTTCATTTTTGAGCCAAAATCAGCCATTTTTCAATATTTTCTTACATTTTTGACCCCAAAATATGCCCTATTTTACCCACTTTTTTGATGTTTTTCGACAGCATTGCTTCGCATTGTACCTATGATCATACATCATGGATATAATATACTGTGTAAGAATTTATCAGCATGAGGACTGTGCAAATCGTAAAATGAAAAAATTAAAAAATGAAAATTGAAAATCTCGGCGAGGAGTCATTACCGGTGATCTGGTTTGCCGTTTGGGGCAGGGGTATACCCTTCCACAATAGCGCACAAATGCACAATAGCGCGTTTTTTGTGTATATTATACCATATAATAAACTCGGTCAAAACGGCATATAAAATACTGACATTTTGGCGGAAAGTCATCCCAAAACACCATAACCAAAATGTAAGTATTTTTCACTTTGTAAGAATTTTTCCTACCTAAAAGCCGGATATTTTTTGCACACTTTTGAAAATTACTTACAAATTGGATCAAAAAACGGCTCCTGGTGGCTTGTAGCGGTATACGTCTATTTTCAAAATTCTTTACAAGATATAACTATACTTTTGTATGTATGTAAAAATATATCATATGCCCTACAAGTACCTACAAGCCCGTTTTTGTGATATGGTTAAAAATATGCCCTACAAGCACCTACAAGGCACATTTTCAGACCATTAAAAAAGCAAAGTAAAAACTTCTTACAAAAATAATTTCCTTATTGCTTGTTGTTACTTATGTATTTTTTAATTTTGATATATAACAAGTTCTTTGAAATTATGAAACAATTCACGCGCGGACCACGTTTCGCGCGCGGAACGGCTATTGTCGTTTTTTCGCGCGTTCCTGGTTTGCGCCATTTAATAACACTTTAAATTCAAACGTTATGAAAAAAAATGAAAATTCAAAAGGTATCGAGAATTTGAACGAAGTTGCAACAATTGACGCAACAACAACAAAAAGTAGCAAAAAAGGTGGTAAAAAAGAAAGTGCAAACGAAGAGCAAAAGTTTACTAAATCAGATTTATTCGGATGTTTGCGAAGTTTGTTTGATTTGGATATTTTGACGTATTCCGAAAAGTTAAAAACACTTTGCACCGATTTTGTAAGCGGTAAAATTTCCGCTATTGAATTTGACCGATTAAGAGCGGAAACAAAAAAACAATGTGTACCGCCCGAGATTACGTCTATTGATGATTTTTTAAACCGAAAGGGTGTTAAAGTTTTATTAAATAAAATTTGCGACTTATACGGCACTACATTTGATAAAATTTTGGATATTATTGTAGTGCGTGAGCCTGAAGGTTTGCCATCAATTAAAATTTATTCAAAAGACCAAAACGACAATTGTACTTTGACAATGGAAAACAATTTATTTTTCCGTTTGGATGATTTAAGCGCATCCACTTTTATAGCGGGTATCGCGGGAGCTGGTGTTTTTCTTAACTCAATAAGAGTTGCAGCAAACAAAAAAGCAAATGACCGCAAACAATCATTTAAAGCAATTGACGAATTATTGAAACGCGGAGTAATTGACGCAACAAAAGCGGAGGAGTTGAAAAATTTAGTTTGTTAAATTCTCAATCATTTGGGGAGCAATTCAAAAAGAGTTGCTCCCTTTTTTTATACCCTTTTTGGAAAAGCTGGAAACCTGGCTTGTAGGTTCGATCCCTACGAGGGTAACAAATTGTTTCTTTGACATATTTAATGTAGCGCGATCATCGCGGAACGATGATAGAATCAGCGCGGATCTGGAATTATGGCGGATTGAAAAATATCCGCTTTCCTGGAACTTGCTGATTTGAAAATCGCGAAATGGCTGACCGCTCAATCCTGGGGAATCGTGAATTCCTGGATGCAAGCGACAAATCAGATTATCGGTTGAAAATCGTGTATATCCTACAAAGAGAGAAATCTCCTACGGCATAAAGAGTGAAGTAAACGGATAGTTTGGTCAGTTAATATGGAAAAAGTGAAACCATAATTTTGTTTTGAGACATTTTTCTGATGCGGGAGGGAGCAATACGGCTCTCTCCTTTCGCGGTATGGATACGGAAAATAATTTCCTGGAGTCCGATTCTCTACGCGGAACAAATTCAAAACGAAAGATTATGAAAGAAAACATTTCCACACCGGAGTATTTCCTCAGGAAATCCCCGGCTGAAAGAATTGCGATTTACACGATTGTAGGTCGCGAGGATCTGGAGAGTACGTTAAATCACCGCAAGGATTCGGATGATTGGCGCGAAAGGTTTTCGTATCAGTTGGAGCGGTGGTTCAATCGTCTGAAATGGTATATGAAAACCTACAAACTCTCAAAGGAGAATCTGGCAGAGCATAACCTGGATTATGCGGACTGCGTGAATTTCTATTATTCTCATCGCGGATGATTCCGCGGTGTGAAACCACACACTTAAAACAAACAAGATTATGAAAGCAAAAGATTTACTGAAATGGATTATTGACGAATCCGCTTATCAAAGACTCAATTGGACCGGAATTGACCGCATCATTTATGATGCCGATTTTGATTTTGAGAGATTCTTTGGAACAGTTCCGCCAAAGGATATGCCTTTTGGTGACTATCTCTACATTTGGGATGATTGCATCGGTGATTTGTCACTGAAAGAACTGCGCAACCTGGCGGATGAAATCTACGAGCTGGAAGTTAACGGAGAAAAAATCTACCTCGTGAGAATTGAGGATTAAGTACGATAATTCCTCAAAGTACGAGAAATGACTGCGGATAGTACGATAATTATCCGCAGTACGAAAAATCCCGCAACGGATGGGAGTCAGGTTGCTTCTTCCGAAATTAAAAAAGCAACTGCTGACCGGCGGTTTTGTCCGGTAGTGGCGGAGAGTTGGGAGATACTCTCCGCTGCGCTTTTTTTTAGTACGATAATTCACACTCAAAACCAAATGTTATGAAAAAGATTGTATTGGATTTCCTTTGTAAGAAAATACGATTAATGGATGAAGATTACACCATCGGTGGTCTGATTGTAGTTTTTCTCGGTCTGACGATGTTTATCCTTCTCTGCGGATTCCTGGAGTATTTGGGAAATCTCTGAGCGATTGCGGATCTGGCGCGAGCCTATCCGCAGTACGATATTGTCTCACACTTTAAAATATCAGAATTATGAAAACAAGAATCACAAAGATTGTACGCGGTAAGGTTTATATGATTGCTGCGAAAGTTACGGGAGCGAATTTCTGGAGAAATCCCAATCAGCCGGCAGAATATCAGCGCAAGCCGTTGTTCGCCTATTGAATTGTGTCGGGGAGTACGATAATTCCCCGATGCGCACACACTTTAAAACAAAACAAATTATGAAAGATTTCTTGAATTTTGACGATGTGTACGAGAGTATTCTCGGCATCTACAAAGGAGTTATCGAAGATTTCGGCTACGAGCACCGCGAGGATTTCTACGATCTGGCGGATGAACGCGCTACTTTCTCAGCGATAGAAACTTTGGATTCTATGCGCAGATATGTCCATAAGAAAAATACTCATATGGACGGCAATTTCTGCGATATCCGCGATGATTGGAATCATCCTGGATTCGTGGAAAGCGAAGTAAAACCCTGGGGCGATTTTGATGCAGTCATCGCGAGCATAGATGATGAAACCATCAGTGAAAAAGATTTGGATAAATTCCAAACCTGGGCGCTTGATTGGTTCTTCACCGCGTTCGGCACTTACGGATTATCCTATAATTTCGGAACGACACTGAATGAGATGATCTACGAGGAAGAGCTGGAAATCGCTTGAATTATCTGCGAGGAGTACGAAAACTCTTCGCGGAGCCAACACTTAAAACAAAAAAAACGATTATGGAAACATTTTATTCAACCCATTTGAAATGTTGTGTTCGTCAGATTCAAAAGAGAACGGCTCGCAAATTATTTTACGAGGGCGAAACAATTTATCTGCAATCATCAAATTTGCATTTTGATAATATTTGGCAATTTGCTTGCGATATAAACAAATCACGCGCATCCTACGGAGAAACGTTTGATACTATCTGCAATGCTTGGGTGTATTACAACTGCGATAATGAGCGCGGAAAATACATTCATTTCTACGTCAAATGCTGAATTTATTCCGCAAGCGAGCGATCTCTTGCGGAGTACGAATGTTTCACACTTAAAGCAAATTTATTATGGAGAAAATCATCACAAGACTCAGAAACCTCAACGCTGATTGCTATGATCTGGCGAAGAAAATGGAAAAAGAATTGGTCAGCCTTGTCAATCTGTGTGGCGGAGAAATCAATTGCGAGGATCGGGAAGATTGCGATACTATCTACGGCATCGCATTTGACGAAGGATTCGAGCAGTACCGCGAGATAGAAATCCTGAAAGTATTCGTGGAAAACGGACACCTGTGTTTCCGCGGAAAGTTCCTTGCTCCGCCATCACTCGTCCTGGAGGAGAGCGAGCCGGAAAAATTCTACATATTTGACGGAATGACTATGGCTGTGCCGACACTTCTGCTTATTGCCGAATGTCTCCCCGAATATCTGGTAGTAAAATGAATTTATTCTCTGCGGGAGCGATTCCGCGGAGAGTACGAAAATTGTCTAACACTTAAAACAAACGTTATGTATTACTGCATTGAATATCTCTATTGCGAAGAGAAAAACGGCATTTATTCGCATCTGCCGGTTACGTCGCAAGTTACGCAATATTTGCAAGTAGCGAAAGATTGGTTTGAAACCGCAAAGAAAGTTCATTTGGATTCTTGGCGCACAAACAAACTTATCAGCGAGCAAGACCGCAAGCTGGATTATATGTGCTATATCAAATCTGCTTTGTTTGAATGTCGCGAAGCTGGTTATCGGAAAGGATTCTACGAAATTCTTCTGAGTTGCTATTCTCACAATCCGTGTTTGGTGGAATAATCGCGAATTTACCGCGATTTTTGCCCCACAAACGATTTTCTCCCTCTGAGTGGTAGATTTTTCCACGAGGGTGTGAGAAAATTCTCTCAGCGCGAAAAATCCCAAGGATTTGCAGAAATCCTGGGGATGCTATGTTTCACCTTAAAAATTCAAGATTATGATTAAAGTAAATGAATGTCCGTATTGCGGTAGTGAGAATTTAGAACCTTGTAACAACGGAGTTGGTAGATTCCACTGCAAGGATTGTGATTGGCTTTTTGATGCGGAAGATGCTATCCGCGAAGAATATCGCCACAAGATTTCTGCTTTGCTTATGGATACGAGTGAAGAGAATCAAAAGAAGTGCGAGATTTGCTTGGAAAATCCCCACGCAGTCGGATTGAGTTGCCTTGAAATGGACTGGATTGACTCCGCGTTTCAAGTCCCTGGCGATGGAACAATTTGGTTCCACAAAGAGCATGAACTAAAAGATTCTTATTTGGAATTTGACGAAATGGAAATTTGGGAACTCAAATGTATCTTTGAAGGATTGCTTGACTGATTGTTTCTGCGGGTAGGAATATCCGCAGAAATTCTATGTTTCACCTAAAACAAAACGTTATGGAAAAAGTCAGAACAATTGAACTCTACGATTCTTACGAGAAAGATCGCGAACTTCATACATTCTTCGTGTATCGCGGTTGGTGTGCAAGAAAAGGCGGAAAGATGTGTTTCCACATCAGCAAATACATCCGCGCCAAATCAAATTTCTGCAATTATACGCAAGATGATGTGTTTACAATGGATTCGTCAAGATTTGACACTCCGGAATATTTCAAGGAAGTTGTGGACGGACACTGCGAATATCTTGTCAGAGCCTTTGGTTCGCTCGAAAATGCATATGCTCAGAATCGCTGAAATCCTGGGAGAGCAATCTCCCAAGATTTGCAAAATGTTTCACTTAAAACTTACGATTATGGAAACTTGGGAAAAATGGAACGCAGTGAGAGAAAAGTTGGGTGACGAGGAATTTCTCCTTCACATTCAGAATTTCTTCAGCAATGACAGATTGGAAGAAATGCTCGACGATGCTATCGACCAATACGATTTGCAGTATCACTATCCGAAAATCTTCGGCTCTATGTATGACGATGACGAAGAAACTCTGCCGTTTTGAGTGATTATCTGCGCAAAAGAGCAATCTTCCGCGCAGTACGAAAATGTTTCACTTTAAAACAAATGGTTATGAAAAAAGACAAGTATTATTTCGGAATCTTCAATTCCTGGGATCGCTGCGACGAAGAAATCCGCAAGGAAGTCCTTGAAGGAATCTGCGAGTGTAATGATTTGAATATCGAGGATTATGACATCTGGGATACAATCGTAGACGAGGACATCTGGGAATCGCTCGAATGTGAGAAGATGAATCTCAACGTCGAGACCGGAGGTTACATCCTGGGATTCGCGACTCTCGGCCTATGGTGGGGACGTCCTATATCCTACAAGAAAATCGGCACGAACGTCGCTGATATCTTTGACAATTTCTGCGGTGGCGACGATGTGGAATGGTACGCGGACAGATACAACGTGCGCCTTAACGCATCACACCACGACGGCACGAACTGCATCGTCTACCGATGGGTGGAGAGCGAGGAGAAGGCCGACGAACTCTGCGACAGAATCTACCGCGGAGAAATCAAGAGCGAGGATCAGTTGTTCCGGCTGACGAAATCCATTCGTCCGTTCGTGTCTAAGGTCTACGGATGGAAGAACTACGGACGTCAGAGCGCCTGAGAAAAGCTGGCGGGAGAGAGCAATCCTTCCGCTCGCACACTAACTCAAAACTTTAAGATTATGTTCTACACACTACACATCAACATCGGTGGAAGAGTCCACGATAGATTCTTCCATGAGTTCGACAACGTCAAAGAGCAGTACGACAAAGAGATATCCGACCGCGTAACATCGGGTTGGACAATCAACAACAACGTGAACCGCTTTGACGTGGCGAAGGGTCAGCTATACACCTACGTTACAGGAAAGACTCCGCAAGGCGAGGACTTCCTAATCTGCATCTTTGACACATATTGGGAAGACGAATCGTCGAAGGAGATTCTGGAATCCGACAAGATTTATTCGTATCTTTCCTGGCGTCATAACATCTTCCACGCGGATATGATCCACCGCGCCATCTACAACGAAGATATCTCCGAAAAGGATTTCATGTCCGCATGTCAGAAAATATATTCTGCGGAGGAAGACGGCATGGATGAATATACTCCCTCGGAGTTTGAAAACGTATAATTGTTTTTTATAACGTTTTAAAGTGTTATTCGGATGTCTGCGTTGCGAAACGCGGGCATTTTCCCTTTCTCTCTGAGGGTGAGCAATCACTCTCGGAGAACTCACACTAAAACACAAAGATTATGGAAGAACCGAAGAACGTAAATGAAATGAGCATCCGCCAAATCAATGCTTATTTCCGCAAGAATGACGATTCTAAGAAATGGCCGGTATGCGGACGATTCAACGCAACCGAGAGAGCGATACGCAGACTGCGCAAATCAAGACGCGAGGGATTGGAAATTAATCCTGGCTTGGAGTATTATCTTGCTCTCGAGCAAGAAATAATCAGAATCGTCAATGACCCGCGACTTTGAGGAGGAGCAATCCTCCCTGAAGTCCACACACTTAAAACAAAATGGTTATGAGAAAGACAAACAAGAATCTGAACGTCATCAACGTGATACGCGAAAATGGCGATATAGAGGAAATCTGCACGTATGATGGAAAGTTCTCCGCATACTACGCACTCACACTTTTCATCTGCAGGAAATACGGACGTAATTTCTATAACCGCAGAGATCTGGAATGGGCCCGCAAGAAGATCATCGTGGGAATGTCAAAGAAAACTTGTTTCTTCTATGAGGGTAAGGACGTCTATTCGTGCTGCGCTCCCGAACTGAGATTGTATGACGAAGGAATAAGCAGCAGCGAGTTTGAATTTGAGCCTGCGATGCCGGCCGTCTGATTATCCGCGAGGAGAGCAATCTCCTCCTGGATGCCAATGTTTCACACTTAAAAATCAAAATTATGTCAGTAATGGTTATTTCCTATCAGCAGATTGCTGATGCTGTTTTTTACGCAAAGAAGTTCTACAAGAACGCAGAAGTCGGAACCGCGTGTTCTATGTGCCCGATTCTTGCAGACATGGCTGAGGATGCGATAGAAGATTTCTTCCGCAATCTCTACATTTGGAACAATCTTTCCTATGACGTCGCCTACAATCGTGAGCGCCATGATTTTGACGCCCCTCTGATTGAAATCGATTTTCGGAACGCGGTTCCTCGCGGACGCGACACCAATCTCTTGCAGTTTGTTCACACTTTGGAGTTTCTGTTCTACAACATCGAGGACTACACCATCAAAGATGTTGCCGACGAAGACGAATTTTGGGGTAGCATCGTGGATAGAGAGCAATTGATAAATGATATCTATCTGCTTAGCAAGATTATCCAACAGATTTGCCGCAGATATATGGATGCGCAGATGTCTCTCTCGGGAACGAAATGGGCGTACTAAGGTTTTGGGAGAGTAAAATCTCCCCTGACCGCAAAAATGTTTCACTTAAATTCTACGATTATGGCTTATACGATTAAAGGTTTAGCAAAAGCAAACGATTGCGAAGAAAAAGACCAATTCGGCCTTGCTGATGTTTGGGCGTATTGGTATGACTGCGGAAATAAAAAGCAGATTGCCAAAGATTTTCTCAGATTACGCAAGAGTGAGAGAGTTTTTATGCTACAATTCCTCCTACGGAGCGAAGAAAGTATTAACCAAAAGGTAGGATATTACCTACTCTCGTATATCTATGCGTAAGGATTTTGGGAGCGAGAGTTCCCATTATCCGCAAATGTCTAACTTAAATCAAAGAATTATGGCTACAAAATTAATTCCGGCTCCTATCGACAACAAAAATCTTTTGGAAGATCCGTTCGAGGACGAGGTGTTTATGGATTTTTACGCAACAAAGTATCATCGCACAACAAGACGAAGAAGAAATTTGGTTGGTACAATTCGTTGTAAAAACGATAATTCTTACATAGATGCGATAGTGGCGGTAGAATGGCTCTATGGCGATTCTTGCATAAACATTCAAGTCGTAGCAGTTCCACCGACAGAAAATTTCAATGATATGCGTAAAGATGTTTACGCATACTATAGGAAAATCTTCTCCGAGTGGATGAACCCTGATAATCCTGGACTGCGAGTAGAATTTAACGAACAAAATGAAATTCTCCAAGTTTCATTCTACTTCGAGGTCGACGAGTAAATCATTGGCGGAGCAATCCGCCTTTGATAACAAAATGTTTCACCTGTAAATTTCAACATTATGGCAACAACAATCAAAATCGCGCCCGACCTGGACGAAATCTACATCAATGACGAGAAGATAGTAACCGAATGGAACGGAGGAATTGAATACTCCGGCCCTATCGGTAAACTCCGCGAGGCTTTCAAGGACGATTGGATCAAGAAACAATTTCAGACCGCCATTGCCCTTTGCTCAAAATATTGGCAGATAGAGCGACTTCTTAATGATTATTTCAAGATTGAAGGCAAGATTGCTTGAATGGTGTCACTGCGGAGCAATCCGCGGTGATGCACGAAAACTTATTGTTTCACATTTAAAACCAACAAAATTATGATTATCGCAGAAAAGTACAAGAACCTCAAGAATAAGAGTATTGAGGAACTGGTTCTTGAAATCGTTGAGAATTGCGCCCAAAAATGTAAGAATGGACAAGGATTAGAAATCGTATGCGGATGGTGGTTGGATGATGTACTGCCAAAAGCAAATTCTCAAGTATTTGATTTTATGGCCGGTGAATGTTATCACGAGGAAATAAACCGAGTTATGAGAGAGCAGGGTTTTCATATTTACGAAAACTATGGAGGATTTCGCTATCGTGCAAGAACTACTTACAGACTTTAATTCTCTGCATCATCTTTGAGCAATCGCAGATGATGCGCAAATTATGTCTCACTTAAAAATTACTATTATGGAAGAATCAAGAATTGACAGAATCAGAAAGGCTGCGGAAAAACGTAACCAAGAGTTGCAAAAAGAAATGGATGCCGTTCAAGCAAAAATACAGATGTACACCGACCGCATCCAAGGTTATGCTCCGAGGATTGCTATTCTCATTAATCTTGCACAAGAGTTGATTAAAAATCAATTACCCCTCGGAAGAATAGTCCCTTGGGTTGCCGGATTTCAACGTGAAGAGTTTTGGACAGAGGGAATATATCATAAAATTGGTTTTATTCGTGAAGTCCACGACGGACGAGTCTGCTTACCGGATAGGATAGGCATAGAGGGTGGTGGTTGTGACGGACACGACATAGAGATAAACCGCTATGGTAAGATTATGAAAAATCCACTTGACGTCATAATCGGAACAAGGACTCGAAAAAATGCCGAGTGGGATTTCTTTAACAAATGCGATAGGTTTTTCAAGGAATTTGACAGCTTTGAGAAGAGAGTGCTTGAATACGTCGACAGCCTTTAAGGATTTGAGGGATTCATATCCCTCTTTTCCGCAAATATGTTTCACTTAAACTCAAATTATTATGGCAGAATCACATTTTGAAAAAGCATTGCAGTACGTCCGCGACAACAAGACGTGGACTGAAGCAGAGGAGCAAGTTGCATTGAACGATATGGATCGTTGGCGCTGCCCTTTGACTCATACTCAGACCGGAGAGAGAATAGCAGACCAAATCAACGACCTTATGGAAGAATACGGAGCAGATAACGATCTCCCCGAAGGTTGGTGGCTTGATAAGGTCGGAGATGTCGAGGAAATCTTCTGGAAACTCTGAATTTGTCGCTCGCGGATTCGCGTCTGCGAGTGGCGCCAAATGTTTCACACCCAAAAATTCAGAATTATGACAAAGTACAACGTATCAGTAGACGTAACTGTGGATGTAAGTATTGAAGTAGATGCTAATAACGAGAAAGAGGCTGAAAAAGAGGCCATAAGACTGATTGAGAAAGAGCCGTATTATTACATCCGCAAAGAAACGTGGGTTGGTTCAGTCGTCACAAGCATCGACGACGGGAATTAAATGCTCTTGGGAGTTTGATTACTCCCGACTGCACAAAATCACACTAAACTCAAAACATTACGATTATGACAAACTACGAAAGAAGAAAAGATGCTGCACGTCAGAAAGCAATTGACTGGCAGTATGAAGCATCGCAGAAAAACCTCTCCTATGGGGAGTTGGCTGATGCGGGCGAGAAATTCACCAAGCTGGCTAAACGTTACGGCCTGGTGCGTGAGTTCAGAGAAAATGCAATCATCTAAATCCTACGGCTATGAGACATTTGAGTGATAATTATTTCCGTGTGTATGTGGATGAATTCTTCCAAGCTTTACGTGAGCACACTTTGCTTATCATCATTGATTCTGCGTCAAAGAATGGGAAGGCGGTATTCTCTCTCGTCTCCTACGTCGTTGAGCAGACTCCTGGCTGTGTAGGCAACAAGTACATCTACTATTCCGAGATGCTTCAAGAGCTTGGTTTCAAGAACTACGGCAAGCACGAAAAATTGTTCGTGAACTACTGCGCCGGACGTTACAGTCTTTACATCCTCGACGACATCGGACACGCATTGAGAGGAAAAGGAGTAGAACTGCCGAAGGACTATTTCCAATTGATTCAATATCAGAGTGTAATCTAACTTATTCTCGGACCGCGAGCAATCTCGGTCCTGGAGCCAATGTTTCACTCAAAACTCACAATTATGAAAAAAGTAACAATCATTGTCGATGGCAAGAAAATACATCTCGTCTTAGGCGGTAGCCTTACTGAATGGAAAAAGCAATTTAAAAACTACGGCTGTTGGGATTTTCTCTTCGAGGAACTCATTGACGGCACAATAGAGCCAAACGAGAATATCTGGTATTGGTACATCAGTGGCTGGTGCTACGAAACCAACGAGGAAGTTATGGACGAGTGATATCGTCCGTAACTGCAAATGTTTCACTATTAAACTCAAAACTATGGCAAAGAAATTAGACGAAATGATTTCTGCACACGCCTATGAAGAAATCGAAAGTAAAGTAAGGGAAATGGTAGGCGACAAAGCCTTTGAATACATTTTTCCAAGTGTATTAAAAGCATTGGAGAAAGGTGACGGAGAAACAAGGTATGCAATTCTCATCAATTGGCTCGATGTCGATTCCATGCGCGTTTGCACAATATGTGGCGCTATCATGGAAGAAGGATGGTATCTTAATGATGCCGGATACGCTTGCTCCGATAAATGTGCCGCCAAATCTGAAGGTATCACAATGAAAGAATTCAGAAAGTGGCGCATCTACAAAGATGATATCATCAAATACCTTGAAGAAGAGGGCGAAGGACGTAAAATCGAAGACCTCTCGAAAGAAGAGTGCGACGAGATAATCGACGAATATTGTGCTGATGCTGATTATTACTACACCGAATGGTATTAACTCCACTCTCGGAGAGCCCACGCCCTTCGGGAGAGCCAATCATTCACTAAAACATTAAATTATGGAAGTAATCAAAGTATGGCAAGTTCCTGCCCTCAAGACGCAGGAATTCCGCGACAAGATGAAAGAAAACAAGAAGAAGCCCGATACAATGGCCACCCTTTTGAATTTCTGCGCCGGATTCAATTTCTTCTACGAAACCGACAAGAGTTATGGAGATGTATCTGAATCGGCAGCTATACGCATCTCAAAATCCTACAACGTGGATATCGTGGAGTTCTGATTTCTTCGTCAGGTGTAAAGGCCTGGCGGAGAACTATTGTCTCACTTAAAACATTTAATTATGAAACACAAATCATTTTACGACGAGTACGCAAAGATTGCAGCCAAGGAAATTAAGGAGTTACACAAATGTTTGGAATCTCTCGGAGGTTCATTCAGCTGGGAGGACAACGAATATTTGGAATATCCCATCATCACTGTCGGAAAGAATTCAACCGGATGGGTGGGTGATGTAAACGTCGACAAAATTTGGACTGACGAGAATGGAATCATCTGCCTGGCCGGTACAGCCAAAGACGATGGATTTGATTTGGAATTCAGACTCGACGAAATCCATTACTCGCACATCGAGTTTATTATGGATTATCTTCCCGAAGTTCCGAAAGATATGCACGGCAAACTGATTAAGGTTGGCGCCAAAGTCAAATGGAAAGACCCCGCTATCGAGGATTATGAGCCGGAAGACAGAAAGTGGGTGCTCAATAGAATTTTTGTCGTAGACAGGATAGGTTATTGCTACGACAACGATCCGCAGGTTTATCTTTCGGAGGTCGACGGAAATTCTGAAGCTGAAGCATGGGTGCATGAAGTCGAACTCGTGTCAGTAAAGGAGGAGTAATCCTCTTTTACTTACTAATTGTCTCACACTTAAACTTAATTATTATGGCTAAAAAAGAAGAAAACATCCTTGACTATCTGAATTCAGGAACGAGCGAGGTGTGCAAAAACCCGTCAGGAGATGCATGGAGTCCTATGGCTCTGAGCGACAATCTTGTCACAGTGAAGGTCGGAAATACGGAATATCAATTTCCGCAGAGTTACACCGACAAGAAAGGTGACGAGCAAGACTTCAAGAAAGAACTTCTCAGACGTTGGAACGCAGAGACTCGTGCGATGAACCATATTCAGCTATGGGGAACATACACCGGCCAAACAAAGATAGGCGCAGACGGAACGACTGAGCGTAAGTTCGAGAAAGCATTGCTTTATCTCTCACAGCATCGCAAGGAAGCCGCGAGATATTACGCAATCTTCCGCGAGGCAAGTAAGGCACCGCGTTATCTGCAAGAATACGTGTACGAAAACTGCAAGGATTGGATGAAGAAAGAGAATGTCTATTCTCTAAATGAAAACATCCCTTTCGACGCAGCTGAGCGTATGCCGAAAGCCTTCTCGAAAGGTTGGGAAAACGAAGACCTCTGCGGATTCAAGACCGAGTTCCAGCTTGACGACCTCGTTCCTCTCGATTATCTCAAAATCGGCACAGCAGTAAAGGCTGAGCGCAGAGAGGACGAAGGAATCATTGTCGATTACCATTGGGTGAGAAGTCCGTATGGCGGTCCGTATGTCATCGCATACGAAGTTGAGTTCCGTCATAACCGATGGGATCACAAGGATTACTTCGGCTATCAGCTAAAAACTCGCCCAGCCGTTGCTGTATGACTATTATCTCCGAGGGAGTGATTGCTCTCGGGGATGCCACTCACTTAAAACAAATCATTATGACTTACTTAGTAACTACAAACGACAAGGTTCAAAAGAAATGTCTTGTCAAGACAAACGAGTTGGGAATCTCCAACCGTGAGTTCTTTGGAGGGTTCAGACGTTTTCTTCGCGAACTCTATTCATTTGACAATCTCAATGAAGTTGGCGGGAAGAAAGTCCTGACCTTGGCGGAGTTTGACAAATGGCGTGCCGAGAATAATTTGTGCTAACTCTTAAATCCAATAGCTATGAACAAAGCTTTATTATGTGGCCGAGAATGGAATGTGCCGGGTAATTGGTACGAACCTCAGAAGAAACTCGAATCATTCAAGAGCGTGTGTCGGGTAGAGTACGAGAATCAATCGTCATCTGCCGGTGATTGGGATGGCTACTTCGTGCAGAAGTTGGGAAGAAAATGGTATCTCATATTATTTTCTCAGGAAAACAATTATCCAAACGAAGGGTTTACACTCCGTACAAATCAAGAGCCAATCGAGGTATTTGATTGGTGTCCAACTGCAGAAAATTTGTGGGAAGTTATCCACGAGGCAATCTGAACTATCCGTAGCCGTTCACGCGAGCGACTGCGGAACCACTATTCACACTTAAAACAAAACTATTATGGCAACAGTATTTTTACTTTACGAGGGCGACGAATGGCTATCGTCAGATTCCCTGGTTCTCATGGGTGTTTTCTCCTCAGAAGAAAAGTTGGAGAAAGGTGCAAAAAAGCTTATTTGGGAAAGACGTAAAGAACATCTCCAATATGAGAGAGAACAAGCGTACGAGGGTGATGAAATCCGCGGCGTGCGGGATTTATGTGCAGATATCTTTGACGACCTGATGCGTCATAACCAAAGCGATTACGGATACACGCGTTATCTTGTCAAAGAAGTTGAACTCAACAAATTAGAGGAGGTATGAACATGGAGAAACTGAACAAACTGACAAAGCCTGAAGAGTTTAATTTCTACGACATCTTCGAGGATAACAACGGAGTGAAGAACATCCATATCTTCGGATATGTCTATGAAGGCGACGAAGATTGGAAAAACTGCGAGTTCTCGGGATTCATCGAGCCGCTATCGGAGTTCATCGAACACTACAAAAATTACTCCGGTGACTGCGGGAATTATGTGGATGAAGGCTTCTGCGAGTATGCTATGTACGAAGGCGACTATTCAGCCGAGGGAATATTGGACATTATCAACAATTATCACGGCAAGAACGCAGAAGTGTTCATCCTGGATTTCGAGGATATCACCGAGGCCACTCCTTGCGGCAACTACGTCTGCTATTACTAACCCTCAGATCATTTTCGTGTAACTACGAAAATGGTCGCCAATGTTTCACACTTAAAAACTACAATTATGGCAAACGAAAAAAAAGAATGGGAAAGTTTACTGCTTGTTGCAAACGACTGGCTTAAAGATCAGAAGTGGAAAATCCAAATCATTGAAGAGGAGGACGGATATTACACTGTCAATATCATCACAAACGAAGGACAGCTAAAAGAAGAGTATGCCTGCAATAATTTCGAGGAAGAATTGTGCGGATTGATAAACGATGCACATCATCACATCTTGACATACTACAACCGCTCGGTGTGGGTTTTCACACGCGACATGGCGTGGGATAACGAAATTCTCCACAATGAAATCCGAGTTTTTGACCACAGAGACGATGCTGTCAAAGCCCTCAAAGAATGGCGAGACGATGAAATCAAGACTGACCAGAAAGCCGGTTGGATTGTCGAGACTGACACCGACGAACTTTTTGAAGCTTACGAGGAAGGTTATTACACCGCCAATCACTCAGTGGGTAAGATTACCGAAGTAACGGTAGAATAAAAAGAATGGATGTGACTCACACTCACATCCATTTGGCGAAACCTTCACGTCTTTGGTTGAAGGGTTAAATCGAGAGGTTCTATGAGAGTAACTATCACTATCAGAATCTGGCACTTCGCCATTTCATTGGGAGTCTCATTCCGATGATCGCCGGGGAGGATTTATTCCTCCCTCTCGATTTTGCTACAAAGATATGAAAGTTTTTGTAGCAGCAAATGTTTCACTTAAAACTTAATGATATGGAATCAGAATTCAACAAACGTTTCTTGGATAACACCGAAGAAACATGGAACGGCCTCATATTCAAAGACTGCGATGCTTTTGAACGTAAAGGAGATGAGGTTTGCTACATGAGTGAGTATCAATTAGAGAAACTCTCAGAGGCTGACTATGAACTGACTGACACTGAAATCATCGAGGGTGATTACGGAGAAAGTTACAACTCTATTCTCAGTCTTTGTAAGGCCCGCATCGACGAAGTACGCGAATCAATGCTTTGGCATGGAGAAGATGAGGATTTTGTCAAGAAATTCACTGCGGAGGATCTTGCGCAAGACATCTTCGAGTGGGCGGATTGGGCGAGTATAAGCACTTATATCGAAGAACGTACTCAGTAGCCCATCGGTAGAGGATTGAAACCCTCTGCCGATGCTAATGTTTCACCTAAAACTCACTATTATGGATTACGAAAAAGAAGCAAAAGAGCGTTTTGTACAGATGCTCAAAGACAGGCAGATTATCTGTGTAGGCTACACCAAATCGAGTCGAGCTGATTGTTGGAAGGTTATCGGTGCCAACAATGACGGTAAATGGGATTTCTCCGTGTGGATAAACAAATGGAGCGGATGTTTTGATTCGCAGTCGGTTGTAAGCAAGGATATTTGCGATGCAATACGATTCTTCCTGGAAAACAGCTTTGCGCGTGACGGCTACTTCAAAGAAGAATTGACCGGATACGCCTTGCATACGTGGGTGTGCCACCACATTGCTACCTTCTACTTTTAATTCCATCCGGGGAGTGACTTCCCCGCGTGGAGCATTGTTTCACCTAAAAAATCAAATTATGTTTGTGTATTGTGTAACACCAAATGCTGTTGCTGTTGGCGGATGCGCCATTTGTGCAGCAAGAAGCGCAAATGAAGCTCTTGAATTGGTAAACAATAGTACGGATAAGTACAAGAATGAGTTTATCGATTTATATGCGTCACGCTTGGTAAGTTTAGACAGCTCGGACGAAACCCCTCGTGTTATTACTGATTGTATATATATAGAGGAGCCGGATGAATAGGACAGAGCGAATTCTGCCCTATTTACAAATATGTTTCACCTTAAAACTACAAGAATATGGATTCATTTGAATTAATCAAAAACGCAGCGGATGTTGTCTGCGGAGAGTGTGTATGCGCAAACTTGGATATGTGCGATAACTGTCCTGTACGTAGGACGATAAATCACCTTAACAGCGAGAACTCCGGACATTATAAGCCGGAGCTGGAAGAGGCTCTCATGGATTTAATCCATAAGGAGGGTGGTAAAGGTATTAATTTGTTCGCAGCAGATATACAGTTGTTCGTGAAGATATCCGGTGCTGAACGCGAAATTGAAAGCGTATGGTACTGTGATAACGATGACAGGATTTATCTCCATGTCAGTTGCTCGGAATTCGAGGGCGATATCCACTATGACTCTCTACCTAACGACGTGCAGAGTAAGCTAAGAGACGATATTCTCAAATACCTCTAATCGTTGGCCCGCTTTTGCAGGAATGCAAAAATGGGCGCTATTGTTTCACTAAAACTCAAATATTATGGAGAAAGAAATTTATTTGCTTCAGGCGGTTGACACCGAGGATGATTACAAACTGACTTGTATGGCTATTGAGGTGGGCAAAAAACCTACCGAGGAAATGGTCAAGAAAGCAATCGATTTTGTTTATGACGAATTTGATGACGATCAGCAAGAATTCGAGGATGGCGTCAAGGAGATTATCAAATTCAATGAATGTACAACCATTCGCGGTTATGAATTCTTCTGGGAAAAGACTGTTCTCTACTGCGATTGACCATTGTTCCTTCGCTCTCCGTGGAGCGTGGGAATACATTGTTTCACTAAAACTCAAAGATTATGAAAAAAAGTATTGAGAGAATGCCCGCGCATGGATGTGCCGGATTATCTCGTACCCACTTTATTATTACAGTGGGAAAGAAAAAGTATTTTCAGTCATTCCAATCTCTCATCGCAATCAATGACGATGGAAAGATTACTCTCGACCGCTATTGGTGGTACTATTGCACAAAAACAACCTGCGCCTATCGCAACAAGTTTCTGGGAGAAGATAGAAAGACGACAGAAAAGAAGATTGAATCCGGCGAATATAAGTTGGCCAATCTCGACGACAAGATTCTGACAAGACTCAATCCCCCAGCCTTTGTGGTATGAACTCATCCCTGCGTAGTATGATAACTACGCGGAGAGCTATATGTCTAACTAAAAACAAAGATTATGACACTCAAACAACTGAAAGAAAAAGTATGGATAAGGAGTATCTCCGGGTACTCAACTTATCAGGTGGAGATTAAGTATCGCGGACAGATCTACTCATGCAAGAGTAATAACTCTTTAGCATGGGATAGAATCAACTCTGATGATTTTGTAAGCGACCGAGAATCGCATGGTACTTACACACTGAAAGGTGCGTATATGGCGTTCTATATCGAATGTATGAGCAAGAACGGCTTGGGTGGATTCAGTATTGTTTAACCGAATAAACAAAGGAAGATGACAAAAGAAGAAGCGAACAAAATCCCATCTCTACAGATAGAGGTGGACGGAGTGACTGAAGATTGGTTCTACCTGCTTATGGTACCCAAAGGTAAAGTATCCAAACAAGCCGGTAAAAAGGCTCTTGCGCGACTTAAAACACATTCTCCCGAGGAACGGGCCAAAGCTTTGATGAAAGCCGAGAAGATGGAACGCAACCTGGCACGTTACGGAGTAGCCTGCGCTGCATGGGTAAAATAATCCATGAATAAACGAACATAATTCAAAAAAAGAGTTATCTTTGTGTCGCCGATTCAAGTCGGTAAACTCAAAATTCATAACGTTGAGTTTTAAAGTGTGAAACAGGCGGGCTTCTCAGGGATGAGTGGCCCGTCACCATTCACTCCCGCAAAAGGAGGAATGTTTCGAGTTTTAAGTGTGACAAGGACGGTGAGTATGCGAGTACTCCCGTCTACTACGAACAATCAAAACAAACAATTATGAACAAAGAAACTATTATGGAAGTCTTCAAGACCTTCAAGGTGAAGGTGGAAGATATCAAGGAGACTCGCGGTAGTACTGTCACACTCTACACCGTTCATCCGGCCATAGGTACACGTATCTCACGTATACGTGGCCTGAAAGACGAGATAGCAACTGCACTCGGCGTACCGGCGGTACGTATCATAGCACCTATGCAGGACGGCTCGGTTGGTATCGAAGTACCCAATGAGCAACGGCAGATAGTCCATGCTGAAACAATCTTGTCCGACACGAGATATACGACAACCGATATGAAGTTGCCGTGTGCTATAGGCGAGACCGTCGACGGACAGATGTTTATGCGTGACCTGGCTGATATGCCGCATCTGCTTATTGCCGGTGCCACCGGTCAAGGTAAGTCAGTATGCTTGAATATGCTTCTGCTCTCAATGATGAACAGACGGTCACCCGAGCAGATGCAGATAGCACTCATCGACCCAAAGCAGGTTGAGTTGTCTGTCTATGAAAGCTTATACGGCCGTTATCTGGCGGACTATATCGCCACATCAACCGATAGCGCCATAGAGACGCTTCAACGTGTTGTGGAACTCATGGAGTATCGTTATCTACTACTCTCACTCAAGGGTGTGCGCAATATCGGTGAGTATAATGACGGCCTGTGCAAAGGTGAGGAGTTCATGCGGTACCTGGTCGTTGTCGTTGATGAATACGCAGACCTTATCATGACAGGCGGCAAGCCCGTAGAGCTGCTCATCTGCCGCATCGCACAGAAAGCACGTGCGGTCGGCATACATATGATCATCGCAACCCAACGGCCGGCCGCTACTATCGTGACAGGCAACATCAAAGCAAACTTTCCGGTACGTATCGCTTTTCGCGTCGCATCCGGAGTGGATTCACGTGTCATTCTCGACCATACCGGAGCGGAGAACCTCATCGGCAAGGGTGACATGATTTACTCTGACGGTGTTGATGACATCAGGTTACAGTGTGGCTTCGCCGATACCGAGTATGTGACACGTAATGTACGTCAGCTTGACGTTATGTATCAGAGCACTTATTCTTCCGTTCTTTATCTGCCGTCAACAGCTTCTGAAAAGAAACATATTGACGTGTCAAAGGGTACCGAGGATCTGATGTGTGTGTTTGCGCTTAACTATGAGGTGGTCACTCCGGCCAGCTTCGGCATATGGCCTTATTTCCTGTCCCGTAAGTCGGCTATGCGTGACTTCGATGACATGGTGGCACTCGGCTGTCTCGGTGAGGTCAAAGGCGAAGGATGGAAACGTTCTGCCAAGGTCTTGGTATCGACTGAGGACGAAGTGCGACGTATCTGCGCTGAGGCCCGCCAGTAATAAGGGCTCGGATAACGGGAGTTGTCCGGACCCACAAACAAATCATCAAATCAAACGCTATGAACATACTTCGTTTTGAACAGGAATGGACGCGGGTCAAACCCGACTACATTCATCTGCTGCGCTTTATGCGCGATGCTATAGGTGTGGAGGCTATCGAATGGGATGACATCACCACACTTAACCTCTCCCGTATCAGGGATTATCTCTGCGAAAAGATGGCAAACAATTCAGTCAGGACCTACCTCGCCGTCCTCAAGGCTTTCCTCAACCGTTATGCAGATGAAGGTATCATACCTTGTAAGAACCCGGCTAAGGAACTCAAGGTTAAGAAGGAACCGAGTCAGCATATAGCACTGACTGAGGAGGAAGTCCTGATGTGGGATAAGTATGAGCCGGTCAACGACTGTGAACGTGATGTCAAGATTATCTTTATGCGTGGCTGTCTCACCGGTGCCCGTTCATCAGACTGCAAACGATTATCTATGGATAATATACGTGACGGAGCCCTTGTTTACGTCTCGCAGAAGACAAAAACGGAGGTCAAGCAGCCGGTTCACCACCTGCTGCCAAAATACCTGCAGGAGCAGCCTAAGAAAGAGCATTCACAAAGTGCTATCAACAAGGTTATATCCAGGGTGTGCCGTAAGTTGGGCATGACCGAGGAAATATCGCTGTTTGTCGGCGGCAAGCTGAAGAAGGGCCCGAAGTATGAGTTTATCTCAGCCCACAGCTCACGACGTAGCTTCTGTACCGACATGGCTTTGCGAAACATACCCGTACCGGTTATTCAACGCATAGTCGGTCATTCGTCGGCCACAATGACCGAGCGATACATTTGCGTCAATGCGAATAATCTCAATGAGAGTGTATTGGATTTCTTCAACGGAAAATAAACCTAAAAAAACAAGCATATGAAAAAAAGAAAAATCAGATTCGTAGCACTTAGCTGCCCACTTCACCGTAAGAACTGCGATACATGTCAATATAGTGGCTTAATTGAAGAAAGCAATGTTTATTGTTACTATGGAGACAAAGATATGTAAACAAAAAAAAGAGGGGAGCAGCATCATAGCCACTCCCCTCACAAAATAAACCTACAGGTTAATCTCCGGCCTTATCTGACTCCATTCATACCGTCTTATCTTGGAACCTCTCTCATACCATCGCAGATAACGCTTCTCATAATACCGACAACCCTCAAAATTCTTTCTGAGCAGTTCTTGATACCCTAAGTACGCATAAAGAAAATCACAGTCACGCTCAAATCCAAACAACGATATCGCTTCATCTAAAGTTCCGAATTGGTTGTAATTCGGAAACCATGTCTTTGCGAACAAACGGATCTCAGGAACAATCGGACATTTGAGGTCTTCATCCGGGATACACCACTCGTGTCCGAAGCCAAAGCCGTCATCCGTTCCGAAAAGCATCAATAGTATGCGAAAGTAATACGTCTGATCGAAAGGGATGGATGACCCGACCATATCACTCAGCACCTGATATGAATTGCAGTCATTATCTCGTTTCATCAGCGCAAATGTCTGGCTCAAGGAGCGCACCCATCTGTATTTACCTGGTGTAAACTCAGATGAATACGGAGTAAAGCACGCATCGTATAGATTCTGAAAAAACTGCGCCCAACGCCAATTAGTCACACCCGATGTCTTTTGGTTCTGTTGATCTCCGAGAGACAAACCTACGAAATGTCTGTTTCTAAACCACTCCCAAGGCTCATGCTGAAACATCTGATTGATAGCTTGGATATGCTCGTAAGGACAGACTGTTTTCAGCATCAGACCGGCAAACGCAGCTACTTCACGATCACGGAAATCGTCATAATGCTGTGCAAGCGTAACGATTGGAATCATCGGGAAGTCTTTCTTTTTCTTGTAGGCTTCCGCCAGCTCATGCAGCCATTCACGATGCAACTTTGACTCATTCAGAAAATAGTCGGCGACATTCTTACGCCGGATTTGACTGTTCTGCATCTTCTGCACAGCCAACCTGTATTTTTCCTTATTTACCTTCATAGAACAAAGTTTTTTCCTGCAGCCTTGCTATCTTATCCTTCAATCTCCATACCCGCATCCCGAGCAGTCTCAGCAATTTTAACTCCTCATCTTTTGACACCTTGTAGTTCCCCATGCGCTTCGCCTGGACGTTGATGCCGAATTGCCCACGATTGTGATAGGCGTCAGGATCGGCATATAGTATTAATCCGCACTCATGAGGATTATTCGCTGTGGGCTTAATCACATGAGATTGGCCGTATCTCAAGGAACCGTATCGCCGGTTTTCGTAACTTCCCTCGTAAAGCCAATCAAAGACTCTCTCTCCAATAGTCTCCGGTACAGCGTAGTAGAAGTGAGAAAGTTTCTTGTCGTAGTGGTCATGCTTCTTCTCGAAATCAGCCTTGAAATCACTCCACGTCCGCTTAATCTCAATCTCCGTGAGATAGCCGGATTTGGAAAGAACGAGCAGATCGGCCTCGTGGTTGAGAAATCCCCAATCTACATTGGGAACGACGATATTCCTGCGAATGTAGAATGCAGATTCGGGATTTTGGACCAACAAAGACTCAATCTGCTCGATAGTGAGGGTCGTTTCTTTCATAATTACTTACTATGAATTTTACTGTGACATTCTCTACAGACCACAATTACTTCATTGCAAGAATATTCCCATGCCTTCTTACCCCGAATGTACTGAGGGTGGTGTATTTGTAGAGTTTTATCACAACCGCATATCTCACATTTTCTTCCTCTAACCGCGAAAACAAACTTCCTAAAAGCCAACCATCTATGATCTTCTAATTGATCGTAGTATCTTAAATACACATCATTGGAATTCCTCTTTTTTTGCTCATCATTACAGTTTCTGAGAAGTCTTAGCGATGAACGTTCAAGTAAAGATTTATTCGCCTTAGTTTTCTTCTTAGAGGATTTTGGAGTCTTGAGTGTAGAGTTCTGTTTCTCAATTCTACGAATCTTATCAACTGCTATACTGTTATAGACATCTATAGCCACTTCGAGCGATTGAACTTCTTTACCCTTCTTTGTTTTCCAATCCTTTGCAGACCAATAAGCATATATTTCTTCAGCTTTAGCTACAATTGAGTGTCGACGACCTAAATAATCTTTAATAAGATCTAAAGTAGGAGGCGATAACAAATCTTTGTTCTGATATTTCATTATTTCCGGTTAAAATTCTCAACAATCCCCTCTAACATCCATTGGAATAACATTGTTATTCTTAATGGAGTCTTTAATCTCCCGGCGGAGCATATCAAAGCAGCCGTCGAGCACATAATCCGGATCAAGGTTCTTGTCTATGGCTCCACTCAAGAAAGCACAGGATACTTCTGTTGAGAAATGCATCGACACAACTGACAAGCGCTCTTCAATAGATAGTTGCTCCGCATTCAGAACATCCACCAGTTTGTCGACGATGGCATTAACCCTTTCTTCACTCGCCTTTCCCATTATTCAGATTCTTGAGTTTGATTTCCATCTGCAGCCGGTTGGATACATTATGTTCTCTAATATACTCCTTCAGGTTCTTGTATGACACGTTATCCTTAAATACAGGAAGCACGCTATAAAGGAAATTCTTGTTAGACCCCTGCAGTTCCTCGTATTGGCTCATTACCTCGCGATAGGAGAACTTTGTTGCAGAGGCTGATGTCTCTACCAGGCGCAGGCGATTGCCTTCCTTACGGGCGAAATATTTGATTTCCTTCTTACCGCTCTTACTCTCGCAGGTAATCATGAAATTCGGATTGAGTAGGTCGTTTATGAGATCCAGGTAGATTACGTTGGTATTTACCTTTCCTCCCTTCATTCGGATGCGCAGCGCTGTCTCGGCCTGAGTCTTGAAATCCAGACCAATGAGAGCCTCATCTATGTCGGATGTCCAATCAAACATTCCTTTCTTCTCGCCGCTGTAATACACATTGCTATTGTCGTCCGCAACCTTGGTGATAAGGAAGAAACGATGTGTCTTGAACGCCTCCTTAAAATCCTCCAATGGCTTGGAGTCCCAATAAGCAAATGGAAAATCCTTGCGGATTCTTCTGAACATCGCTTTGATATTGTCCGGATCACCATAGCGAGTAGCTTCCGTTATATCCGTTGTATACTCTATCTTCTCCCGCTTCAGAAAACCTCCCCTACGGAAACTCTTGACAAAACGGAATACGCCATGCTGTTTGGCATACTCTCTGAAATAAACAATTTCACTCATAATGATTATTGATTAAGTTAATTAGGTCTCTTTTCAGGATTCTCGTCATAGGCTTGCTCGAGACACTCATTGATGTATTTACCCTCTGAGAACTTTACAAGCATCGAGTCAAACAATGCCTTAACGGTCGGTGTGTTGAGGTCTATCACATACCCTTTGTAGACTTCGTTGGATACAAGCGTCCAGATGTCACGTATTCGCTTTATATCAAACTCCTGAAAGTATTTGCTAAAGTCCTTGAGATACCTGTGCTCGGCAATCCTTATGGTGTCCTGCAGAGCTATTACAGACATCTCACACAGACATCTTGCACATTCAACCTCAGCCAATATATCCGAATGCGGTATGTTGTGGTTATCCAACACCTGCTTTATTGCGATACGAAACAAATTGATGTCATTCCTGGCCGCATCTATCACGGCACCCGAATACGACTCGTAGAGCTTGCCGTCACCGGCTGATTGCCTGAGGATGATCTGTCGGGCGCTGGCTTCTCTGACGGCGCGTCTTGCGTTATGCTTGACTATGCCTTTGAACAAAGGAGTGTCCTCTAAATGGATTTCAGAGGTGATGAGTTCGTTGAGTGCGGCTCCCACCATCAGACTGATACCGAAATCCACGACCCTCGATGTCCATTCGATGCCATGGTAATCCCATGTGGAGTTAAGCTTTATTGTTCTCATATTTCAACTGTCTGATGCGTTCCTGGCAGATATGGATAATCTTCTCATAGTCCATCTGTCGGCTATCACCCTCTTTGGTCCTAAGGATGCGCTTAACGATATCAGCATCCCAAGGATTGAGGTGCCAATCTTGCCATATACACCACGGTTGGATAATATGCTTTGAATAATCACTTTTACCTACATTCGTGGACCTGACATCGTTGGGTATCAATCCGAGATAGTCGAGTCTCTCGTAGAGTTCGTCACTTATTTATTTCATTGTCTATAAATTTTTTGTAGAAAATATTCGGTCCTGTCGGGTTACACGTCAAGATGAGTTGATTCTTGATTTTCTTAGGTGTCTTCACTTTCACATACATGTCGGCAAAATCATCATCATCCGGCCATATGAGATCTGATTTCTGATACTTGTTGCTCATAGTGTTCCGTAGTCTTCAAACTTCTTGCATTTGGCAAATATGAATCTATTGTTCACCCACCGCTGCAAATCCTTATAGATATGGGCGCAATGCTCTTTATCGTATATCATCACATACGGCCAATATCCGATATCACGAAGTGTGTATATACGTTCAAGATCCTGTTCTATTGTCGTATCGAAATTGACGATAGTATAGACTATCGCCGAATGAGAGTGATGCTTGTGGTGACACGCCTCTGCAAACATCTTGAGTTTCGGCAATATGATATCCCTATCTTGGTAGCGGTCCCATGCAAAATGAATCTGCGAGATTTTGATTTGGTCTAACATCAAAGCCTTCTCCTCGGTCATCATACGAATGTCGAGACCCTGGTTGATATCTATCTCTGCCTTAGAGTCGATGAGTTGTTGCAGAAGGTTTTTCCAATCTTTGCAGGCCAATATATTAGGATCACAGAGGACTATTTTTTTCTGCCCTCTCCAGAACTCATCCAAATCGGCTACCTTGACGGATTTGCGACCTTCCTTACCGGCAACGATACAGAAATCACAACCTCGTGGACAACCACGGGAAAGAAAACCATACGCAGCATCAGTATTGGGGTATAACCCATAATCCGGATAAATATGCTCTACTCCGTATGGGAGAGGTTTATCTAATTCCGAGTGATACACCTCTTTCCCATTGACCAACTTGATGGCGTATCCGGTGCCACCGCGTATTACCTCTTTTGCATTAATGCACAGATTGTAGTCAGGAGTAAAACTGAATACTTTGGATACATATACGCGGTCATATCTCTCAGAAAACGGCATATACCATTCCACATCATCACCCATATATTTATGGAAAGCAGACAGCTTCATAAGGCATAGATTGGGAAAGTTCTTACTGTCTACATCAATAAGTCCTATACGCATCAGTCAAACAGTGATAGTTGTTGTAATATCTGAGGTTTGCCGAGGATATTATCGACGATTAGGTTGTGAGCGTATGCCGGTGCAATCATGGACCTGTCTTCGTCACAGAGGTTACCCGTGTGGCCGGACAGCTGATAGACGTTACGCTTTTCAGTGGGGTCCTGACGGGTAAAGCCATGTGTAGGCTCGCAGTTGACAAACCAATACTGAGTAGGTTTGGCAAAGTAATCACCTCGGAGTTGGCGGTTCTTGTCTATCAGTGCCGGCTTGTAAGGGAAGTTGTTATGCAAGTAGTGAATCTTTGAGTAGGGGTTCTCGACGATAAGCCTTTTACCCGTCACGTCAAAGTAGGTGAACATCTTCAATGCTATCTCATAGAACCTCTGACGCTCCTTGCTACGCTCGAGGATGGCTTGGTTGATTTCAAGTTGCGTCATACCTCTCTGTTTGTATGTCTGCCATGTGCCATCAAAGATGTAGGAGTTGTTGGCGGAGAAGTAGATGCAGGGCTGAAAGGCAATGGTAAGGTCATCGGTGGTGATGTTATCAAGAAGACTCTTCTGAGCATCGCCACTTACAAGCGAATCGTAGGCATTCTCTATCTCCGCAAACAGATCTATCTGATAATCCGTCTCACCGAAATTGTTCTGGATGTCAATATCGAAGGCTTCAAATCCCAGCTTCTTGAATTCATTCTTGAAGCAACCTGATTGCTCGTACAGAAGATGTACGCGCCCTTTGATTTCCATGACTCAGTTCTTGATTTTGACCAGGATCTGTTTTCTTTTCCTTAAAAGAGGATTGAATAGCCTCAATGATTTGTCTTCATAGAATACCATACGCAATCCGCAACTCCTGAGAGTATCTTCGCACAACTCGTATTTCAGTCCGACATAACTCACAAGAAGTGGCTTTTTCAGGACCCATTGTTCTACACGGATATCCTCAATACGAACAATAGTATCGTCGCAGACGACAAAATCGCCGACATCAAAACGCTTGTGTTCTTCGAGCCACTGATCGAGGATTTCATTAATAGATGTATGCAGCTTCTGCTCGGCCTGCTCAATCTCGTAGTCATACAGCGAATTGACACTCTCGATTTTTTGTATTGCTTCCTCCATTGTCATATCATAACGTCGACAAAAAGTGGTATGTCGTGATTGACACAGATATAATGCTCGTCCCTGCAGCCTTTGGATTCGGCCCAGCCGTCAGCGAATATCACTTCATCGCAGTCCAGGATCTTCTCGATAGTCTTACCCATACAGGTGTTGTACGGTGTAGCGGAATCCTGTATGACATCTTTGGGTGTGAAAACCTTCACGTCCTTAGAGTCGTATCTCTCGTGGGCTTTTCTGCATCTCTCAGGAAACTCCGCCTGATGGTCGGTGTAGGGAATTGAAACAAATATCTTCTTCATTTTGTGTGATTAAAAAAGGCGCCCCGAGTGGAACGCCTGTAGGTTAATGTAAAGGTTTGATTATTTCTTTTATGGTGTTTCCTGATGTACCCATATGCCGGCTAATATCTTCATGTAATTTCACCGAAGCAACTTCAAACAACTTTTTCTCATAGAAGTCTATCATAGGTTGTACATTCGGCCATTTGAGAGATGTCAAAACACGTACTTTGTATGGGGATTTTTGAATAAGCCTTTTCTTGAGAGCCTTTTTCTTCTTACGCGGAAGCCGAGCTTTTTTTGGTACAAACTCACGTCTCCACTTTTTATATTCACGGATTTCTTTGTGGGTCATTCTAATTTCCGCTGTCCACGAAGCACTTGCACTTAACAAACGGTCACGCACACTCTTGATCTCTTTGAAGGTAATAGGTTTGTCTGAGAAATGTATAGGAGTCACCTCACCTGTCGTTTGATCAATGACACTAAACACGGTCTTACCCTCACCTCTGGCCTCATCCATACCTAACAACATATCAGGTGCCATATTACTGCTCGCCTTTAAGTTGTTTAATCAGTTCGTCGGCGTATTTAATAGCCTTATTGATACCGCTATCATCTCTGGGGTCTCCCTCAAAGCCGTAACGTTGTATCGAGGCCACGAGGAAATCCTTCGCCGCGACACACCTAAAGTTAAACCAATCTATCGGATCTGGCCGGGCAATTATTTGAGTTTGAAATACACACTCTTGCTCTCCTGCGCTTGATTTGTCGCGCATAGGGCATATTGCTTCACAATCTTTGCACTTCATATCTATCTTTCTTTTTATTTCTAACCTTGTTGCGTTCCTTTCTCTTTCTTTTAACCTCGCAGGGCTTGACACCCTGGCAACCGCAGGTGGTGCCGTGCAGTTTGGTTTTGACGAAGTATTTGCATTTTGAGCATTTCATAGCGTTATCTGGTCTTTTAAATAATCGGGTGTCATAATAAAGAGTTGTAGGTTGTAGTATTTTACCCAATTTCTAAATGTTTGCCCAAATAAAACATCCTCTTTTGATGTTCTCGCAACCTTTTCGTGATAAGGTTTGAAAGGTACAAACAAAAGATTAGGGTGATAGCCGTATTTACTTAGTTCTTTTAGAGCGTTGTGTAGTGTATCTATTAGATTATCCTTTATAGGTATTTTGATAAAACCAAAACCGTAGGTTACGTCATTACAATCCATAAAAATGTGCTCCTCGTCATTCAACATGTCTGAGCTGAAGACGGCTTTCTCGAAAGGAAATTCATCCATAACTATTAATCCTTCATAAACAAAATCCAATGAGTTTTACTCTGTTTTCCGCTCTTATGCCCGAGAATGGGTGTGTAAGGTGTGAGCTCAAGTATCTGTGATACTTTCACATCTGTTTCATTCCATTTGAAAATCAAGAAACCACCATGTTTTAGGACGCGAAAACACTCAGCAAATCCCCTTTTTAGTATATCCTGCCACCCATGAGCCGGCAACCATCCGTACTTTTTCATTTGCCAATTCTCAGCCTCTTTCTTGGAGCCGGTATACTTCAGGTGAGGCGGATCGAACACAACCAAACGGAAGGTGTTGTCCTGAAAGGACATAGATGTAAAGTCACCTATAATATCCGGATGAACTGAAAAGTTCCTACCATCACAGAGTGTAGTATCAAAATCTCGCAAATCTTGAAATAACACACGAGGGTCATTTTTGTCAAAATATAACATTTTCCCTCCGCAACACGCATCGAGAATAGGTGGGTTATTTTTCATACCTTTTGTAGTTTTCTTAGTTTATCAGTAAAAGCTATAGCGTCCAATGTAGGGTTTACTATAACGCGCCGGTCAAAAACTATTACCGGATGTCCCAATAAAGGTCCTTCTGCGACTAAACCATAGCAGATAACTATATCATTGAGTTTTTTCATCGTCTGTTTTACGTACTTTTATTATAATCTCTACTTCATCACCAGAATTAAAAGTAAATGGTAATGGAGGCAGACAACTTACAATCACTCTCTCTATTTGGTCTATATACTCAGGAGTCCAATTGTATTTAATCTCAACCTTACTTTTGTCAAAATCTGGATAGATGCGACCTTTAAAAGAGAAGCGCGTCTTTCTCCAAAAGAAAAACCACGATATTCTTCTGAATAGTTTCTTCATATGTAAACGTTTATATTTGTCGAAGTGACCGCTTTCTCAGTTTTGGTGGCCGCATACGCTACACATTGGTCTCTGAGAGTGCAGAAGGTGCAGACACTATCGTTGATTGTCTGATTGTTGAAATAGCACTTCATTGTCGTTGTTGGTTGAATCGGTTGAGTATCTCGGAGTAATAGCCTTCCTCACCCATCTTCTTGATTTTGTCATAATCCAGGGAGTTGAGAAGGTTATCAGCGATGCGGACTATAGTTTGTATGTCTCGCCAAGTGATCACAAGGTCATCCCGCTTTTCCATCTCCGGATTCATGAGTTGATAAATACTTCAGCAAATCAGACACCAGGATATACTTACTGTCATTGACGGCACAACGTACCAATCTCGGGTCTTTATCTTCGCCGAGGCCCACAACAATCGCATCACTATCGAATTTATGGCCCGCCTTACAAATACGCCATACAGGGACCGGTATGTTAGGTGATGGTTTCTTTTCATCGTCGGACCTTTCCTCGAGTTTGGACAACAGGCCGGCAGTTATGATTTTGAGACCTTCATTCTCCATCCTACGAGACTCGGCCTGCTTGTATATACGAAACCAAACAAACCAACACGTAATCCAAATCGCATTGTTTATGCTATCCATTATCTCGTGCCGCCAAATCCTTAAAATAAGGATACCTGTAAGCATACCTACAATGGCATAAATGGTGAATACAAACCAATCAATCTTTCTTGCCTTGTTCTGTTTCATTTTGTTCGTTTTTTAATATGTTAGCGGCCCGTTCCTGAGCCTTTTTGTATTGTTGCCAGGCAGTTGTCACTTTCTTTTCCCATTCGCGGAACAGACGGTTACAACCCAACAAATTCTGTAGGCAGTTAATCATCGCCTTATCCGGTGGCTCCTCCATGAGTTTGATGCCCTCACTGAGCCAATAGTGCCATTTGTAGTCAGCTACACGGCTCTGCCACCTCTTGAAGGCTGCAATAGCTTCATCCTTACGGGCAAGCTGGTCCTTGAGTTCATCTATCTCAGCAAGTAGCTTTCCTCGCTCAATCGCCATATGACGTATGACAGTCTCGGGAGGGACTTCATTAGTTAATTTAAGTTCGGGTATTTTGCGTCCCATAATCTTTAGATGTCATCGATGTCAATATCTTCAATCTTCCACCCAGAGCAATCCCTGATAATGTTTTCCGTCTTCCTCTTGTCTGCAAGGATAAAATCGGGAGCTTCATTGTTGTACTGATACGTAATCAGACTATTCAAGGCTTTCAGACGCCCTTCCGCTTCTTTTTTCAGAAGATCAAGCAGTTCCGGTATACTATGGTGCTCAGACTTGAACTCCTCAAGAAAATCAGTGCCGTCAGATTCGTCGGTGTAGTAACCGCGTCCATCACAATCCAAATGCGCTTCATAAAAGGTGGTGTGAAGCGGCATTTCCTTTGATAAGGATACCGTCACTTTCTTGTTAAAGGCTATTGGCGGAGTGTCGGGTTGGTTCCGCGGGTCGTTCCTGTCGTTTGTATCTATCATAATCGTTTTTCGCTTAATGTGAGTCTTTAAACCACAGATCAGCCTCGGTATCCGGGTTCCATCCAAGTCGCTGAATCGGCTTGCTGGCCACATACGCATTCCATGCCTTCATGATGAGCTTTTCCTTTCGTTTGGGAGTCATCTTGGAGTTAGGCGACTGCATATCGTCGACGAGGATCTTTCGTAAAGTGCGGATCGTCTCGTTGGTTGTCGGCTCAATATCTGCCAATGCCTCAAAGAAATTCATAACCACCGATTGCGGATATGCCATATCAACCAAAAGATAATAGACATATGCGGCATAATACGATAGTTTCATTAGGTGCAAGGCTCTGTAAAGTTTGTCTCCGATCCGGCCCACTTCTTCATACAACTCAGAATTGCTATTAAATTCCTTCAGCACTGCATTATTGGACGCATAAATATTGGTACCGTTGTTTAATGACCGGCGGCCGCGTAGGGCTAACACTGCTTTGACAATACTTGACGTGCGGGATGCGCAGGTAGCACCATTGATAGCCAACGTATCTCCGGCACTGCGTTTTCTACCTTCGTCGGTCACGACAAAGACAGCCGGCTGACAATTCCGACCTACATAGAAAGGGCAACTCACACCACTCTTGACGATAGCTTTTAGACGATGTTGTCCGTTGATAAGGTTACCGTTGTAATCAAAAGCGATGACATCCGGACTAAGCATCCATTCACCGGCTTTCATTCGTGTCGCATATTCATTAACCTGACGCTCCGAGCACGGTCTATTCTTGTTGTTATGCTCGAGGTATTCTTCGGCCATCTTGGGCGAGATAGTCTCAATTCTTACGTTTGGCTTGAAGCCTTTTTCTTCTAATGTATTCATAAGCTAATATGGTTTTTGCAGACCTACCTGGAGTCGAACCAGGACTAATAGTGCCAAGGGCTATTGTGCGACCGCCACACTGTAGGTCCTTTTTTAGTTTTCGTTCTCGTGGATCATCACCTTCTCGATAAAATCATCGTGAACAGCCCGTTCTATTCCGTATGAAGGGAGTGAAATGAAATCTTTCGCTCTGTTAATGCCGTGTATCACCGTGGCGTGTTCTCTATGAAACGCACGACCTATACGTGGCGTTGACCATTTCAGATCCTCATAGAGAAAACGAAAAAGAATAAAACGGCAGACAGATGCTTGCCTTAGCCGGGAAGCAGATAAGATAACAGCCCTTTCAACTCCTCCGGCCTCACTGATAAAAGGAAGCAGCAAATCCACAACTTCTTTATCAAATCTCATCTTCGTCTTGGTTGTCTATTGCGGTGAAATGAAGACCGCGAGTCGCATTTTTATTCTTGATACAGTTCACAATAGTCATATAGGGAAGACCTATATGTTCACTGCATTCACGCACAGAATCGAATATCTGCCCTGTCTCCACACAAAGAACCGTGCGTTTCCAACACTTCGGATGCTTCTGAGCCTTGGGCTTCTCTTCTTCGACGACCGGTTCGGGCTGTACGGGCTCCGGATGAAGAGAGTTCTTCCATCGCAGCCTGGATTTGACGAGTTCCTCGGTAATCTCACTCGCTGTCAGTGCAATGAGACGCTCCATATCAAAGATGCTTATCTCACAACCTTTGTATAAGGCTTTGATGGTAACCAGATCATCCAAATTGGATGAGAAATAGGAGTGTACGCATTTACCTGCGATGACAACAGAAACAAGGTAGCGCTGGCTCATGTGATTGATAGTTGAGTTAATACCTGTATGGTGTGAAATGAATTACCGCCAAGGGCTGCGAGAGATCGTATTTCCGGAACCATTCCATCCAATCATTAAGTACAAGGCCGTCATTTATAGCCAATTGTATTTTGTCTAAAGACCTTCCATCAATATCAAACATATTAAAGGAATACATCCCGTCCCGGTCGGCCGTGAATTCAAGTTTCTGAATACCGATACCATCCTCTTTTGTCAGGACCGCCAATTCAATCTGCTTGGAGCAATAAGGCTTGCCGGACCACTGACGGATCGACAGACAAGCTTTACCGGCCTCTATCTCATCGAAACGTTGACGCCATAAGCCGTAATTGGCTCGTATGGTATGCAACTTCTGCCATTGGTCACCAAAATGGTGGATACTTGCTTCAAATTTGGCCTTGAATCCCGTTGGCTCGCCGGCCCGATTGTGGGTGACAGGGAATACCTGCGATAAGGTGATTACGTATGTCTTCATCTTTCAAAAAAAGAAGCCCCACACCGGATGACCGGCATGAGGCTTACCAACAATAACAACAAAACGTTTATTCTCCCTTCTTCTCCTCTTCCTTCTTCTTGAGGTGCTTGTCAAACTCCAGGACGTCAAGGATACGGGTCTTCTGAATGTCAGCAATCTCGTAGTCCTCGTTGGAACCCTTGTAGATCACCTCGTCAACTGCCTTGCGAGCATTCTCGTTGCTGTCCGACTGGATAAGGTAGAAATGAGATACGCTCTTTGTCTTGGTGCGGGTGCCACCCTTACGTGTGCGAACCTCAACCTCCTCGGTGGTCACCACCTTGGCTTTGTACCAATTCTCTGCAGCGGTATCGTCACTGAAGCAAATCTCACCGTACTTAGGACGAATAATACCGGCTACGTTGCGGATAGGCCGGTTGCTGTAATTCAGCTCCTTACGGATACGTTCCTCTGCATCGATGAATGACGCAGCCTCAACTACATACTTCTCTTTCACGGTCTTCGGAAGACCTTTCGGTGTGGTTTCTGTTACCTCAATTGTTGTTTCCATCCAAAAACCACTTCTACTTCTTTCTGCCATTTTTGTTTGTTTTTTAGTTAGACAATATGGTTATTAAATTGTGTTAGAAAGGGGGTTCATCGCTCGAGTCAGGCGCACTGAACGGAATAGTGTTGTCTACCGGTGCCGCCGGTGGCTCGTCGACAGGTTGTTGAATAGGTTCCGGTTCCTTGAATGACATCTGAACTCCGATATCATCACGCCATCCGTATTCAACTTGCTCGACCATGGTGTTCTTGAACCTGCGGCTCTCCATCTCGTAATACATACCGCAGAAGTAATCCTGCACACCCATCATTCGGTCCTTGGCAATCTCGAGCATATTATTGAACTCGGGGGAGTTCTGGTCGGGCCTGAACAGAAGGTTGGGGAAGACCTCCTTGACACTACGGCGAAAATCCTGATTGACACGATGCATTATAGCGACATAAGAGGCTGCATCGGTGATATTGCTGTTTCCTGAGATGTCAATCTTACGTATGAAAGCAGAAGTCTTTCTCGGATGAGCAACAAGGATGACGATTGCCATCTCTTTCTTGCAGAACTCGGTGATCTGATTAACCAGGTCTTTCTGCTGTTTGTTGTTGTCTCCACCGAAGATGTCAATATCCATCGAGAATAGGTTATCCAAGATGAATATGCGGACACCCAACTTCAAGAGTTCTCTCATGTCGGAGAAAATCTGCTCCCATTTGTTTGAATACTCGTTGTTGTACAGGAAGAACTTACCATCCATCCACCGGTCTATCTTCGCGCCAATCATGTCATTCACGAAGAAATAGCTGCCATGGTCGGATTTATTCAGATGCCTGGCTCCTGCGGCTACCATCTGTATCCATGCCTTCAGCACGTCGGGCCTCAACTCACCGGACCATAATGCACACTTTTCATTCTGCTGCAGGAAATTCAGGATAAGAGTGTTCAGCCATGAGGATTTACCCGATGAATTGGAACCGCTAAGCACCATGAGGGAACCGAAGAACAAACCCTTGATACGTCGGTCGAGTTCGGTGAATCCTGTCTTGACATGAGGAAGGTCATTCACGTTGACCTTCGTTATATCCTTCATTGAGAACCATTTCTTACCCAACTCGGGCGTTTCAGGCTTTATCTCGGGTACCGGTTGGTAGTGAACCGGTTGGGGTTGAGGTTGGTACTGACGCTGCGGTTGATTAAAATTTGTTTGAGGCTTAGGATCATATGCGTTCGGCTCAAACATCAACCTTAATTCATGCCAATCATGATGAGAGCAACTCTGATGAAAGCACTTGAAGGCTATTGCTCCGTTTGGCATTTCAAAGATGGCTGAATCCGGATTTTTATGACCGGAATCAAAGGGGCATTCGGTCAGCACGTATTTGGTGCCACCTCCAGGAAGGGGAACTTCCTTTGCGACACTTATGTTGTGGTCACTTATAAATTTACGAAGATTGAACTCCTCCCTATTTCCATTACTATAATTGTAATTTTTGTTGGCCGGTTGTTCAGTAACAATCTTAAATTTCTCATTAAACGCATCAATAAAAGCCTTATTTACTCGAACAATCTCATCCGGCGCACTCAATATCCGAGCTTGTCTATGCGGTCTTTCTTCGGTGCTACGTCCTTTTCTACCAAAAGAACCCGGAAGGCGAATAATTCGGTTTGCATCAAATAAGACATTATCTATCTTAACGTGTTCATCCGTGAAATTACTTCCAAGAATTTCGAGAAAGTTTTTAATTGTCTGCTCCGCCTCCAAGGTGTTTTCCATATCTATCGGAATGAAGATATGATATCCACTCGACGAATCGCATACAATCGGCTCACAAAATCCATTTTCTTTGAGAAATCTATAAACCGCACCGGCTTTTTGATGCGCTAATTCTTTCTCAGCATCAGTTGAACTGACTCCACTGGGCCTCTCGCAATCAACATCAATGGGGAGATACCATCGGTGTTCTATATCTTGTTTACTTGTGGCTGTTCCCTTTACTTGCTGAAATCTGCCATATTGAGAACGACTGGCGCAGGCACGTTTAACCTCATTGACAGAAAAGTAAATATTCCATGTATCATAAGGCTTGAGAGCTTCAATCGCTTGTTCTACATCGTAGAAATATCCGCTATATGTCTTATCACCAAGCAAACGAATCTCAAACAATTCGTCATCTCGTTTGAAAATCTTATGCCATTTTCGTATTTCTTCAATATTCATGTCAATCGGATAAATTCATACCCATTTGGAACTTTTAATTTCCCCGTCATAAAAGCAGAAATTGTACTTGGGGCGAACCCTAATTGTTTTGCGGCATCTTTTTGAGAGTCGAAACAACCAATAACAACACCTGTTTTTTTAACGAGAACTTTCATACTAACAGCAGCACTGAATATTTTCGCTCTTATCTTTCGCAATTCAGGATGGCGATTGTAAGATTCTCGCGTACTATTTGAATTGTTAATCCTTGCAATTGGAAAGTTTAGATTTTCCTTACAGGTACACCATCGAAGATTATCCACTCGATTATCGTCTCTTATGCCGTTTATATGATCGATTAAATTTTTACCACGAACAAACGGTATAAAAGCGTTAGCAACAAGCCTATGAACTTTCAACATCTTATTTCTTCCTGTTGACGCATCACGCAAATGAACTATACAGTATCCATCTTTATCTCGACGTAAAACAAGAATTTGTCCTTTGCAATATTTCTGACCCCCAGAAGAAAGAGGAACATATCTATCAAGAGAACGAACCCTGCCTAAATTACTGATTTGATAAAGGCTCGCCCATCCCTCGATATCTTTCCATATTTCTTCCATCTCTTATTTTATTTCTTGCATCACCCATTGCTTTTTCTCTTTGCTCCATATCCAATCATGAAGTTCACAGTTTACCATGGCGCCGTCGGGCCGGTTGTCATCGGTGTATCCGTCATTGAGATTGGCAAGATATCCATAGAACTCCAAGCATTTTCTGTGAGGGTTCCATGTCTGACTCAAACCATCCGAAATGGGTTTGTATTCTTCCTGACTGCCTTGCTCGGGATCAAAGATGACTGCACCGCGACTGACGATGACGTCATTGAATGTCTTGTCACGTAAAAATCTTTGGAAGTCCTTCTGATATTGACATTCACGGCTACTGACATATGCTTGTATATGAGGCAGGACTTTTGTTTTATTCTTTTCCGATAGTTTGTTCCATTGTTCCAAAGACTCGGCCTTTGAGCCCTTCCGTCGGTATGCAACCCAACATTCCTCGAACAAAGGATCTTTTTCCTTTTTAGGCTTTTCTACCTTCGTTTTTTGTTGTTCAATCTGTTGTTCATTTTGTTGTTTATTCTGTTGTTCATTTTGTTGTTCAACACTATCAACCATCACATTGTTTTTCTTTATGGTTATCAATGAGATAAGTCGGCTTTTTTGTTGTTCAATCTGTTGTTCATTTTGTTGTTCAACCAAAAACTTTCTAACTGTGTTCCGGCTCCATTTCCAACGGGCTGCAAGCCTCTCTTCCGATTCAGCTATTTGCCCTTTTTTAATGTTCACCTTGATACCTCGCACAGTGATGGATGTGTCTTCGGTGGCCGCAAGGAAATACAGATCTAAGAGAGCCTGAAACTTCGTGAATTTCTCAGATAAATACATATCTGAGTTTATCAATTCACGGCTTATTATAATATGTTCGGGTATTGCCATACTGGAGTATTGTTTCCTGGAGAATAATAAAAGAGGGAAGAGCCTCCAGATACTCTTCTGACTACTCCTACGTCTAAAGCACGCAGGGTTCTGGGGCAAGCATAGCGCAACCGCTTACTTTACGCCTCCAAAGGGATAGTCCTTCCCTGTCTATATTCTCGGCGGCATTCAAATCCCGCTCATGTCTCGTGCCGCATTGAGGACACACCCATGAACGTACCGCCAAATCCTTTACATCAGAGTTCTTGTAGCCACAGACTCCACACGTCTGACTGCTTGCAAAGAACCTATTCACCTTCTGGAATGCATAACACTTGTATTCCAACATAGACAGGAAACTCTGCCAGCCGACATCGTTTATGGCTTGTGCAAGATGATGATTCCTCACCATATTCTTTACCGCCAAATCCTCAACACTTACCAAGTAGTAATTGTCGGCTATCCAACGGCTCAACTTATGGTTGAAATCCTTTCTCTGATTCGCAATATGCAAATGTAAGGCCGCAACCTGTCTCTTCACCTTGTGCCAATTCCTTGATTGTTCTTCGGTCTTGACACCTCTCTTATACTTTCTTGCGGCACTGCGTTGCAACACTCTCAACTTCCGAAGATTGGATTTGAGGTATTTTTGGTTCTCAAACACCTCGCCGCCACTTAAAGTTGCAAAGGTCTTTATACCCACATCTATACCGCAATGAGTACCATCATACTTCTTTTGAGGTCTTTCGCTCGTTTCATAGAGAATGGAAACGAAATACCTGTCAAGAGCAGGCTTGTACTCTACGGTATATGAGTGTATGTTGCTTATTTGCTTGTTGTGCCCTTTGTAGATTCTGACCTTACCAACTTTGGCTATGCTACAAGTCCATTTATCATAGTCAATTCTACAAGGTTCAGGAACCCTGAATGTTTCCTTGCATTTTCCCTTCTTCTTGAATTTCGGAAATCCCGCACCTATCTTTCTGATATTGCCGAAAGCATTACACATATCCTTGATTTTCTGCTGCAAGGCGTGTATATGGCAATCAGACAAAAATAGATATTCCTTTTTCCAACCGGTAAGGAGTTTGTCCAACTCATACTCACTGACCGAAAACTTATTGGTCTTGTATTGCTCAACCTTATACGCCAAAGCCATATTATACACAAACCTGGCACAGCCGCATGCTTTCTTAATGGCTTGCTTCTGCGTTGAATTAGGTTTCAATTCGTATGTAATTGCTTTAAGCATAATATGGAGCAGAAATTAAAATAGGAAATACCCACCTCTAAAGGAGCGGGCTTGTTTATTTATTCTCGTCAGATCATATATCACATAATTCTTATTGTCGTGATACCGGCCCGCCTACAAGCCTCAAAATAAGCTGGCAGGAATGTGTTGCCATCAAACCAACGTTTCTCCATAAGGTGTTCGGGCCAGTTGGTTACAGGAAGAATATCATGCGCTATCTGATAACCGCCACGTCTGCATATCATATCACCTGAAGGTGATAGAAACCAATCGGTGTTGAATTCCTCGTATCCCTCAGGAGCCTTATATATGAAATCAAAGGCGAATTTCTGTGTGAAGTCTATTTCGTTCATAGGTCGAATGATTGGTGTCCGGATGGACTATCACATCCGTCCGGACTAAATACCTCAGAATGGTAAACTATCGCCACTCTGTTGCTGAGGTGCAGCTTGTGGAGCCGGAGCTGCTTGTGCCTGAGGTGCTGGTGCTGCCTGAGGTGCTGGTGCCGCCTGAGCCTGCTGTCCTCTTTCCACCTTCCAGCATTCTACCTGATTGAAGAACTTACCCTGATACTCACGAGTGTTGATTCCCAGATGAACTGTTACTTCCTCACCTTCGGTGAATGCCATGTTGTTGATGCGCTCTTTGCCGCTGACATCAAAAACAATACTCTTGGGATACTGACCGGCTTCATGCTGAAGAACGACAGACTGACGGGCCCAGGGATTACCTGTCCTCGGTGATACTCCTTCCTCGAGAGGGAGGACTTTGGTTACAAAACCTTTGATGATTACATCCATAATTATAATGATTGTTGATTTAAAACCACATGAGTTCTTTTTCAAACTCATCCTTGTTGATATCAGGAATGAATAACTGATACAGCACATCCTTTACACGCTCGTAGAGAGCATCAAATTCGCTCTCGGTTAGCTTGTCAAACGCTATAGACTTCGGCATATCCAACCATTCGTTCCTTGTTCTGTTATAGACCGGCTCGCAATGCCCTGCGGCAATCTCTACGGTCTTGCGGAAGGACTCCTTGCTGTTATAGAAGAAATCCTGTTGCTTTTCGGTCAAATACTCCCATGCGCAGTTGATGAGCGAGAAGTATTTCCGCAAGAACTTGTAGTTGCGGTATTCCTTTATCACGCCTTCGACTATCGTGCCACGCTTGAGATGCTTTATCTGCTCCTTGTCATCGTCTGTGGCTGGGATAAATCCCATATCCGTAACTACTAAATTCAGTTTCATTTGAATGTGATTCTTATGCTCGGACTCACCTCGCTTTCTTTCAGATACTTTTCGTATAGATCGGGATGCTCTGCGGCAAAGGTCTTGCTGTCAAACGACTTCTTAGGTTTGGGAGTCACCGTGGTCATCTGAAGAATATCCGTTGAGAATTTCTTGATGCCTCGGTCGAGCATCATCTGACACAGACCGTCTTTTATTTGCTTTAGTTTCTCTGTCTTTTCCTTGACTTCGGCGTCCAATTGGGAGAGATACTCCTGCACTTCATAAACCCTTGCTGGCAGCTCACCGAACGTCTTTTGGATATCAAAGGGCTTATCATTGAGATCCGCCTCTATGAGCTCATCCAACGGCTCATCAGCCCATGGCGTCAGTCTGACGAATTTGCTCTTGTCATCCCGCAGCCACATCACATATATGCCTGAGATACAAAGATCCGGGTTTAACTTCTCAAACCACCGTTTACACAGACTCTGCTGCAGTGTGACGTTATCGATATGCAAATCGAAGGTGCGTTTGAAATCTATGAGGTAAATATTACCATAAGAGTCCATGACTACCTTGTCGATAGCTGTGGCGTAATTTTTCTCGTCGCTGACAACATACTCTGTTGCAAGTACGGAGAAACCATTCTCCGCCATGATACGCATATAACTCTGCAGCTCGGGCAAATCACTGCTCACACCAAGTTCGTCATAGAGCTCAATGGTCTCATGAACCACGCTTCCTTTAGCTGCTGCATTGGAGAGTATCTCCTGCCATTGCTCGTCAGTGTAGAAGTCGGGTTTCTTATAGGTATCCGGGAAGGCTCGGCTGATGAGGGTCTGCGTGATGCCCTTCAGCTCCTTATCCCCCAGAAAATACTGATGCGTGTCACTCTTGAACACCACCGGTGACTGTTTGAGTCGTGGCTTTTCCATATCAAGACTTGTTGTTTCCGTTTATCTGATCTTTTCTCGCAGTGAGGGCTCCGGTGAACTGTGCGTTCCTCTGATACTGAGGATTGGAGTTGTATATCGCAGTAAGCTGTTTCAGGTCCTGCGCCTGAGCGATCTGATTGAGGATTTCCGGCATAGGTGTCAGAGATTGCTGTGTCACGCCTCCACCCTGTTGCGGTTGCGGTTGAGGTTGCGGTTGTTGCGAAGAAACCTGTTCGTATTTGGTGTCGAAGAATTTTATCCCCTTTCCGAAATAAACATCACCTGCAACACCCAAGGCTTTCATAGCAACCGACAGAGCATCTGTGAGTGACATCTTGTAATGCTCGTCGCTGATAACGAAATAGCCTTTTGATGTCTTGGATACTGCAGATGAACCGCCGGTACCAGGGATAGGCTCACTCCATTGGTCTCCGTCCTTTATGTAAAGGTTGATGTTGGTGAATGCCTTGACCTCCTGATCGTATGTCTCAGTCCATTGTTTCGTAATCTCATACTTCCAACCTATACCGCAAGGCCCGAACACCTCTGTCATTATACCTATACGGTATTGGGGATTGATATCAGTCATGCCTGACAAAGAACCTCCTTGTATCGTTTTCTTTGCTTCTTCCGGCACCACTTTGAGTCTCTCGTAAAATCGGAGATTCTCGGTTTTTTCTTTCTTGTCTGCCATATTATTTCGTGTTAAAACTTATGTCATTGAGTGTGCGGTGAAACTCCAACACACCGTCAGCGACAGCTTTGTTGAGTTCTTCCTTTAACCTCTTATTAACCTCATTCTGTATCTCTGTATGGAGAACAAAAGGAGGGTCTATGTTTTGGGAGCGTCGCACTTGCTCTATATCCTTGATTATCGCAATTACGTCTATCATTTTTTAATCAAATAAAGTAGGTGCTTGTGAATCTCTTTTCTCAACGCCATAAACCTCAGTGAGAGTAAACTCAATCCTTGGATTATTCTTATCGATGAATTTCCGTGCATGGATCTCAGTACACTGCCGGTCGTTTTTGATAGCCTTGCAGTTTTGGAGGCAATCTAATACCACTTTCATAGCATTGTCAAGGTCTGGCTGATTCGACTGAAAATAGACATCGATATCCATCTTGAAGAAACCTTCTATCATCCGGTCGCGATAAGCGCCACACTGCAGAGCAAAAGATTTCTCATAGGCATATAGTGCAGAAGTCTTTCCCAAACTACCATGCCCACCTATGGTGATTACCTTGTAGCAGTTGGATTTTGAAGGCGGCTGGCCTAAAATCACTTGATCATGTTTCATATCTATATATTTTCGGTTGTTTCTTTCTTTGGCCGGTTCATCCACAGATTGAGTTCATGCTCCATACCTTGTATGGCCGCTTTCTCGAGCATCTCTATCAAATGTTCTTTGCTTTGAGACGGAGCAGGGCGATGCATATTGTCGTAGATGTTCTCAGCTATCTCTTTTGCTTTATCAGACCAATTCATGTTTTATTTGATAAATAAAAAAAGGGCGACTCTCACGAGCGGCCCTTTTCAAATAACCATCTAATAATACATTTATGAATATAACGAATCCGGTCGGGATTCGTGAGCGGAGAGAGTTATCGGCCCTATCCGCCCGGGTTGAATTACCTTCACAGGCGATTGCATACCACAAGTTTTCAGTATAGAATTGATATTCCTACCTTACAAGTAGTGCCCGAATAGCAAGACTCGAACTTGCAAGCCCAGCCCACGGGCGCATTATGTTGGTGGGCTATCTTCCAACCTGCCGCGTCTACCATTCCGCCATATTCGGGGTGTCTCCGTGAGCATCCAATGCTGACTTCAACAAACTTAATTACTAATCAATTATTGCCAAAAAAGCGATTTACTAAACCCTGATCCTCACGGACTTTTATGGGTCTGCTACATTCCAAACCTTGCGAAAAAAAGAAGTTGTGTGAGAATAGCGGGGCTCGAACCCGCGACGCATGGGTTAGTCCCCATCGCTCTACCATCTGAGCTATATTCTCGCCGCCGGCTTGTGACCGGCTTATGTTTTTGGGGCGTGCAGCGTGACCTGCAGTTTAATAGCCATGCCAACCCCTGAGATTTTCTTAGCCTTATGTTTTTCTTTCAGGGATTTCTCCCCTTCAGTATAGGCGGTTGTCTCCGCCAACCCATTTTACCTATTCACCTACAATCGGTTTTCAGCCTGGACGCATGGGCTGCATCTGTCAAGAGGTATGCAGGTCCTTCCTGCATCGGCGGACTGTCTCGCAGTCCATTGTCAGTCGGGTTAGCACGTAACCCACTCGTGTCTCCTCTCTAAGCTCTGTACTGAGCCTTCTGATATGTTAAAGAGCTATTTAAATCACCTTTCCTTGCTCAATGAGCCTGTCGAGGTCTGTTTTCTTCACAAAAACGGTGTGGCCGATCTTGTGGTAACTCAGTCTGCCGCTCTCACGCAAATCATCTATGAAGTCACGCTTGACCCCAAGATAATCCATACAGTCACGTGTAGTGAGCCATATGCGCTCCACCGGCATTATCTTCGTCTTATCCATTGACTACGAGACGAAGAGGGCTGGTGAATTCCACACTCTTTGATGGTTGGTTGGCCTTAATCCAACTCATGAGACCGCGTTCGGTGAACACAAGCCTCTTACCCACCTTGGAGTGAGGTATTTCATCAGCCTTCTGATATAATGTACCTACGGGTATACCTGACCATGATGATGCTTCATCGATACTCATAGGCTTGGAAGGGAACAATTGCTCCGCAAGCTCATCATCGGTCTTTAAGCGTTCTGCAAATCCTGAGACAATCAGGTCCGCCATCTGGCGCATTTCATAATCAGTCATACCACACCAATTTTGATCGTTATTTATTCAAGACCTTCGTACAGGTCTCACCCATCGCGTGTATCAGGATGATATTGTCATCGAAGAATTTCTGAACCTCGAAATCTACCACACCTTCGGGCATACCCAAACGCTTGATACGGGAGACGAGGGTGGAGGCAGTATCTAAATGGAATGCATCCTCACAGAGGAATGGCTTTATCTGCCCCGGCTTCATTTTTCTGAGATCTTCTGTTACTACGTTCATTTACTCTGTTAATGTTTTAGAAAACTTTCGCGTGTATTTGGCTGACTCAGAATAAATACCCACCTTTGCGGTCTGGATATTGCTACGAGGGGATTTACTCTTCGCCAGCCCTTTCTATACACATCGGTTTGTTCGTTTACTGAGGGCTAAGGTAGGGAGTTTTCCTTATTCTGCAAAGACTAATACGGAAAAGTTTCCGAGTTTAACAATTATTAAGAATATGGGAAATATGACTGACAGGTTAGCTGAATACCTGGAATTAAAAAGAATTGCGTTTAACAGGGTGGAAACAGACTGTGGTTTATCCAATGGCCTTATAGGAAAAGCCATCAATAACGGGACCACATTGAGAAGCGACAATATAGAAAAGATTCTAAATAGATACTCTGATCTCTCCGCAGAGTGGCTTATGCGAGGCGTAGGTAATATGCTAACTACTGACGGCATTCAACCGGAACAAGTCTTCAAGACCCTCAATATGCCGCCCAACAGCGACAAGATAATAGAAGTATGGAAACAGTTTATGGATTGCACCAGAGGAATGCAGGATCTATATCGGCAGGCTAACAATGCCGAATCCGTGCAAAAAACGTGCGACCACGATGATACACAGTCGGACGATACTAATAATGAGTAACTTACAAATATGGAATATTATTCCCAAGCCAAAAGTCGCGAGTTCGAGTCTCGTCTATCGCTCAACACGCAATCAGTTATTTATCAGTTATTTACAACTGATTTTACCCCTCCATAACGTGCGATTTCAGTATAAAAAAAACCTTATTTATATAGGGTTTTATAGGCTATTTTAGGTTGTTTTCCTTATTAGCTGTGCAAAAATCCGTGCAACAAAATGCGTTGCATCATTCTCAACAACAAATCGTAACTATATGGAAATCAGTATATATATAGACGGAAGGAAACCAAAGAAGAACGGCGACATGCCGGTAAAGATAGCGCTCCGCCGTGCAAATAAGACAGTGTTCATACATACCGGAGTCTATACGAAGTATAAGTTCCAGGGTTTTACCTTCCCTGCATCAGAGGTAGGTGCCAAAGCAAAGACAGCCTGGCTCGCCAAATGCTATGATAGCATTAATGAGTTGTGTTACAGGAATGCTGCATTGTCCCTGCAGGCCATCAAGGAGAAGATTGAACACGAGATACTCGGGAGAGAGGTACAGGAGGTAAAGACCGACGGCAAGACTTTGGCTGACTTCTGTGACGATTATGCCGCAGGTAAGAAGAAATCAACCGCCAGGCTTTATTTACTAACCGCTGTACGCATAAGAGAGTATGACGCGACCATCACACCGGACGGACTCAATCCGGCGTGGCTGAGAGGATTTGAGGCTTATCTGCGAGACAAGCGCAAACTCTCCATCAACGGCATAGCACAGAAGATGCGTAACATCAAGGCGGTGATGAACCAATGCATAGCGAACAAAGTCACGACTAATTATCCGTTCGGCAAGAACGGCTATACGATACGGGAGGAAGAAACCGCCGTTGACAACCTGACGGCGCAGGAGTTTGCAGTATTGCGTGATTACCCGTGTGAGCCATGGCAGCGAATATACCGTGATATCTTCTGCTTATCCACCTACCTGGCCGGCATCAACATCGGGGATCTCCTCCTTTGTAAAGGACTGACCAACGGCAGACTCGTATTCGTGCGACGCAAGACCGATAAATCCAACGCGACCAAAATTCGACAGATAAGCCTGCCTGTCTATCCGGAGGCCATGGAGATAATCAACCGGTACCGCGGTAAGAATTATCTCCTCAACATAATGGACAGCATGGCTGATTATACTACCTTCACTCAGCATTACAACAAGGCATTGAAGAAGATCGGGCCGATAAGCAAGGTTCCCGACAAGAGAGGGCGAAGGCTGAAGCTGGAGTACCATCCGTTGTTCCCGTTCCTCACCACAAACTCCGCGAGATACACCTTTGCGTCGGTTGCCGTCAATGACCTGGACATAAGTGACAGGACTGTCGGTATGTGTTTGGGACATTCATGGACAAAGAATGTCACTTCACGTTACATCGCCAATGATCAAGCAAAGATTGATACTACCATCCGCCGGGTGATTGATAGACTGAATAAATTCTGAAATTCTCAAAATTTAAAGAAAAGTAGCAAAAGAAAGTGTGTGTTATATTATTTATAGTTTAATATATTTAGCATAATATATTGTTGAAGAAATAAAGAGAAGGATAGAGAATAAATTCTCTCTCCACAGAGAAAAAAGAACCTCGGCCGGATTTCTTTTTTCCGTTCTGACTTTGGGATACAATTAATAGTTAAAAAACATCAATAATTCAAACAACCACAAATAACCACAAATAACCAAAATAACGGAGGTTAAAGTCGAAATTAGCCTATAACAACCTGTAAATCCGGCACTTATATTTGCATCGAAAATACATCGTAAGTGGAAAGAAACATTTCAAGAAGAGATGAAGCGGAAGTATAAATAAATGTATTGTCGAACTGATAGTATTTTGATTTTATAGTTATGATAGCCTATAGTTTTAAACTCTACAACACTGATAAGACTGGGTATTTAGATAAGATGCTTAGTGAAGCCGCATGGGTTTGGAATATGGCTCTTGCTATTCAAAAACGGTATTATCAGTTGACTGGCAAATACATAAGTGCGGTAGATATGCAAAAACATTTTGCAAAAAGACATAAGAGAATTTATCTTCATAGTAATACTGTACAAGAGATACTGCAACGTCAAGATGAAGGTTATCAGAGATTCTTTAAGCACTTGTCCGCAAGACCTCCGAAGTTTAGGAAGGCGAAGGAATTTTCATCTATAGTCTTCAAGCTCTCTGGTGGTTACAGGCTCTCCGACAACCGATTCACGATAAACAAGATACACAAGACTTTCAAGTTCAGCAAATCAAGAGAGATTGAAGGTAACATAAAACGAGTGACCGTCAAGCGAAATAGATTGGGTGAATACTTCATAGTGGTCACAACCGATGCTAAATCCCAAACCTGCGTTAAGTCACGCAAGGGTGCAAGCGTGGGTATAGATTTCGGTTTAAAGCATTACTTAACCCTTTCTAACGGCGATGTAATTGATTGTCCTCTTTTTCTCAGGGGTAGTCTGAATGAATACCGCAGATTAAGCCGTAACTTATCTAAATGTTCACGTGGTTCCAATAATAGAGAACGTAAACGTAAACAATTAGATCGGCTCTTTTTAAATATAAAACATAAGCGTGATGATTTTCAATGGAAACTCTCACATGAACTATGTAGAAAGTATAATGAGATATTTCTTGAAGACCTTAATCTGTCTGGTATGTGCAAACGTTGGGGACGCAAGATGTCTGACTTGTCTTTTAGTTCATTTGTGTTAAAATTAGAACATGTCGCATCCAAGTATGGGGTCGTAGTTCACAAGATTGACCGCTTCTATCCGAGCAGTAAGACCTGCTCCTGTTGTGGGTATATTTATAAGGAACTCCGCTTGTCAGAGCGTACCTGGGTCTGCCCGGAATGCCATTCGGTTTTAGACCGCGACTTGAATGCGAGTATAAACATCTATCGGAAGGGCGTTTCCGATTTGGGGAGCGATAGTAAGACGCCGATTGGGTTTCCTCTCAGCGCAGTCGCGTTAGCCACCCAAGAATCTCATCCTTAAAAAAGTTGAGAGTACGTCAAATCGCAAGTGGTGTTCCGATTTTGATAATTAACAGTTTACAAGGGCATTGAATGAAGACTCTGAACACCACACCTGGAGTCGGATTTCTCTGCCCTTTATTTTAGAACCAATGCTAATCAAACCGACTTATGACAAATTCTACCGCATCATCTATACGCGGGGGAAAGACAAGCAGACGACAGATATCGTCGAGGCTACCGAGGAGCAAGTAAAGGATCTCGTGACGGTAGTAATCAAAGGCCGTACCTTTCATCCGGCCGGCAAGTCGGGTGTCATCCCTTCATCCAACGTCCAGCTTTGGGAGTATAACTGCCTGACCAAACAGAATAGGTTATGCCGTGAGTTCCCGAAGGTATACAATCTGTCGCCCAGGGCAATCCGCACGGCTGTAGAAGAGTCGGTACGTTCCAATAATCCGAAAACATTATAAAAGCATAGAACTATGAGTGTATTAGATTGGGCAGAGCAGGAATGCCGTATAGCCTGCAAGAGGGAGAACCCTGATTTCAACTTTGATGACGACAAGGCTTTTGATTACGGCTGCAGTTGCTACAAGTCGGCCTTGAAAGCCTATAAGAGCCTGTGTAATGATGGTCATTCCGGTTATAGTTGGAGTATAACCAAGAATATTCTGATAAGGTTGATGAACGATCAGCCTTTGACACCTATCACCGATGAGGACTTCTTTATGAACGCGCCAAAAGAATCCTTCGAGTTTGATTCTGATTACCTGAAGGAGCAAGGTTTGAAATCCGAGATACAATGCCCGCGTATGAGCAGCCTGTTCCGTCGTGAGGCTCTTGACGGCACGGTGTCTTATCACGACATCAACCGTGCGTATTTTATTAACGCCGAGGGGCCGAGTGATACATATAGTACCAATACGGATTTTCTCGACAAGATGCTTCCTATTACCATGCCGTATATGCCGGAGAATGGTAAATACAAGATCTACGCCCAAACTTTCCTTACGGACCGAAAGAATGGTGATTTCGACACCAAGGGGCTCTTATATATGGATACGCCTAAAGGGGAGAGAGTTGCTCTTAATATCTTCCGTACAGAGAAGAATGGTAAAATGGTTGACATATCAAAAGAGGAGTATGACGAGCTTCTCCGGAAGCGTATTGACACATTAGATGGGAAAGTGGCCCACAATCTGTTATGGACACTCATAAGCAATTCTTCAGATGATAAGGAAACAGAGCGAAGGGAAAAGGCTTATGCTGAACGTGAGCAATACCTGAAGGATAATGACTTTGTGAGCCTGAAAATCAAATGTGAGTTCTTCAATGACCCCGAGCATTGGCAGTACAATACATTCTCTATGCATCAGGCACTCTGCCGTGGTGATGAAGAAAAATATAAGGATATCCCTGAGCTGGTATCCATTGCGAAATATCTGAGTTGTATTCTTTTGGCAATATCCAAATAAATGTGGCTATGACGGATTCAGAAGCATTCACCGAACTGCACAAGATTTTCGATGAGGAAAATAAAGCGCTTAATACGGTGAGGATGGATTATGTTCAGCGCAGAAGAACAATCCTTGACGAATGGGCCGCAGAACACGCCAGGTTTAAGATTGGGGATATACTGCAGATGTCCAGTATAATCATCCAGGTGGAACAGATTATCGGTGAAAGTCTGACAATAGGTAGTGGTCTGTATGTTACTTATTACGGTCGTCGTTTGACCACAAGGAAGCAACCCACGAAAGATGGCTCCTACGCAAGCGTCTATGACGACGGCCGAGAGATAATCAAACTAAACAAGTAAAAGAGAATAACTATGGCACTATTACAAATAATGATGCATGATAGCGATGAAGTTCAAGGTGAGGTTATACATATCGTAGATGAAGTTCATCTTGGAGCAGAATATACTGCATGTGGCCTTGCTACTCCAGATAGCAACCTCGATTTTGAAGGTTATGAGCGTGTCGGAGAACCATTCAGAGGCTCACTCAAGAAATGCACATGCTCCGCTTGCTTGAAGACAATCAACTATTACAAATCATTGAGATAAGGTTATGACAATAGAAGAATTGAAGAGATACAAACAGCCCTCACCTCCGCAGTTCCCTTTCAAGATAAGGGATGAGGAAAGACAAGACAAGTATGGATTTTACTCCACCGGCCTCTTCAAGTACAAGGGTAAAAGTATCATAATCAACAATGAGGCTGGCTTGTGGCATCTCAGCGTATCGGCAAATCATACTTTGGGTTATTACGAACTTAAAGAGATACGATATATGTTCATGCCGAACGATATGCATGTAGCGCAGATTTTCCCTCCGCGTGAGGAGTTCGTCAATGTGCATGAGAATTGTTTCCATCTTTATGAATTAGCAACATCAGAACTATGAAAAAAGTATTTTCAAACCTATTAAAGACAATAATCTACTTGGGTATATTGTATTTGGTAAGTTGGGTTACGTGCCGTCTCTGCGGCATAGAACTTGATAGACCTGAGTTCGCTTTAGTAGTGGCATACACTGCCATATGGTTACATTTCGCAGACAAGGAATAACTATGACCCGCATCAATTCCGCAATTCCCGTAGAGAACCTCACTGATGAGCATCTGCTTGCAGAGCATCGTGAGATAAAGCGACTCCCGTGGTGTCTTGAGAATGCCATTGAGAGCGGTAGCATCAAGAATATCCCTGAGAAGTTCACCCTTGGTAAGGGACACGTGCTTTTCTTCTTGGATAAGATGGAGTTTGTGCATATGAGATATATGGATATTTATAGGGAATGTGAGAATAGAGGTTTTTCACCGAAAAGTTATGAAGGTAATTTTATTATGCCTTTGAAATTCGTGGATTTTTACAATTACTACACTCCCACCTCTGAGGAACGCGACCTGCTCATAGAGCGCATCACCGAGCGCATAATGAACAGCCCGAAGAAGTGCTTTCACTACTATGGCAAGGCTATTAGCAAAGAAGAAGCGGTTAAACTATTAAGAAGATAAAATATGAAATCAGTTATTGTTATTGTTGTATTATTCATCGGTCTCGTCGCCGCGTTGTGGAAGGACGACGAGCATAAATCAAAGTGATTATGAAAAGAAGTGAAGCAATAGAAATAGTAAGAGAGTATTACCCGTCAAGCGGTAAAGACTTAAATGAAGCACTTGAAACCCTTATCCCTGAACTCAAAGAGAGCGAAGATGAGCGGACGAGGAAAGAATTGATAGAATTATTCCGTGCCGGAGCCAATAATAAATCACATCCTTACAAAAGTGACGATTGCAAAAGGTGGTTATCTTGGCTTGAAAAGCAAGGCTCGCAACAACTTGCTAATTCTGCAAAAACTTGCAAGATTGAACCAAAGTTCAAGGTTGGCGATTGGGTTGTTTATAATGATGACATTTGTCAAATTGTAAAACGTGAAGAAGGCTGTAACAAACTTGTAACGAATTTTGGAATTGAGAAAGAACTTGTCAATGAAAGAAATCTTTCGACTGCACGGCTTTGGACTATCCAAGATGCAAAAGATGGTGATGTGCTTGTTGCTTCTGATGATTCTATTTTTCTTTTCAAAGGTGTGGTTGATGATGCTTGTAAGTATTATATCGCGTTTACAACTGATAATGCTGTTAAATTTAACGAAGGATTAGAACACTATTGGGAAACATCAAAAGCAGTTCATCCAGCCACCAAAGAACAGTATGACCTCTTATTTCAAAAAATAAAAGAAGCAGGTTATAAGTGGGATGCTGAGAAGAAAGAGTTGAGAAAGATTGAGCAGAAACCAATACCTATTACAGATGAATGGATTGAGGATTATTGGAAACACAATAAGGTCAACAATCCATACTTCTATGATAAGGGAGATGAAATCCAATTTGACCATGATGGATTTATTAGATTCTGCAATAAGTATTTTCAGAAGTCTGCTTGGAGTGAAGAGGATGAAAATGAGTTTAAGTGGATTTGTGTGAAATTGCAAGAACACCACATGAGTCTTGAATATACAGAAAGAGTGAGAAAAGCAATGTCTTGGTTCAAAGCTTTCAAAGAAAGATGCACTTGGAAGCCGAGTGATGAGCAGATTAAAGCACTTGATAATGCTTTAAGTCTTGCAAAGAATTGTGGTGAAGAAAGTGCATTTGACCTTAGAACATTACATGAACAACTAACAAAATTAAAACAATAACAATTATGCGAGAGGACTTGGATAGGGCAGCAAATAAATATGCTGACAATACTGCAAACCTTGATGCACGAGAAACAAGATATAAAGGATTTACGGCAGGCGCACAATGGCAGAGAGAGCAGATGATGAAGGATGCGATTGAAGGAAAGGTTGTAGCAGTAAGAACTACAATAAGTGACAGACCGCATACTTACCCTTGGATTATGTTAGAGACTCAATTATCCAAAAACGATAAGGTTAAAGTAATAATCATTAAAGATTGAGATATGAAAAGGAAAATAACCTGCTTGTTACTTGGAGACCAATACAGATACATTGTATCAAGAAAAGAACATTGGTACAACAAGTGGCATTATATCTATGATGGGCAATATCCGAGATTGTTTACTCTTGCAGAACTTATTGGACTGCATATTATAAGCATTGAGGAATTGGACAAATACTTTAAAGGTAGTTCAGATGTTACAGTTGTATTATGAATATTTATCATGAGATATGACAACCAAAGAACTGATAAACCAATATGTAACCGCCCACGCAGATAATCGGTGGATGGATGCAAGCGAACTGGAGGCATTGCTGACGGAGTTTGCGGAGAAACTGAAAGAGCCTGCAAGCGAGGACTTATCGGTTGCTGTAAGAGAACAAATGGAGTATGATGGTGATGTAGATGACTTTGTTCGCAGAGGAATAGACGATATTGCAAGCAAGTACGCACAACTTGGCGCACAATGGCAGAAAGAGCGAGAGTTTACACATATAGAACCGACAGATGATCGGTATCAGGCCGCTATACACTATATGCAAGACTGCCAGGAGGTTGATGACTTTGCACGCAGGGGTATTATGTGGATTGCAGAGAGATATTTCATCCAAGGCGCAAAATGGCGGGAAAAACAATATTTAGTAAGCAAAGATATGGAAATAGCCTTCAAGGAATATGCCAAACGTGAACACTGTGAATGCGATTTAGAAACATCTGGAGAGCCGATACAATACGATTCCACTAACGACCTTATCGACGCCTGCAGATATGGCGCCCTACTACAGAAAGAGCAGATGATGAAGGGCGCGATAGAAGGAAATGTATGTGGTAGGGTTATAGACCATATCAATGTAAGAGTAGAAGGATATAATGCTCTTACTCCGTCTAACATAACCCATATTCCTTGCGAGAGGAAAAACTTCCACAAGTTCAAAATTGGCGACAAGGTTAAAGTAATAATCATTAAAGATTGAAATATGGCATTTGATTTGGAAAAACTCAAAGACAACGACGCTATCTTCTGGACCTTTCAATGGCCCAAGATACGCGAAGTAGCAACAGCGTGCGGTTGGGGTGTAGCCATACACGGCTCTGTAGTTCACGATTTAGATTTGATGGCTATGCCCTGGGTGGAAGAGCATACAACAGCAGATAACCTGGCAGAGTGTATTGCATCGGTGGTTACGAGCAAAGACTTCTACAGGGAACCCATCAAGGATGATAAGAGTAAACCCAACAACAGAGTGGTATATACCATTTTTGCTGCAACATCTTATATCGACCTTAACGTAATAAAAGAGAGTGAGGTATGAGTGGTAAAAACATCAAATGCTACGCCTATTTCGGAGTGGTTAATGGCGTTGAATACCGGGCCGGCACCATACTTGTCGGTAACGATGATGAGCGGATCATCGGAAACTGCATCATGAAAAATCCGGGATCAGCCCGTCCTTTGGATGATACATTATTCAAACGCGAGGATGGACGTAAGGAGTTCTCTGTTGATGCAACCATGTACGCTGTTGCTGAGTTGTTCGGTATCGACAAGGATGGCGGTGCTGTCAGAATATGGAACCTGTCGGATACCCGAGAGGCGGATTTTGACAAAGCAAAAACGACTATCATCATCGCAGATAACGACGGAGAATTTGACATGTCAGTTCCTACCTATATCGGATGGGGAGACTTTTGGATGAATCCGGATGTCGCTCGTCGAGCAGAATCTTTTTTTTTTGGAGATCTATTAGGTTCTCCACTTTCCTCTATCCGGATATGAAGCAAAACAAGTTCATCCATCCTTTATATCTCATGCGTTACGCCAGGAACAAACCTGAATGCAAAAGGATTGTCGAGCAACTAAGGGAACGTCTAACTATTTTGAAAGAGGATTTGTTGAACGATAAAAATGAGTGATATGAAACTAACAGAACAGCAAATGTGCGAAGTGGCCGAGAAGTTCTTCGAGCACGACTACTATGCTATAGAAGATGATGTGATATTTATTGATGGTCATGTGTCTATAGAGACCATCCTGGCTGCTGCAGATTACATCAGAGGAATACAGCAGGTAGATGATCCGCGCCTATCCCGAACTATTGATATAGATAGTAACCTATCGTATGCTTTGGATATAATAGAAGCTTGTATGAAGAATGGTGAACAATACTCCGAGTTCCAGGCATATTGGACTCTTCCTATGGATTTTTGCATCACTACAGACACTTTGGATGAGCTCAAAAGACGCGGGTTCCGAATTATCCATCGTTGGTGCGACAAAGGTACGCCAGATGAAAGTGATTCATATATTGTCGCATGGGGTACCATTGAAGAGTGGCCTTATGATGAAGAGTATTAAGTAGAGGAGAACCTTCGAGTTCTCTTTTTATGGTAATCTTTCCTTCGTTTGTAAACATTTTTCACTATTAAAAAACTAAATAATGTCATTCTTGTTTTGTTTTGCAGAAAAAGAAACGACATGGCAAATATCGAGCATTTCTATCCAATCATAAGCGACATCGAAGGAGGCTTCTCCAACGATAAAGACGATGCCGGCAAAGAGACATACCGAGGCGTTACCATAGCCACTTTCAGATCTGTCTACGGCAAAGACAAGACCGTTCAGGATCTCAAGAACATGACAGAACAGCAATGGCGTTATATCTACAAGATTTATTGGGATTCCTGTAACGCCGATAAGATAACCAACCAATCTATCGCAGAGTTGGTGGTTGATTGGAGTATCAACTCAGGAGTCGAAGGTCGTAAGGGTGTTCAGAAAGTCTTCCGGTTGGTCGAAGACGGTATCTTCGGCCCGAAGACATTAGGCGCTCTCAATGGATCCCCGGCCAAATGCATCTTCTGTAAGATAATGGATGCACGTATTCAATATTATAAAGACTTGGTTGAGCGCAAGCCGTCTCAGAAGAAGTTTCTAAACGGATGGCTCAATTACAGATTACCTCATTTCCAGTTCGAGCCATGATACACGTCCATTCCATAATTAGTCATTGTTTCTCAAAGTTGGCCGCACTGTCTTGTACGCTGTACGGCTGGGTCCTTGCTCTTATAACAGTGATTATAGATTATTTCTCTCCTCATGCATTGGTCATCAAGCTCGTGGTGGCCGCAACGATATTGGATGCCGTATGGGGTATTGCAGTATCGGTGAAAGAAGGTAAGTTCACGCTGTCTGAACTGATGCGTAACACAGTCGGAAAACTAACGGTGTACGGAAGCGCACTCATCGTGTTTATCGGCCTGGATAAGATTACAGACCTAACGATAAGCACAAAGGTGGTCGGTGCTGCCATACTGCTCGTCGAACTATGGAGTTCATCAGCCAGTATGCTCATCCTGTATCCCGATTTTCCGTTCCTCAAACTTTTCCAGAAAGCACTCTCGGGTGAGATAGCATCCAAGCTGAACATACCCGTAGAGGAAGTTCAAGAAGTCCTTAAAAAGAAAAAGAAATGAAAAAAGGTGAATGGGTTTACATCGTAGTGGCCATACTTTGCGTCATCGGCCTTATTTGGATGTTTGCAGATTTCAGATGAACTATGACTGAAAAAGAGAACAACCAAGCCATCAGGGATTATTACGAGCAGCTGAACAACAACGGCTGTCTGCAACCCACCATGATGTTCTGCATCCTGGTTGTCCTTCTCTTCGTCTTCGGCTGCTGTCCGTGCAGGAAGGTGGCGACCGACAACAACAACAATCATGAGTCAAGCGACAGCGTGCGTACTGAAATCCGGTATGAGAAAGTGACTGAATACGTGCATGACACCACGTACGTCCATATACCGGCCCAAGAGAGCGTCAATCATATCATAGGTGACTCATCCCATCTTGAGAACCGATACTGCAGCAGTGACGCCAAGATCAACCCTGACGGCACGCTTTACCATAATCTCAAAACAAAGGAACAGGATATACCGGTTGAATACGAGAAGCCGGTAACTACCATAACCGAGTCAGAGAAAGAAGAGCATACGACCACCGATATCACTGAAAACCATCAGACTGTTACAGAGTATGTCGAGCGTGACTACACGTGGTGGGACAAGACGCGCTTCTACGCTTCATATATACTATTCGGTTGGCTTCTCATCAACTACCGCAAATTCTTTAAGAAAATCATTATATCTATCTTACAGAAATTCGTTTCATAAGTAAATTGGTTAGAACATGGTTCTGCCGGCCGCTGTCTGAGAAGATGGCGGTTTGCTTTTAGTTTTGCTCTTAAATAATCGAAAAAAAACTTTGATTATCAATACAATACAATTTTGTTCGGAGCAAATTATTAATTAATTTGTTTTTAATACGGACTTGGATTTCACAGATTGTACCAATTCCGTACATCCATATTTGCGTCGTTCTTCTTTAACCGGTCGAGCGCAAGGAAGTATACTGCCTGGAAGAACTCATCCTCGGGGATCTCGTCGATGGTCTGACCTACTATCTTTGCCAACGTCTGCGCATGGAGGTTGTATATGCTGCTCATAACCACATATAAGGCATATGGATTATAAAAAGGAGCCTTCTCTCTGTCGAGTTCGTTGGCTTCCAAGATTTTATCCCATTGCTCTATGGTCCACGGAGCCTTAGGTTCCATCTCAGCCACAATAGCCTCTGCTTCCTTTTTGTTGATGTAGTTCTGCCACTCTACGGCGCCCAAGTTATCAAGCCAGGTCTGTACTATCGACGGATCACGCTCATAAGCGAAATCCATCATCTCACTTATCGCCGTTTTGAAGATATCAAATGCACTGTCTTTTTTTGAGGTCTTCAAGATCTCAAAAAAATCATCTAATCTTTCCTGAATTTCTTTTGTCATAACATCTGTTTGTTAGTTTTTTGAATGCTTGGTTTTAATTTTCTCATAGAAACTGTCCAATACCGATAATAAGATATCGATCCAACGTGAGATATAAGCGAGTAGAAAAGCGAGAGCGAATGCGTGAATGATATTACCTGCCTTTAATGCCGAATAGACGAAAACAAACAGGAAGGAAGCATACGCCGGATCATCCGACTCATCGGATATAATACCGAGTGCAGACCCCAGTTTGAAATGGTAAAATGCCACACATATAAACGTCAGGGCAAGTAAAGTAGCGCAGTGCATATCAATCACACATATACGGTATGATAGCTCTCGTGGATTCTCTCATCAGGTATCCCTGCAACCAGGCGGCATCCTCACCGTCACGTTCCACTCCGTAATGATTACAGATGGCCACCTGCACGTGATATATCTCATGTGCGAGTGTGTCAAAGAACTGTTCCCTGTCGGTAGCCGGACCGACAAACATGACGCTCATAGTGATATCACTCCTGGAGACAGACATACCTGTGTTGCGATGTCTCAACACATCAATGGCTTCAATGGTCTTATACTCATCCAATCCGAACGACTCCATAATAGAACGCATACGGGGCCAATCCCTTCGCGAGTAATCAAAGCATAAGAGAACACCCCAATATCCATCTACGTCAATATATACCTCTCGCATAACCGTGGAATTTTGGATTACAGGTACAATTCCCAATAGATAGGCTCTCCGGCATTGCACATCTTAGCCGCAAAGCAACTCAGAACATTCTCCGGGCAACCGTCGGGATCACAGATGGTCTCTTCTACAAAAGAAGCTCTGTCGGCATCTGTCTTGAGTGTCTTGGGGTAATCCGCTATGGCCATCATAAACAGATACCATGCGGTATATATGAACTCGTCAGGAAGTACCACGCCATTTTCCTTGAGGACAGATTTCACCTCATCAACGGTACGCATCTTGACAGGTTTTGCTTTACCTGTATCTGGGTCCTTGGATTCCATCATACCGATGGCCCATTCAGCCAATCTCTTACTGAAGAGGCCGTGGTTCTCATCTTGGTAGATTGCCTCTCCCTTGCTTATGTATTGTTTCATTTCTTATAAGTATTTATGGTTTATAAAAAGGGGCAAGGCATTACACCCTGCCCCAAATTCTTACATGAAACGGCCGCGAGAGTCGCGAGAACGACGCATTTCCATCTCGTCCTCCTCACCATCCTCATAACCGTGCTTGTAACCCTGGCGATAGCCATCGTTGTAATCCTCACGATAACTGCCACCGCTACGATAACCACCGCGCATATTGCGGCGCATCTGTGAGCGCATCTGCTCTTTTGAGCCTTCGCTCTCCTTGTCAACAAAAATCCAACTCATTGTAGTAAGGGTTTTTAGTTTTTCGCTGTCTTGGCCGGCCCGCCATTCAGTTCCCTCAAGATATTAAGCATCTCAGCACTCTGCTGTTCAAGGGTCGCCAGACGCTTGTCCTGGGCGTTACTCTTTTCCTGCAGTGCGATAATGGACTGTGCCCGCAGTTTCTCTTCCTTATAGTTGGGATTGAGGCTTTCAAGCATCTTATCTCCCTCAGTCAATATCATCTTGTGATAGTCAACCTCAGTCAAGGCTTTCTTAGAGGCTTGTATCATGCTATCCACAGCCTGGATCATAGCCTCCCTGCTACCGGTGAATGTCTCGTTGCCGCGAGCGGCTATCTCCACGTTGACCGGCACATCCGGAATAACCCTGTCGTTGCCGTTGACAGTCACGGTGATACTTATTACGTGCTGCATACCCATGCCGTTGTAAACGCCGGGTGTCTGCTGCTGATACTTTGGTTGCGGTGCGGTTTTCTCTTTAACTACACCTTGTTCAAGAGTGGGCTTATCGCCCTTTCTCAGGATATAAAATGGCGAACCAGCGCCAAGACTTTGAAAATCCATTGTTAATCACTTTTGTTTGTTAATACTCCGTTAAACTACCGTGCGAGACATCAACTGCAGTATGTTGTTGAACCTGTCGTTGAATACAAGGATGGCCCCTGTACCTCCGATAAGGTCTGCAACGGTCACTGCAGTGCCGTCAAACAAAGTAAGGTTCCGTGTGACTCCGTTCAGAGAGAGTGTGACGGGCAGGGTGGTGGTGGTACCAGCGGGTATCTCATCTGCGAGTCTCACAGTGAAATATCCGACAGGTGCGAGCCTATCCCTTCTCCACCCCAGCGCGAGGTCAACCGAGGTGTCGGAGACCGTCACGTTGGAAGTAGTCAGATAAGGTATTCCTCCTGCGTTGGTGGTAATACTAAAGCATCCCATAACCAATCCTCCTTATGCTTTAGAATACGATGTTACCGCCGAAGCCGTTATAGCCACCTCCGTAGTAGCCACCGCTATAAGGAGTGTTGTTCACTGCCATAAGGTTGGGATACTGTACCGGTACGGTGTTGGGCATCTTATTCTCAATCTCAGTCAGCTTGGTCTGCAGAGGACTGATGACGCCGTTGACATAACCGATGATCTGGTTGGTCTGGTTTGCGTTGTCAATCTGGCCGCGGAGCTGAGTGATGATGTCAGCCTGAGTGTCGATCTTAGACTGCAGCTCACGCTCCTTGAGGGCACAGAACTGATTATCCATAGCAACTGTCTGAGCGTTGATGGCGTTCAGGATAGAGTTGGCGTTACGGTCAGCCTGTGATTGGAGAGCGTTGGTCTGCTGACAGATGGCAAGCTGGTTGTCGCAGCAGCACTTCTGGAACTGAGAGGCAAGACTTGCGTCACCACTCTGGATAGCGTTCACGATCTGAAGGGTTGACATACCCTGCTGTGAAGCGAGAGTTGCAAGTGCGTTCTGTACGTTCTGAACAGCGCCGTTCACGAGGTTGAAGTCCTGGCCGAGCATATTGGCAAGACTCTGGATAGCGGTGCGTGAAGCCTCGCCATTAGAGTTGATTGCGTTCATGATAAGCTCACGGCCTGAATCGTTGTTGAGTTGGTTAGAGAGGAATCCAGCACCGGAGTTGCCACCCCATCCACCGAAGCCGCCGAAGCCGTTGTTACCCCAGCCGAACATCGAGGCGATGATAGCAAGGCCAAACAGGTCAGCGATGCTATTGAAACTGCCGAAACCTCCACCAAATCCATTACCCATGCCAATGGGGATAGAAAACGGAATGCTTCCGTTGTTGTTGCCGTTTTCGGGCAACTGATAAATTTCTGCCATATAAATTAGCGTTAGTTTGTGAATAATTAAGTTTAGTTCTCACAATCGCGATTGATATGGCAAAAATAGAACGGCGCACACCGGAAAAATAACGAGTCCGATATGCGCCGCAAATGGCTTATAATGGGATGTTTATATTAAGACTTGAGTTTCTTCAAAGCCTTGAGTAGCCTTTCTTTGTTGTAGCGGATTTCCTTAAACCCTTGGACGTGATAGCCCTTGGGTAACAATCCGTCAGATACAAGTTTGTAGAACTCACTTTTGCTGTATCCGGATAACTTGATGGCGGTATAGGTGCTGATGTCGGGAGAAGTGACCTCATTGAACGTATCCAACAGAAATTCCATCTCGGGTTCATCGAGATGTGTATTGCCGGTTTTCAATCCGTCAGCGGTCTTCAGTAAGATGCTGCTTAATCTTTCTTGTATCTCTGACATGGAGGTAAGTATATAAGAGTGCGTAGAACCCGAATAAGGAGACATGAAGCACGAACATATGCTTATCCGAGAATGGAAGGTGGTATTTGCAGTCTATTATATTCAGGGCCTCACAGGTGATGATATAATAGAGAAGCATGAAGTAGAACGAACAAAATTGGAAATATCTCGCCAACAAATACCAGGACAATATGAAGACGATAATAACTGCGTATCCTAACCAAGTAAGATCTATGCCGAAGTACGAAAGCAGTGAATTGCCGGCGCAGCTCAGCGCACCGACGCAAGGTACGACCTTGAGTGATATGAGAACGATCTTCTTATTCATCAATGCAGTTTCTTACCGTCAACAGTTACACCCATCTTGGTTGCGAGCGGCTTTGGTCGACCACTGGTGGGCTTCGCTTTAATTTTCACCTTTACTTTTGTTTTTGCCATGATCTGTTATTTTTTTTGTCGTACAAAACAAACCATAGAAACAAATACGTACTATAAGAGAGATGGAAAAAAGTCTGATTTATTGTAAACTTTACCAAAAACAAGCGCAAGCCCGAAGACCTGCGCCTGAACTAATTAATCGTTTGTAGGTTTAGTGTGAGTTAGTTTTTATCCTATTGCATCCAATATGGCTTTCTTCATCACGATACCCATTGGGATAGCCTCACCGTCTACCATACGGACAAGGTTGTTGACGGTCTTTGTCAAGTCCTCCTTGACCTTATCGGAGTATTCGCATTCTCCGTTCTTGAACAAGTCCATACAAGCCGCTACGACCTCAAGGTCTTGGGTTGAGTTGTAGGTAATACTTGCAACGTCCTTTGATACGTCAAGTTTTACACTTGTCCCGTCGATAGCGGGTACTTCTACCTCCTTCAGGTTAATCATTCTCTTTTTCTTTTCCATAATCACTTAATTTAAATTGTTTTTTTTAAGTTGCGTTATCTCTTGTCTTAAAATCTCTATCTCCTTTACACAATACCAGATAAGACGGAGAAGGCTATGGGTTGCGTTCAACTCTTCTTTTTCTTCGATATAAACCTTCTCTTTCCACCGTTCTGTAAATGGTTTTTCTTCCATATCACTTGTCTTTAAACATATTATCCAGTATCTCACCCGCGTTGATGTTATTATCGCGGATATGGTCTTTAGTCGATTGTCTTACTGATACCGCCATCGACACTTTCGGATTTTCTACTTTCTTTCTTCCCATAACGGTTCCAAAATTAGAAAATATTCGTGACATAACATTAGATTTAATAAGAAAATATTCACTAAAAAAAGCGCGGGATTTCTCTCGCGCTTATCGTCAAGCCTTATGCCTGAACTAATTCAAAGGTTGGAAGCTGTTACAAAGATAGTCATTCTTGCTTTTCCTCGTACCACTTATTCCGCAAAGCGCGTTTTCTTTTTGATTTCTTCCTCACCACCATTTTAAGATATGCTCTCCCGAAGTATATCCTACTATGGAACTTCTTAAAGCATTTTTCGGCCAATTTCTTTCTCAATCCGTAGGTCATATACTGTCGAAAAAATCCGAGATAGGAGTTGACCTTCTGAAGAGTCTTATTCAGAGACCTCGGCAGTTTCATAGCAAAAGCATTGAGCGTTGTACGTTCGCCCGCAAAGATAACATTCAACCTCAAGACAGCGCCGAGAAACCTCACGCCCTTCGTTGCGTGTTGAAGATAGGATTTCTTCTTATGCAAGGTCAGCCCGCGATTCTCCCATAGCCACATTCTTATCTTCGGGATTGACTCAAGGATATATTCCTTATCCTCGTGCATAACCACGAAATCGTCAACATAATGGGATATGAGGGTAAATCCAAGAGAATTGAGGTAGTCGATAAAGGGCTTTAGGAAGAAGCCTACCATCATCTGTGACAGCAAATCTCCTATAGGGAGGCCTTTCCACCAAGGATTGTCAAACAGGGATTTGCTTTTAGGAAGAACGTCCCATTTGGATTCTTCACACATACGGATGCCGTTAAACTGCGGGGCATTAAACAGAGCCATCCTCGTAGCGTAAACAAGATACTCCAAATCGCCGCCCTTATAAGCGTCCTTTATGAAAGGCTCAAACTCACCCCATAGTATTCTCTTGTCTATTGACATAAAGAATCCTTGTAGGTCGAATTTCCATATCCAGTAATCAGGATGCTCGTCTATCATCTTCCTTAACGCATTGACTGCGCCCGATGTGCCGCGACCTTTTCTGTTGGAATAGGTACAGTCTGGAAGGTATCTTTCGAGATAAGGCTCTATTCTTAAGGCAATCCAAGTGTGCAGCACCCTATCCGTGAATGAGGCCGCAAAGACCTCTCTTATCGTAGGGATATAGATTAGAAAACAGATGCTCGCCCCGACCTTGTATGTCTTTGTATATACGTCATAGGCCAAGTCGAGGGTGTTCATTATGGCGTTGATTTCATATAGTATCTCACTTATAGAGCCTCTCTTGTTTCTCCTGCACTCATAGTAAGCGGCGAGCATACCCGTAAAGAAAAGAATGAACCCTTCATCATCTTGGTAATCGGAGACGGCGCGGACTGTTAAGTCGTTATACTTGTTGTTGTTGTTCGATATAACGTTGTCCGAGTTAGTGTTCGCGTTGAAAGCGTTGTTCTGCGAATACTGCGTCCTAACGGTGTTATAGTGACAAAACTCTAAATGAGAGTTAACACCCCTTATCATAGATAACTCGTTTAGTTCTCTCCGACAATCCTTAAACTATCGGAATCTGACTTCTTTTTGAGATAATTCTTGAATTTCATTATCTCGTCTTGGGCTGTTCTAATCTTTATGTATATGCCCGCCGCTGTGCTTTGAGATACAATATGTGCTATCTCCTGTTCTTCCACCTCGTCTGTCAATAGGAACAACTCAAAGAGTATCTGATTCACATAATCCTCCTTTGTTCTCAAGTCCTCCGCATCGGTGAGATAAATGGCCGCAGTGAGCCTTATCATCATCGAGCAATGCTCTTTAAGGAAGATTGCATCGGGAAGCCTGTGAGCCTTTGGAATACGCTCTATGACCTCCTTTCTTATGAGATTCTTGATTTCTTTCAAGTTTTTGTAGAATCTAAATCTTGCAAGTCCCGTTGACATAGTTTTGAGGTTTAATTGCCCCCGCCTTGAGGGGCGGGAGCAGGGGTTTAGGAATTAGGAAATTGATAAGCGGAGACGGCGCGGACTGTAAAGCCGCTACACTTGATGCGGTTGCTCGATATAACGCTGTCCGAGTAAGTGTTCGCGTAGAAAGCGTTGTACTGCGAATACTGCGTTGAACTCCACCAATAGTTACCTCCGAGGTTGATACCCTTCTTGAAAAGTATTCTGTCGTGGGTGGTGGCATAAGCAAGCTCCGTCAGATTCGGAAGCCACCATTTGTGTTGTCCGAACTTCGCGTTGTCCGTAGCAATCTTATAATACAGGTCGCAGGCTACTGCGCAGTTGCCGCTCGCGGTGGCATTTATCTGACTTGCCGTAGCCTTGCCGTTATTATATGTGGAGATAAATTCAAGCATCCTTCTCGTGTTCTCCCTTCCGCTTAACTCGGTTGAAGAACCTTCGTAGGCAGAGCTGTTCGGAGCGATGCAATATATCTCCATACAATCCTTATACCAACGGTCAAACTTGAAATCCCAATCGGCAGGGTTGTAGCCCGTGTTCGCGCCTTGCGATGTCTTGAATGAAAAAGTAGCCTTTATGGTGTTACCCGTAAGAGAACCGCCTGCGGCCACTTTCTCAACCTTCCAAGTCCAGTTTGCCGACGTGTCATATGTCGTCCCGCCAGAAGCGTTGCTTGCCGTGACCGAGCCTGCCTGATAAGCGGCCATCATAGCGTCCCACGCGCTTCTTGGGAAGGGATTGGAGTATTGGTTATATCCACTGCCCAACCTCTCTCTCATATCCAATCCAAGACTCGCATAGGCTTGATGTCTTGTTATTGACTTTCTCGTCTTTGCGTGTTGTATGTTAGGCATATTGCTGAACGTAATAGCCCACGTTGATTGGTCGCTCTGACTGTATGAGTTCGTCCTACACCACGGGATGCCACCAAGAGAATCGGACATAATCAGTCCCTCACCCTTGACTCTATGAATGAGAGTGCCGATTATCGTATAGTTAGTCAGCTTTGACGTGACGGCGAAAGAGCATCCCACCGTTCCTGCGTTGATTCCTGCGCGGGATTTCAGCCAATAGAACTTTGAGTCGGTGCTACAATAGAGAAGGGTGTCTCCTATCTCTCCGTAAGGCTCTTCCACTATGGGATTCATCGCGTCTATGGCTGTCTGTCCTATGTCCGTGATGAAGCTGACAACAGTGTCACTTACTTTAGTTGAGTTGACCAATGCGTTGTATATCGTACCGCCCGATGCTTTGGCGGCTTTATACAAGGCAACAGTCGAAAATGTCATAGTATTCATTCTCCTTCGATTTGAGGGTTAATATCCATTTGCGGTCTTTCGCTGAACGTAATACCCGTATCTTTGGCGAGTTTCGCGCCCAAGAGTGCAACAATCTCATCCACCTTGTCTTTGTCCTCACCAGAATAGGAATGTTCAAGGCCGTACTCCGAGAGATAGAGATATAAGTCCAACGGCTCACCGTTCTTTGTCACCACGCCGAAAGAGACGGAGTGAAACGCTCCGTCTACGTAATCGGCTCTGATAGATGCTTCGTAAGCACCTTTCTTTTTTGAGATAAGCTCACTCGTTATCATCTTATGCTTTCTTTTCGTACCACTTGCCGTCAATAAAAGAGAAGATGAAGTCAAGTATCTTCTTCACCCAGTCGTAGCCGTAGGTTATATTGGCGGCGATACCGACAAAGATACCCTCAACGAGTACGCACAGCCATTCGGGAGTGAAGAAGGTAGGCATCTTGCCCATACCCCACGCTGCGAAGGTGACGAGGATAGCGATAACCCAAGACAAGAGTTCGTTAAACCATTTCTTGTCCACCTTGAACAATCTCTTGAAGAAATCGCTCAGTACGTTTACACTTGCAACCAACGATGTGATTGCGGCTAAAATCATCAGTTCCATAATCTTATTGTTTTTAAGTTAATAAATGGATTTATTGTGCTGTTATCTTGAACAGGAAGGTAGCGCCTGGCTCTATCGTGTCGGTGGTCGTTATCTCAAGATAGTAGCAGTCCTCATTGAAGATGCCGTTCTTGGTGTTGCCCGATGCATTCATACGGAAACCGTCAAACGTCTGGTTATACTTAATCCGTACCGTGTAGTTACCGCTCGTATAGTCCTGATTGGGATAGTTGATAGTCAGGTTTTCGAACACCGTTGTGGTGTTATGCGTGCTGTCAAACTCAGGAGTGTTGCCATTCATCACATACGGCTTGGTCGGCAGTTGCTTGTAAAGCGAGAGTTTGAAACCCATAAAGTTTGTAGCATTAGACTCAAGGTCAACGTAACTCTCGTAGTCATTGCTTGTCTTATAACACAAACCAAGCGATGCCTGTACCACTGCGCTGTTGCCGTTGGCTATAAGGTAGTCATTGGACAGGAGGAAGTAACACAATGTCCTGCTTGTGCTGCTGATAATTCTATTACCCACGGTGAACATCCAGTTCTCCACCTTGTCGCTCATATAGGCATCCTTGACACACCAAGCGTGCGGTGCGGTGGCGGTCTCGAACAACCTCACGTTCATAGTACGCGGCTGACTGTCGCTGTCGTAGTTGTTATAACGGCTTGTCAACGGAGTATCATCCGCGTTCTGCCGTAGGTCTTGGTCGTAGAATACCGCTGCGGCATACTTGGTGTTGTCGTCGTTGCCTATGGTCTTACTTGTGTTCTTGTTGATATACAAGGTATCACCGTCGCTGATTATACCAGTGGCGTAAGAACCGTTCAACGGCCATACTGTACGGTCAAAGGCAAAGGTCTGTGCGAACATAGCACGGCGTTCTATCACCTCACCTCTGTCAAAGAAAGGACTAATCTCTTTCCAAGAACTATCCATATAACGATAACACTGTCCACCATCGGAGTATATCTTACCTACCTCACCTGTTGAAGGTCTTGTACCTGACACTACCTCGTCCTCGTGGTAGCGGTAATGGCCCGCCTGACCGTAGCCGTAGTCGTAGTATTTCTCCGAATCCTGCGCGTAGTAGATGTTCGCACCGCCACTACCCGTACCCGTAGGTTTGGAAGCTGATGTATGAACGGTCATTTCGGTATAGTCGTTGTAGTAACCCACGTAATAATTCGCACTCTGCGGTTTCCAATAGTTCCAATATATCTTACCCGTGCTTTCATCCTTGTAATAGTCGCCTATTTCTGGTAGAGACTCCTTGTTCGGGACGTGTACCACCGTAGCCTGTACCTTGTCGAAGCCGCCGCTTCCCTTGCGCCATACATAGTATCTGTCGTCCTCGTTGTCGTCACCATAGTTCTTGTAATACACTGCTGCCGTTTGTGCGTTGCTTGAGGTCGGCCAAGCGTTAGAGGAATTAACGGATATCAGTTGCGTAGTATAAGCGGAAGAACTGGAGTAGTTACGCGGATTGATGTACTGATTCCACATATATACGAACACTTTCTTCGCAAACGCTTGTGTACCGTCATAGGACTCATTCGTAGTCTTGTAGACTATCGTCTCGCTTGGGAAGTCACTAAGCGTAGGGAATGACACCACCTTAACCTCGTTGTAAAGGTTGTTAGTCCTACGGAACACCTTACGTCCCTGTTTGACGATGTAGGCATCCTTTATGCCATTGTAGGCATCCTGTCCTTGCGGTAGGTCGTTCTTGGAATCTACCGCGCTGAAATTGTTGTCGGGCAGAAGAATGTAAGACTTGTCCGATGCCATACGTACATATTCTATGTAGGCATAGAACTTAGGCGTGCCATTGTTGAACAGCACCTGCGCATCCCTGTTGGTATCCAATAGGGCGAACTTGAAACCTACACCCTTGCGTTCTGGAGTATAAGAGGAATCGAAGTAGAAGCCACGGCTACCGATGTTCGCATTGTCGGCTGTGGCCTGGGATACGTATATGTCATAAGCCGTGCCGCCCATTGACACCTTACCGTCGTAGTTCTTCTGTCCTATGAGCATAAGGTTGGAATAGTCCTGATAGGTCAAGGACTGGGATATGACGGCAGGAACGAGACGTGAACAGTCGATGATGTTATTGGCCGTTATCGTAGTAGTCTGACTCTTCAACATACCCATAACGAAATAGGTCTTGAAAACACCATTATCGGCAAGGATACGTGCCGAGTCGGTCAGGGCCGTAACCTTCAGGCTGGCGGTCTCACCCGTACTCTTGTATAACGTCTTGACGGCATCGGAGGACTCCGAGGACAGGGGACTGCTCTCACACTTCACCATCGTGAAGATGTCGTGATAGCCGCTACCGTCACGATAGACGCCACGTACGCCAAGACCATAGACCTTCATATTCGTGCCTTGTTCCGATGCCGTGAGAGTCCAGAAAGGAAGATTGCCCAAGACACCCTTGACAGCACCGTCACCTTCCGCGCTGTTATAGACATAGGCATTGGTCTCCACGTTAGCGTAGTCCCTTGAATACATATTGCTGATGTCTTTTAGGAAAGCCAATGAGTTATAGGTATAGACCACAGGCAGACCCGTCACCTCAAGACGCGGTGCGTGCCACGTAGCCGCCCTATTGGAATAGCCGTCAAAGACAGCAAGCATATCGGGGTGCGTGTTGTTCAAGATGTTGTTCCCGAAGAAATCCTTGTAGATGTTATACCTCATCTGATAACTGTAATTCTGCCCATAGACACCCGAAGGGACTTGCTTGACGTACTTGAAAGCACCTACGTTATCCGCCCATAAGTTCCACTTGGGTTTACGGCCACGTATAAGGTCGCCATCATCGTAGTAATCGGTAGTTGATTTGTCGGCAGGATAAGTTATCGTAGCCCCTGAAGGGAGAGCGCCCGCGGGAAGGCAGAAAGCCGATTTGAAGGTATCATTTCCAACCACTACGGTCTCTGGTGTGTCGGCGTTCTTAAGCTTATTGACGTTGACCGATACGGGGTCGTCCCACCCTGCATAGTATTGGGCAGCTTCGCCACCGCCTCTATCCACACCGCCATCGTTGCAGAGGACGGCCATCAGTTGCGTGTAATACGTCCCGAAAGCCTCCTGTAAGTCGTGTAGCTGTATTCCATAGGTCACGTGGTCGCCCAGCCCTGCTGCTGCGGTGACACCCGTTATACTTGAGCCTGCTACGGCATCAAGGACAGTGGCATTACGTCCACGTGTCTCGAACATAAAAGGAGTGGTCTCGCTGTAGTCCACGTTACAAGCGTAGTAATGCAGGAAAGGTGTAGATGAAGAACCTGACGCAACTTGCAGGAACGTACCCGCTATCTCGTGTATCTTGATAGCATAAGTCTGTGAGGCAGAGGAAAGGCACACACCCGTAACATCACCGTTATTGGCATCGGTAGAGAGGATACAAGGATAGAAGTCACGCTCGGAGGTCTGTGAGGTCATAGCATTGGCCGTGGTAACACCATCATAGAAGGGCTTTAGATAGCCATTATCCGAATAGACGCCTATGTCGTGACGCTTACCGTCTATGGCTACCGTATGTACCACCGTGCCGCTATCGTTGTACCACTTGATGCTGCCGCTCTCGCACATAACACGCATCTTACCTGTGACTCCGAAGATAGGGCCTACGGCATCGGTAGCAAGTGAGCATCGTATGATAATCACAGATTCCGCGTTGAAACCTACGTGACTGGAGGTAGTCTGACCCGTGTTCTTGAGATAGTAGTTGTTCAGCCCTACCCACTCACGCGAGAAGTAGTTCATCGTTACGCTACCGACACGTCTGCTCGAAAAAGCCTCGTTATTGAGAAAACGTTTGACAGTCAAAGTATTCGTAGACTGTCCTCTTGGATTCCTTAGTAAACTCATATCTTTAATTGTTATCTGTTATTAATGACAAATCTGCTATCCCGTATGCCGCTACACCCATCAAGCCTATCACGCTGCCTTTTGAAGTGAGGTTCTTGCTTGAGTCTATCGAGGCAGCCTCGTTCGTTCCTATGTAGAACTTTATCGTGCTACCGTAGATATCCGTCAGCCTTGCACCTTCACTTATCTTCATATTACCCGATGCGTCAAGCGATAGGCCATTGGAGGTGTAACCACCTTTCGTTATTGTGAGGTCTCCGCTTATGTCGAACTTGTTGACTCCGCTCACCACCTTTGCCGTTGCGATATCCTGATAGTCATTGCCGTCATGCGCTGAAAGCACGACTTGGCTACCCCAGATGTAAGTGTCATACCCTTCCGCACCTGTCTCGTAGCCCAAACTCAACAGGTCGGTGTAGTCGAGTTTCAAGACCTCCCGATAGGTGCTGGCAGAATAGTCCTTGATGTAGATACCCTTGTCGTTATCCATCTTGACATCACCCACACCTGTCATATCACCGCTTATTGAGTCGGGTACTCCATTGGCTGTCCAGAAGGTCTTACCCCACGCGGTCTTGGAAACCGTTGTCAGACGCGCAGCGTTATTGGCTACACCTCCGTTGAAATAGCCGTATAGCTCGGTTATATTCTCCGTATGCGCGTCTATGGCTTGCTTGTTATCCTGCGCTATGGCGTTTACGCTGCCTATGCCCGAAGCAAGGACTCCCAATGCGGGGGTATCTAACTCTCCTATTGTCACCTTGCCTGTGCTGTCTACCGTAAGGCGCTCGGTCTCACCATTGGAGTAGAGTCTGATGTCCTTGCCGAATATCCTTGTGTCGCCTGTGGTCTTTTGTGAGTAGCCTATCACGAAGTTATTACCTGAGTTGTAGCTCAACAGGTTCGCCACTTGCGTTCCTCCTGAGTTCTTCCACCCTATGCCCACGTTGTTATTCATCACACCGCCCGTGAGCTTGAGATAGGACGTGCTTATGGTGTTCCCGTCCCCGTCCGCAATGGCTTTCTTTGCCTTGCCGTCCGTGAAGTACCCCTGCAAGGTGGTGACGGAACTCTTGGTGGCAAACAGGTCAACTATCTGCCCCCAGAGTTTCAACACCTCTTGTTTCCTTAGATAATCTTCTTTCGCCATAGTCGTTTATGAAGGAAGTACGCAATTCGTTGTTATCCAATCCTCGGTGATAGTACCAAAGGCAAACTCCTGTTCGTTCTGTCCGTAGGGGTTGTCGGCTACGGCAATCTCAAAGGCGGGCAAGGTCTGCGGTGTAGACGTTGTGTCGGCTTGCGTGGCTCTGAACTTCAAGTAGAACTTCTTACCGCCAATCGTTATGACGTGAGTGTCCATTGTGGAATCACTCATAGAACTGTAATGGCTTATGTCCATATCAGCCACCTTACCTGCCAAATGGTCTATATCCCAAGCGAAATCGTTTTGCTTTGCGCCATACTGTATGTCAGCCTTAAAGGGGGCTACCATCTCACCTTCGGGGATAGACTCTGTACCTAACACGTCTACTGGGTAGGTGGTGGGGAAGTCGTCTATCAGTTCGTATTCTATGGGAGTGGCGAGTTCGTAGTTGAGATAGACGCCGTTCATCGCGGTTTTGAATGTAGCTGCATCGGAGTATGAAGAATCAACAACTGTAATGCCATTTGTTCCTGAAAAACCCGCGATAGTCTTATCGCCTCTATTTTGAACTTGATTATCATAAGAGGTCGCCATTGTAACATATCTGCAAGACAATATATTTTCCAATACATTGAGTTGCGATGTTTTTTTGCCAAACCCTGTCGCAAAAAAGAAATTGTAATTAGGACTTTTATTCCACGACAGACTACCCAAATCTACGCTTCCAAGCCTCTGTATAAACTTCCGTCCCACAATCTCATCATACACACTTCCCGCCTTCTTCAATCCGTTGATGGTAATGATATTACCCTGTGAGTCTTTTACTCGGAAGGAGTTGAGGTTGAGAGGTAGGGTGTTCTTGCGGTAGGGTTCGTATGTGCCGTTCTTGACGGTGTCGGAAACACCAAAGTTTATTTTGAGGGCATCAATAATAGATGCGGTCACCAAACTTGTATTATCATAATTAAGAACCCATTTTGCATATCTTGCCGATGCAGGAGAAGTTGCGGTAATCAAAGATATATTAGTGACAGCACTTCTGCTAATAAAGCTGTAGGTAGCATCATACCATGCTATCCTAAGTCCGTGAAGCGAACTCCTTGCGCTCGCGCAATAAGACAAACCTCCAACGACGGGAATAAAGGTGTTTGAACAGGCCGAGACATCGGATGACGTAACATCACCTGTAGAATTTATATTTGTATTAGTGAATCCATTTGCCTCATCCCAAAGATTGAATCCCACCGTCTCCAGTCCGCTACAAGCATTGTTAATCAATTCACCTGCGTTGTATTCGGGGTTGGCTAATAGATAGCCGTAGTCGCGCTCAAAGTCTGCTACACTTGTTGGCTCATTTCCTGCGCCAAACATAAGGGTGAGGTCATAGAGAGTTACATTTTTCACAGTGAAGTTATTACTTCTTCTTATGAAAAACGTGTTCATATTATTTCCACTCGATGCGCTGAAATACGTATAAGCCTTTGACATTGTATTTGCTAAAGACTGAACAACCTCTATCTCTGTAATACCTGTGGCATAACTTGCACCATTTCCGCAAATAAAACGTGCCACTGAACTTGAATTAATGTAACCATATATGAGGTATTTATGGGTTACGACAGGAACATAGTTGCGAGAGTAATAAACTGCACCGTCACCGCTTCCACCATAGGTAAAGGAGAGAATGTTTCCACTTGCCGATATTGTTCCATTTACCGCACCCCAACCAGTCGTGCTTTCAAAAGTTCCATTATGCACATTCTGATTCCACACCACCGTATTACCCAACACCCTCTTTAATACACCACTTGAGTAAGGCTTGGTAAGTGTGCCACTACCTGTCTGACGAAACGCGAACTCCTGTCCTTCCTTGAGTTCGGTCTTTGCGTCAAGGGCTGTGGTGGCATAGGGTACGGTCAAGGTGTTTGCCGAGCCGCCTATCTTGGTCCAAGTGAGGTCGTCTCCGCTCGTACCTAAAGCGCCGACAAACTCCGATGCGTGGTGAGTATCTACGGTGTCTGAGTTGGTAGCATAAGGAACGGTAATAGCCGTCTGCGCCACACCACCCTTAGACCACGTAAGAGTGTTACCGCTAACACCCAAAGCCGTAACGTAGTCGCTATGCTGACCTATGTTAAGTGACGTCCTCAAGTCCGATGCGGTGATGTTCTTTGTCGTGCCTCCGATAGTGATACCGATAGCATTGGTAGTACCTGTCGTTAAGGCGGTAAACAATCCGCTCTTTGCTGTACCTTCAAGGGTGGCAGCGTTGATAGCAGAAGTCACCGCACTGCCGTTACCCTTCGTGACACTGAGGTTAGTGCCACTGATAGATACTGCGGTGACATAATCTCCGTGGTCGTGGGTTGAAGCCGTGCCTAAGTTAAGGTCGCTAATCTGTCCGTACACCCACGTCTGTGTCGCATATCCTATCAGGGACGGATAGGCAGGAAGGGTGATGATTCCCTCAACAGGAGAATATATGGTAGAGCCACCCTCGAACTTGATGCTCGTCACCGTACCCTGACCGCCACCGCTTCCTGCTGCGAGGTCAGCGATACCATAGGCTGCCACACCTCCTGCGGCATAGATGTCCTGCCCGCCACTGATGTCCTCGGTGGTCTTTAACCCTCCTGAGATGTCCAGCTTAGCCGTAGGCGAGCTTACTCCTATACCTACCTTAGAGGAACTGATATATACAAGGGAGTCAATGCTTGTCACGTCTGACATAGCACCGCTTACGTTTGCCGTGCCGTCAAAGCTCTGACCCCATATAGTCCTTGCCGTGGTGAGCTTGGTGCTTGAGAGAGCGTGTAGTGCGCTTGACCCGTCAAAATAGCCGTACAGCTCAATCACATCGTCCTCAACGGAGTCTATCTTCTCCTTGTTGTCATAGGCTACGGAACTGACGTCGCCTATAGCCGAAGAGAGTACGTTGACAGCATTCTCGGTGTCTGCCTTGACAGCGTAGTAACTGCCGTGCTGTCCGTCCAAGAGGTCAGCATCAAGACCACTTCCACTGCCGTCATTGGTCTCAGTCCATATCTTCTTTTCTTGCGCGTTATAGTCCCAGTAAGCAAGACCGTTAGTTCCAAATCCGAGGTAGCCGAGTACGCTACTACTGTTGGTGAATTTAATGGCCTGCCCAAGAGTAGTATCGTTCCTCTTGACTATAAGCACATCGCCAAAGTTGTCCGATGCGAAGGTCTTTGCGCCCGTTATGGATTGCGCAGTAGCAAGGGTGACGTAATCAGCCAATGAGCTTGCCGCAGCAAAGTAACTTGAGTCGTACCCATCGAGTTTGTCGGCATTATTCGCTACCCCTGTTGACATATTGAAGAAACCCTTGAGAGTGCCTATGTCGGTAACAAGAGAGGTAGTTATGCCAGAGTTGATAGCGTTCCATTGGTCTGAGGTAAACGAAGAGTTGTTCAGGGTATATTCATAGTCCCACGAACTGCCGTTCCACTTGTATCTCTTATACTTGTCTACTCCTGTGTTGGGTGTGTTCTCCACCTTGACAAAGGCATAGTCGTTCAAGTCCTTCGTGGTTATGGTAGCCAATGCTGTTGCGGCGGCGGCATCGGTATCATCGGTAGCTGTCACCGTACCCCTGAAGGTTGCCGTTGCCGTTGCTATGCTTGAGTTGACGAAAGACTTATCGGCTATCTCATTACCTGAGTTCCACAATGCGCTCGGTGCTTTGTCATACAAGGCCAAGAGATTCGTTTTCTGCGTCTGTGTCAAGCTCTGGTTGGTAGATGTCCACGTGATGTTATCCGCGCTCTTAGGAAGCGTTATAATGCCGTCTACGGGTGAGTAAATGCTACCGACGGTTATGTTATCGTAGCGTATGCCGACAATGGGACTGCCGCTACCGCCCGATACACTCAAGTCAGCGATACCGAAAGCCGACACACCACCGTCAGCCTCAACGTCTTTCTCTGAGTGTACGGTCTCCTTGAAGGTCTTTGCGCCTGCTATGGTCTGTGCGCCCGTAGTCAAGATACCTGAATGTGTGGCATCGGCTACAGGTAGAGCCACTGCGGTAGAGGTCTTGCCTTGTATCGTGATAGCCAGCTTGGGAGCATCAGTCGTGGTGTCACTAAACGCAAGTGAGGGTGTTCCGAACGCAGTCCACACGGGCACTCCGTTGTTCACACTCAAGAAATCTCCCGCGTTACCTATCGTCAAGTGACTCGGCTGCGTAGGTGTGTTGCCACTGCCACCCTGACTCGCAGCGTTCCAAAAGAGCAAATCGCCTTTGGCTGCGGGTGCTGCGTGAATGAAGTTGGCGACTATCTGCGCCCACAACGTACCAACATTGTTTTTGTTGGCATATTGACTCAGTATTTGTTCGTAAGCCATATCTCTATATTTTAATTCATTGTCAACATTGATAACAGGTCACTCTCAAGTATGTGGCAGGGCTGCGCAAGTGTCTTATACGTCAGCCTCACCACCTTCGTTCCGTCCCAAGCACCTGCGGCCTTGTTCTGCTCAAACCTATAACCACGCGCTACACCCATTCCGTCAGTAACCTTGCATACATCACCTCTATAGTAGCTCTTGCTTGTAGAGAACTCGTCGAGGTCATTTATTCCTATATCGCCCTTGAGTATCGCTACAGACTTAGCCGATGCCACCTTCGTCAGGTCTTCCTCTTCGGAGTCGTCCAAGTCGTTATAGGCTACTACATCGGGGACATCGGGTATGGTTATGTTTACCTCCCTGTTTACAGGGGTCTGTGTCACACCATTGACTTTGATAGCATCTATCTTGTTCTTCTCCGCACCCGTCTCTATGCCGTTGAGCTTGGTCTTGTCGGCGGCGGACATAGCACCATCGTTGCCTGTGGTAGCAAGGGGTATATTAACCACACCATCTTCGTCACCAAGAGGAGTGCCGTTGATGTCTATCTCGGTAATAGTGCCGCCCCCTCCTCCGCCGACGATAGGCAGATCTGGGATACCGCCGGCTGCCACACCTCCGTTGGCGTATATGTTTTTTCTGGAGTGTATGTTTCCGGACTCATCGATATCAGCACCGTAGAGTCCGTTGCTGTCTTGACTGAATAGTGCACCGACGAGCATCTGCGGTCTCTTGGAGAACGATATGGTACCATTGAAGGTGATGTCGTTATCCGCGGTGTCGTTATAAACCTTGGAGATGTAACGGTTGTCACCGATCCTCATCACGGTATTCTCCATAGTGACGGTACTCATACCGCTACCACCGGCCTGCAAGGTGCTTGTGATCTTATCCACCGAAGCAGCGACCTTCTGCAGGGTACTCTGCTTGGGTTCGTCATTGAGTACGATCTCCACCTTACGTGTCAGGTTGTCGCCCATGTTGATCGTCACAGAGTCTATGGTGACGCTCTCCTCTGGTGTGGTATCGTTGGGTGTATTGGGGATGCCGTAGAACGACAGCTTCAGACCGGCATAGAGACGCCAATAGATACTCTTCTCCGGAGTACCGGCAGCGACCATATTATCATAGTTACGCTTGAGGAATACGTCATCTATCGACGGCTGATAGTGGAAGTGTGTGGAGCCGTTCTTCGACATCCATTCAGTAGCAGCGACAAGCAGACGCAGCTCAGCAGCCTGGACGTAAGCATCCGGCATATCGATACCGGTGATGACAAACGCATCGTTAGCGGCGAGGACGTAGTTGGTGTTCGGATAGTAGGTGTTGAGACTCGTATCCTGATCACGGGTGAGAGTCAGCTTATAACCCTTCTTACCCTCATACTCCACCTCTTCGATATTCTCTCCTATCTGGAACTCACGGCCTATACAGAGGCCACTCTTCATACATATCTTCGGGGTGTCGCCGTTGAACTGAGCGGTAAGGTTAAAGCCCATATCCTTGATGTAGATATGGAACGGCACGTTACCGCTATCTATCTCGTCCATGGTACACCATACGTATTTCGGTATGTATTCGTGGTGGGTACCCTTGTTGGTAACGCCATAGATAAAATTACAGTCACGAATACCCTCCAACTTTTCGATGATTGGTGTGAAGGTTACAGTGACCTTGGAGGTCTCGGTAACCTTAATCTCCTTAACCTTGGCGCTATCCAGGAACAGGGCGTCAGGTATAGACGGCAGCTTGACCCATGCGTCGCTCGAATACCAGTCGGAGACATACTCGGCAATGGTGCTGGTGACACTACCGGCGTTGGTGGTCTGCTTGACACGTATGATAAATCCTACCTTGGGAGCGAGTCCTTCGATAGTGGTATTATACCAATAATACGGCTCCTTGGAAGCATAAGGAGTGAAGGCGTATCTGCCGCTCACTACGTTATTGACATGAAACAGCTCTTCTTCATCGCCATACAGGTAGTCTTCTTCCTCGTTCCATGAGCTGATATTCATATATATCTGAGTGGCTATCTCCGCCGTCTCCTTGGTACCTTGTGCCTCGTCATCACGGCCTACAGACAGTATACCGTTACCAATGTTGGCATCATCGACCATCTCGCCGTCAGCGTCATAGCCGATAGCCAGGATGCGGTTTATCTTCTCATCTGTGCCATATACAGGGAAGGCGGACTGAGAAGGTGTCTCGGTGCCGTCTATATCCTTCAGTCCTGTGGCGGCACGCAGCTCGTCATAGGTGACATCCTCGATGGTTGGGTATATCTCCTTTATCTTACCGTCGGAGCCGTCGAAGCGCACAGTAGCCTCACGTATTCCTTCGGGCTGACCGGCAGCATCGTTACCTTTGTCGATGTAACCGTCGTTCTCAGGACCGAGGACAGCGTTGAGCGTAGAGGGGCGTCCGTTGTTATGCCCCCACTTGGTGTTTGCCGACGGCAGATCGGTAGGATAACCCTCAGGGAGGAACGTATCCGGAAGCTGGAGAGTGAGAGGAAACAGCGTCTGCGGCAGGTTGGGATAGTGTTTGTTATAGTAACGGTACGGCAGGTTCTTACTTGAACCCAAGACACGCAGACGTGTCACTATCTGCTGTTGGCTATCCGATATCTTCTTTATCTCGAAGAGACCCTTGCCGTCAGCGTCATGCACAGGATAACCCTTACCATATCCGAACTTGAAGATGTCAGATGAGGTGTCACCCGTGATGTCGGCCATGTCGTAGCCGATGTATATGTTACGTCCTTTGACGCAGTAGTTGATGTCGAAGGTGTTCTTGACCTCAGCCAACGCCTGTGAGACATATTGGTTGTTGAACAACAGCTTCTTATCCTCGGTGTGGGTGGTGGTGTAGTTGACATATATATGCCATACGTCATCACCATAACGGCGGTTGAGGTTAGCCAATATCTTATCCGCCAACGTAGCCACAGGCGTACGTACTACAGTCGTACCTTCTATCACCACCGATGTCTCGCCGCAGAACAGCTCGAACACCGCACTTCCGGTATAGTTAGTACCTTCCGATGCGGAGTGATCACCCAGGACCACGTCGAGCATCTGGCAGCGTGTTAACTCATCCTGCAGGGAGTTTATCTTCACGTTCTCATAGACGTAGGAGTCGAGTCTCTCGGCACGACCTGCCTTCTGTGTGACGGACGGTATGTAGTTGAGGGAGAATATCTCACCGCGGAAGACGCAGTAGTCACCTATAGCCCACGCCACCGGCACCTCGGAATTCAGGGTGAAGGTGAGGAACTGCTCACCCATAGCCTTGTCCTGGAAGGTCCACTTGTTTATAACAGCACGAACATAAGTATGAATCTCTTCATCCTCTGTCACGTCGTACATCACCACGAGAATGTCGTGGGTCAGTGAGTATGTTGCAAGCTGCTCCTTATCGACGCGACCTGTGGATGACAACACGCCGGCTACGACCAGCTTCTCTATTATCATGCTGTTCATACGCTCCAGGTTAAGTCGGTTACTACTCCCGTCTGTTGATCCTCAACAGGTGTCACGTCTGTCACAGGGTCATTGATATCAAAGGTTACAGAGAAACGGGCCAGGCATTCGTCATCCCATGGGTCGCAGAGGAAGAGTTTAGGATCTACCTTCTTGACCGTAACATCCTTGCGACCTATTGCTGTACGCTCGTTATAAATAGCCAACCTGCCGGTCTGCACGCCACCCGACTGACCTGGCGCCTTGGCGTGTCCATATAGGTAGTCTATGAAAGCCTTGATATCCGTGCGGATCTTTCGCTCGTCGGACGCCTCAGCCTTGTAATCATCCTTACCTACATACATGAATTCTACATCAAGAGTATAATCCTTGATAGGTAGGCCACCATCGGGCGTAAACACGTCGGCACCATGATAACCGGCCCAATCACGTTTGGGTAATTCCTTCGCCTCAGGTTTGTATTTGAATGGAATTTCCTGACAGATGATACCAAAGGATGTCAGAATGTCCACTACATTTCCTTTGGTGTAGTTAAGGCCATCAAAAGCCAATTGCTGTATATATGTCTTAACCTTCTCCATTACTGTAAATAAATTTTACCAAAAATAGCATATATAATAGAGATTTATAAAGCGTTTCAATTGGTAATGTGATGATTGTATGTGTATGTTTTAATACAACTCATTTTTATTGGAATAAAAGATTGTTATATTCGCGGCATGAATAAACTGAACACAGAACTTAAAAATCAGGCGATAGCGTTGGGTATGTGTGCCCAATGGCAGAAGGATTGGAACGAGGATTGGGATGTAGATAAGATGGCTGAGATGATGTTCAAGGGTCTCAACTTTTGCTCCAAGTATCACTATCCGAGCAAAGACTTCCTCATCTCTCACTTCGACAGATCTATACTCCGCAGTAAGAATATCGTCGCCGACGACCGCTACAGCCTGCTTAATCCTGAGAAAGCTCTTATCACTGGCAACTCAGAGAGCACCGTTCGCTACAATGGAATATCATCAGGTGTCATACATATACAGGATACTTCATCCGTCAAGGTGTCCGCCAAGAACAGGAGCTTCGTCATCATACATCTGTTCGACAAGGCTCAGGTGACGGTGGAGAAAGAGGATTTGGCGAAGGTCTTCGTCGTCCGTCATTCTCCGGACACCATTCTTAACGCTGACAAGGATATAAAATACAAAAACCGTTTCTGACCTGGATTTTTTACTATTTTGATTTTTCGCATTAGAGCAAAAAAGGTGCCATCCGAGAAGACAGCACCTTTTGCGTTTTTTTTGTAAGTATTTGTCTTATTCCGTAGATATCGACTTGATCCTGGAGCCGTTGGATACCGCATCGAAGATACTATGTATCTCGTAGATCATATCCGCCATACCTCCAGGTTCGACGATAGCATCACGTATATCCTTTACGTTGGACTGAATCAAACTGATGTTATTCGTCATACTCTTGACGTAATCATCGATGTATGTGGGCCACATCTCATTGAGATAATGCTCCAACATCGTGCGCTGCATCGCGACATCCTGCATGGTGGTAGCCACATAACCGGCAAGTAGTCCTGAGGTCTGCTCAGAGGTACCCTGTACGCTCGCTGAGAGTGTCTTGGTGTCGGGGTTACGGAGAGAGCCACCCATCATCGCGTTCATACCCTCATAAAATTCCCTGGCGGCGGTAATCATGAGGTTACCCTGCTCATCAAAGAAATCCTTAGACTTCTCTACGAGTTTCTTAGCTGAGCCTTCGGGGTCATTGAGGAGTTCTTTGGATGATACGGTACCACCTACATACTCGCCTTTATCGTTTTGGGTACCGAAGAGCTGCTTCTGCAGTTGATCCATCATCGGCTGCAGAATACCTATCTTCATCATCTGACTCGTTACGCTCTGCATGATAGAACGGACGGTGTCCTCGTAGGCTTTGGCTGCGTTCTCGCCGTTCTCGAAAGCATTCATGAGAGCATCGTTTATCTGATCAGCCCATCCTTTAATGTCGATACCCCACAGATTTTTTGCCAAATCCTGACCAAAATGTATAATTTGGTCATCCAACTCAGCAATCTGCTGTTTGTAGGATTCTATTTGTTCCTTAGAGCCATCCTTATCTCCTTCTTCGGTACGCAAATCACTGGCGGCACGATCTCGTTGAGCCAAGAGAGATGCGTATTGCGCCATATAAGCACTTCCACTTTCTTCAGCTTCTTCCATAGCCTTAATAGTGTGCTCGCTATATTTGTTAGCCTTTGCTTGACTGAAGGCCACTTCACTCTCATACTTTCTCAGTTCTTCTTCTGTCATATTGGACGTATCGACATCCTTTAACTCTTTCAACCTCTCTCGCCCCTCTTTGTGGCTTGCTATTTCAGCGGCAAAATAGCTTTTCGTCTGGTCATCCATCGATGCATACCCTAAAGAGCGTTCCGCTATCTTATCAAGGTTTTTATTGATATTATTTAATTTGTCAATGAGAAGTTTGTTGCGTTGATGCGTTTCCTGGGCATCAAGATGTTGCACTTGGAATGCACCGACAACCATACCCAAGGCACCTCCTATTATACCGCCCCACACTCCTCCTATCTGTGCTCCCGTCGACACTCCGTTGTATAACGAGCTCAGCATCGTACCTGCTTTCTCTAAACCCGATCCTGTATCCTTGTCACCTATCGCGTTGAAGAATTCCTTGGAGTAGTTCATAGCAGAAATCAATTTGTTTGCTGCATTCTGAACTCTCTCAAGAGCGACAGCCATCTTCTGTGCCTCATCAGCCAGAATCTTAGCGGCCTCAGCGTTCCTCTTATTCGTCTGATATGCGGAATCAGCATCCTCGGAGTATTCAGAGGCACCCATCTGATTCAGGTACATACTCTGCAAAGAGCGGTAATATGAAGCACGACCTTCAAAGCCTCCCCGTAATTGAGCTTCAAAAGCGCTACCGGGTGCACCGATACGACTTTGTTCAGCAGTATCAAGACGCTGCTTCTCAGTCACATACTGCTCTTTGGATATATCGCCATGTCTGAGCATCGACTCGAGAGTGGCGTCGATAGATTTTTTAACCTCCTCAAACTTATCGCTTGTCATAGCAACAGCGTTGTTCATGGCATTGATATAGTTGGCGGAGAGCTGGAGCTTCTTATAATCACCCTGAGCTATGGCGCGTCTGTTGGCTTCAGCTTCTTGTTCGGGAGAGATACCTTTCTTGCCTTCTGTCTCTTTATACAGATTAGCGAGACGGAGGTTGGCTCCTATCTGCTCACGTACTTCTTCGTTGATGTTATGAAGCTGATCTTCGTAGGACTGACCGCCACCCATGAGTCTTGCGAACACCTGCACATCCGATTTGATGATCTCACGTTGCAGCTCCTGCCATTTCTGATACGCATCTACGAGACCGTTGATTTTGGTTGCATACTTATCGACGTCATCTGTGTCAGGTATGGCATTTTTGAACATATCACGTATACCTTCCTCGTCAAGTGACAGATCGAGTTCTATACCTGAGAATCCTGCATCGGATATCAAATCCTCAAGGTTGATACGTGCAGCGGCCGCCTCGGTACTAACCTCCATTTCACTTTCAGACATACCGGCTATGTCATAAGCCATCTGTTGATCATGGGTGGCCTCCAGGACGGACCTGTAGAGATCCCACCTCTTATCCATATCATCAAGGGTCTTCTTGATTATGGAACTGAACTTCTCTGCTGCCTTGGTGACGTTATCGTAATTGATATCGGTAAGTAATGATACAGCCTGACGGTATACACGCAGAGCCTCCTGACCGTTATTCTTGGCCGGGTTATTCTTCTGTTTGTTATAAAGTTCAAGAGCGGAGTCGCGTATCTGCTCCACATACTTCTTGTAATCGGCTATATCCTTGATGTCGAAATCAAGCGGTATCTTGTTGTCGGTGCGCCACTGCTCGAATATATCCTGATAACGTTCGTTGACCTTCTCCAACGCCTTGTCATGTCCGACCAACTTCTCCCATTTGTCATACCAATCGTAGGCTTCCTTCATGATGCGAATACGCTCATCCCACCGCTTCTCGAATTCTGCTTTATAGCCGGTACCATCACTTTTTTTCTTATCTTCGCCGTATAGGAATCCGTACTCCTTGGCTGTTTCCTCGAGGAGAATAACCTTATTCAGTTCTTTGCTCAATTCCTCAAGTCCTTCTCTTGTCGCGGGATTGAGGACTGTTATATCAAGACGTTTTGCAATATCATCCCTTACTTTCTTGAGTTGTTCGAGATTGCCGGTCTTGACTTTCAGGTCCGGTTCGATATTAATTCCCCATTTCTTAGACGCAGGCTTAAAGAGATTTTCTATTGTTTTAGCCATGTCATCATGCACTTTCTTCATGGTCTCACCGAAGAAAGTACCTATATCATCGGATTCTGTTGCTTCGCGCACTCTGTTGGTGAATGCGTTATAAAATTCCGAGTAACCCCATTGATCCTGACCTTGCTCATCCTGATATTTGAATGCGCCCTGCAGTTCCTCCTGCCATGCCTGACGGACAGAAACCATTGATTTCGCCGAAGTCTGCAATTCTTCCACAAAACCGTCGCCCCAGAAAGAGGCAACATCTCGACCGGCCTGTATCCATTGTTCTTTAATGTTACCGGCTATTCCCGCTGCTGCATCAAAAGCCTGCCCTTGCGTCCAGTTGGGATTATTCTTGATAGCATCGGACATACTCTTGCCGAAATCGCTCATAAACTCAGTTGTCAGGAACTGAGTGTAATCATCATTACCCAGCCTGCCACTGACATTGCGAAGCAAGGATTCAAACAGTGTGCGTGACACATCAGCACTGAGATTGGCTCCCTCCATAGACGACGTGAATCGGGTACGCATTGTGGCGATACGAGTTTCATAGCTATCGACATTAGCGAGTGCAGTCTCCAACCCTTTGGCGACATTCTCAATGTTAGCCTCAAGATCACTCTTTGATTTTACAGCACTTTTTCTGAAGAGGTCACCGAAACGCCATGGGTTACCGGAAGAAGCATGAGATTGGTATGCGCCATTACCGGTAAGATCCATAGCTTTGACATAAGTATCTTTGAGACCTTGTGACCATGAGAGGAACAACTGATATCTGTCGTCCTCACTCAAAGAAAGTGTGCTGACGAAGTAATTCCTCAACTCTTCAACTTTTGAAGCCAGATTGCCGTCTCCCAAAATACCGTTAAGTTCCTTATTGAAACCGTCAACCAAGTTGGGTGTCAGCACATCATCATCGCGCATTTCACGCAATCTCTTGCCTATGCGCGTGATGTTGTCAGCATAATCTTTAAGGTTGGTCTCCAAAGACTCCATGCCTTTAAAGAAACCTCCCTTACTGCTATCTGCAAAGACATCCTCGTATGCGGAGAGGATATCCCCGGACTGACGGTAACTCTCCATCTTACGTATGATAGCCTCAAACTGTTCTTCCTGGCTCTGCAGTTTGAATATATCCACCAAATCTCCTTCGTAGAAAGGTGACATGGATTGCAGCTTGCGTTTCAGCTCCTCGAGCTCATAACCGAGATTCAGCGAACGCATGGCATCTCGGTTGAACTGTATGTTATTGGTAGTAACTTCACTACCATTCACATAGCTTTTTGTCGGCGAGATGTTGATGGCACCGCCATTGTACTTCTGTAATATTCTATCTATTTCGGCAGCAGAACGCTCGGCAGACTCAGCCATACTCTTGGCTACGCGCTCGGCTTCACGCGACATAGACGTAAAATGGGTGATGATACCCGCTATAGCAGCAATGGCAGCGGTAATCCAGGTAGTAGAAGATGTCAGGATATTTTTTATGGAAGATGTTATCTTTCCGAATCCTATTTGTACGCCCTGTAATGTCACGCGACTGAATATCTTTGCGCCTTCTACACCTGTTTGATTGACAGCAATCATGGCGAGCTTCAATGCACCGAGAGGCCATATGAGGGTTTTGATAACTTCGCCGTATTTTTCCCAATTGCCGGTGAGTTCGTTGAGCAGGTTGACGCCGGCACGTAGTATGCCTTTGTTCTGCTCACCCATCTCCGACATCATGATGTTGTAGTTGTTACGCAGGTTACGCAGCTTACCGCCCAAGGTCTCAAACTGACGCTCCTGCATATTGAAGAACTTACCGCCTTCGCGGTCCAGATCCATGATGACTGCGTTGACATCCTCGAATGAGATGTCACGCTTTGCCATACGTTTGAACACATCCTTACGTGTGACGTGTTCCGCGGCACGGCCGGCACGCTCCTCTGCGTCGGCGAGACGGTTATAACGGTCTGCCAAGCCTCCGATCATATCGATACCGGCGGTCTCAAACTGACGGTTCTGAATACCGGAAAGATAGCCGTATGAACGGGTGTGACCATAAGCCAGGATGAGTCGCTGCACGTCAACGGAGAGACCGGCGCCGATATCAGACAGGGCTTTCATCGTGCCGTACAGATCCTTTGTCTCGATACCGAAGGCAGAGAGCTGACGTGTGGATTTCATCAAATCCTGGAAGGTGTACGGTGACATCTGTGACATATCACGTATGGTGCCGTACAACTCGTTGGCCATCGACGCATTACCGATGATAACCTCGAGAGAGCGTTTCTGCAGTTCCAGCTCACCGGTTATTTGTGCCATCTCTGATGCGAAACGGCCGACGGCGTAAATGGACAGGTAACGCCCCATCATACTTTCAAGCTGACTGATAGCCGATGACTGCTTGTTTGTCTCTTCATTGGTTCTGCGCGTCTGCTCCTCCTGTTTCTTCTGCTGCTTCTCAAAGTCACGGCTGGCTTTCTCGGCCCGGCGGGTCGTCTGTTCCAACTGCTGCAGGCTTCCGTCTGCGAGTTTAGTCTGGGTGATGGTGCCTTTGATATCACCGAGTTCCTTCGACATATTACCCATGAGGTTGGAGCCTGTCTTGGTACCGGTACTCTTGAGGAAACGCTCATACTCGGTACTCAGGTTAGAGAACTGCTTGGTGAGCTGCTCGATCTGATTCATGAAAGTCGAGAAGTCATCTGTCTTCAGGGCCGTCTTGACTTTCTCTATTTCATTACGCAGGTTAGTAAAGAACTGCTCGACATTCTGGGCTTTCTTGCCGCCGAATGCAGATGATATATTCTTCGCAATATTCTTGAAATCGTCACTTTGGATAAACCTCTTGAAATCCTCGAATCCCTCAACAGCGAGAGTGATCGTGGTTTTTTTTGATATAGACTCCAAGATGGTCTGTATCTGTTCTAAAGTTCTCAGGGCTGTGCCCTTTATCTCGGTTTCAAACTGAAGAGCATCCATATTATCGTGTTTTGTTGTTTAATTGTTTCAAATGTAAGGATAGTTTACTATGAAATTGGTAATCATCACAATAAAATATAAACGTAATAAACTGATTTTACCAAATAAAACAAATAATGGAGACCCAAAAGCCCCCATTATGTATGTCAGATTTTTTTCTTCTCTCCCGTCTGAAGAAACGTATTCATATCAATCGAGATACCTTTTCGCTTCTCTTCCTCCTTGCGGGCCTTCCATCGTGCGTAATCACGAGCGGCTTCCTCTGCGGTCTTGGTATAACCTTTTTCTCCGGGCTTGGGTCTCTCTTTGTTTGCCTTGTAAACGGTGAGCGGGAAGTCTGTGTATATGAGCTGGATCTGGGCCGCTGTATGACCCCATGTGTAGCCCCATTCAGGCACCTCCCATATCCCGAAGAAATAGCGGGACATCAGAAGGTGCTGACATTGCTTACGGTCTAAGTAGGCTGCTCCGTACTTTGTGCGAGAAGGGTAGCTTCTACTTCCGCCGTCCTCATCTGCATCAGCGTATCCCTTGCCTCGGTCAAGGATATGGTAGTCCTGTAGAATTGCATCAGCGGAACTTTTTTTTTACCGACAAGAAGTATCGGTTCGAGCTGTATATTGTCATACTGCCTGATATAATAGAACCACCTCCATCTGATCCAATACCAAAAAAAGAGTTTCCAATAGCCGTCAAGGGTGATGATTGCAGCGGCTTTGCAAGCCAGCTTGTTGTCTTCAAGAATCGAATCTAAAACGTCGCTTCCCGTTGTTTTTTGCTCCTTTTCCACGTTTTTCTTGTGTAGGAGCAGGCGAGTCAGTCTTGTCAACTGGCCGTTTTTCAGCCACCTGATCTTGTATTTTTTCTTCGTGCGGAGTATTGTCACCTCCGTTGCGTCGTTGTTTGTCAGAGACAGGAGTAGCATCTGCGCATCTATCTCCGGCTGTGTTATTTTCGGTTCCTTTGCCATAATTTGTTTTCTCCAAATATGTTTGCAGTCTCTTTTCGATAGCCGCCGAGACTACAGCGGTGAATTTTTCAAAGTCATTGGATTTTATAGCGTCATTGACACATACTATACCCTTGGCATTCATGATGGTTTTCTCCACATCTGCAAGTGGCATAGTGTTGTCGGCATACGACGTATTGTTGGCTGTCTCAACAGCAGATCCGTGAAAAAGCTGATAGTAAGCGAAGAGATATTGGTTGTAGTTCTTCCAATCACGGTCCCGGGTAATGGAACCCAGGATGTTGGCGGGGAACAAATCCCATACATTCTCATATGTTGACTTGAGCATAGGAGTGACGCCATGACCGAGGGATATCCATGTATCCTCTGTTATATCTACACCAAATAACTTCGCTAAAAGTTGGGTTTCTTCCTTACACACCCATGCGAATTGTGAGAAATCCTTAGGAAGTTTCATATACTGCTTGTACAGGCACGGACCTTCTTCAATAAAGAAATCCGACTCCTGCATCGGCGACACAGGAAACATATCATCATTTGAGTATATGAAGCGCTCCTGCAGCCCGGGTATGCGATGCAAGAACATCTCGATGGTGCGGCTGTTGAAGGTGGGCAGGTACTGAGGCGGTATAAACTCGTGATGATACACGACATGGATACCATAGTTATCCATCCATGGTCTTTTCTGACTCTCGCGGGCCAAGAGGATATGTATGGTGCCGACAAACGGCATGAAAGCTCTTATGCAACGCACAAGCAGCTCCTCTGTTCCCATACTGCGCCAACGTGTGACGTTGTTATTGGAGTCGTATTTAATCCAATGACACTGACGGAATGAATCGCGCCATTTGAGGTCGTTGTCGAAGACCATCGGGATAATATAATCTATCTTCATACCTGCGGATAAAAGGAAAGACGGCACAGGCTGTAACACCTATACCGTCCTTCTGGTTGATGTTTAGTTGCCCTCGCCGGTAACGCCGTCGAAGATACCCATTGCATCGGGAGCACTTGATGCGGCGTTGGAGCCGGTCAGGGTGATACCGATAGGCTTTGCGGTGTCGGCGGAGTCGAATAGGATGGAAGCCATCAGCTTCACCTTCTTGATGGCGAACATCTGATTGGCCTCATCGTTCAGGGCTGCGATACCAACTGAGAAAGCCTTCTGGGTCTCAGCGAAGGTGTAACCCGCTGACGGAGTGAACTTGTACTCACCGGCACCGGCGTTGATAACAGCCTTGCCGAGAGCTGTAGAACCGACATCAGAGATGCTCTGGAATCCGCAAGCGGCCAGAACGTCGTCGTTGATGGTGGGGATGAACAGGTTGATCTCGGTCTCACCGGGAGTCATACGGCTGGTCCAGTCGCCTGCGATGCCGTGAACCTTGTAGTGGTCGATGCTCGGTGTTCCGCCGTTGTAGGTGAAACCGCCATCCTGAGCCACAGGGAGTTCGAGGATATCGCCATTGGCAGCAGACTTACCAGTCATATCGAAGTTATCACCAAAGCCACCTTTGATGAAGAACAGGTGGGATATACCCACGAATGCCTTGTTCTGATAATTAGCTACTTTGCTCATAGTTGTATTGTTTTGAAGTTAATCGAATTTCTTACCTCGTATAGTGAACGAGATCTGCGTTACCTGATAGCCGTAACCATCTTCTCCTTCCATCATTATCTGCGGCCGGGTGGCTGCAATATGCTCTCCGGAGATAGGGAACTTCTTTATGACTGCATCAACGACATCAGATTGACTCTCGATATTGAGGGTTCCGTCATCCTTGGCCTTGCAGAAGACAGTGATGGTTCCATAGCACTGCGGCATATTGGTCAGGTCGCCTGCAATGAGGTTGCGGAGCCTCGAAGCGAGATTGATGACAAGAAAAGTCTTCAGCTCGGTCTTGGTCTGCTTGGGACGACGACCCAAAGAAACTTTTTCTGCGACTTCCTTCATCGGCTGACAAAGATCATCGTAGATGAGATAGAGCGGAGTTCTCTTCTTTTCTGCCATAGTCGTCAATTGTTGATACATAAATAAGTTCTCGCTATTTTCTGAGCCTCAGCGTAGGTTGCCAATATACCGGTGGTGTGACGAAGTTTCTCAATGAAATCCGCATACTCAACGGGATAAGCAACCACGATATCGAAGATATTCTTGCCTTTCGGCCGGTAGGATTGGAAAAACCTTACGGCATCTTCTTCTCCCCATCCTCTGTTCGTCTCGACAGTAGGCACGTAATTGGATTTCGTGCTGTCATAATCGGGATCGAAGTGATATCGTCCGGAGCGTGTCATCTTAACCTGAATGGCAGGCTCGAGATATGATTTCGAGTAGTATGCGTATTTGGGCAATCCTTCACGGTACAGACCAACTACAATCGAGTTGATAAGGTTTCCGGTGAAGTTATGTGCTCCAGGCGCATTCTTACGTTGTTCTATCGCTTCAAGACAAAGCTCACTGCAATACTGAGTACAACGCCTCTCGATCTCATCCATCACGGCCTTACGGAAAGCCTTGACTTTCTGAGCCGCCTGATATGGGCTAATTCCTGACATACTTCCATAAGATGTGAGTTCCGAGATTACTCGGACGGATATCTATTATCTGTCCGTATTCAGTGTAACCGAATTTATGGAGTTCAATCTTGTCGCCCTCGCGTGGGATATTCTGCTCCGTCCACTCATCCTGTTTGAGAGGCAACGCGAGATTCCTATATGATGCATTGACGTCTCCGTTGTCTGATGTAGTGTCACGGTTGTATCCCCTGCAAACACCTTCATACAACACGACAACCTCCGAAGAGGGTTCTTGTTGTTCTTGGTTCTGCTGTTCAACCTCCTGCTCTTCCTCGTCGGCCATCGGGTTATCAGTCATAGGGTCGTCGGTGACGGTACCCGGCTGATCGCTCATAGGGTCGCTCTCAGGACGTCGCAGGATACGACAGGTATGAGGGAAACGCGGATTGTTTACTCTTGCCATAGCGGTTATCTCGAATATTTCCTTATCTTACGGAACCCCGTGCCCTTGAACTTCCATTTGGGAGCCAAGGTGTCAACGCGCTGGTCGGTGATACCCCATTTCTTCAACAGGTCACGGGCCAACAGCAGGAACTGCTGCATCTGCAAGGGAGACCATTGCTCGCTTCCTTCCGAATGTTCCCAATCGCCGTCTTTGTCTGTCACGCGCTGTGACGAGACGGGATTCATCGCGATACGGATATAGAAGTAAGCCTGAGTCAGATCCTTGTCTTTCTCCGTGAGATTGGAGAACGGGGTGCCGGCATCAACACCTGCGTCGGCGAGGACACCTTTGACGGTATCCTCACTGACGTTGGCGTTGGTTGACAGGCCACGGATATAATCCTCAACGCTGTAGACTTGTGTCTCGTTCTCGGCCATCGGTCAAGGGTTTACGCCTGATCCTTCCAAACGGTTACGATACCGTGGTCGTTCACGTTGTTGAAGACAGGACCTGCGAACAGCTCGCAGTCTACAACATTCTCGATAGGACGCTCACTCCATGAGTTCAGGACTGCGATGCGGTCCTCAACAAATGAGTAGCGGTCAGAAGCGGTCAGACCACCGGCCTTCACACGGTCAACGTAGACGCTGTTCATGCACTTCATCTCAAAGAGACGATACTGACGTGTGGCAGCGACAAGGTTGTGCTCGTCGAAGGCAGGAGCATCAGCGACAGGCTTACCGTCCTCCTCGTGACGTGACTGGAAATCAATCACCTGGAAGGGCCAGATCTTCATGTCGTTGTGCATCCATGTGAGGACGTCGTTGCGGACAACCTTCACATCATTCGGATGGAAGAAGTTCTTGTTGGCTGTGTAAGCCTTGACAACACTCGGATGAACCAAGATCATGTCAAGCAGTCTGTCAGACAACTTCCAGTGATCAACACCGAGATTACGGGTCTTGGTGTAATATCTCTGCAGGAAGAGGAAGTCTCCGATAACGTCGGCGTCGGGATTCGGAACGAGCTTAGGCTCGGCTCCGGAGGTATCCCAAATGAACCAATCTTTATCGGGAGCCACGAAGTTCTCGTCGGGGATCTGGAACTTGAAGTCGAAGTGATAACCATCGACAGCAACATCATGAATCTCTCCGGTTGACATAGCCTGCAGGGTCATATACGAAAGCTCGTTATGTACACCTCCGAGCATATTGCTGGAGTTCTGAATGAAGGCATCGATGATCTGATCACCAAAGGTGGTGTTATTCAGGTTGGCGACACGACGCAGTTCGATCAGGTCATCCTGATCAATCTTAAAGCCATGACCCAACTTGGGCAGTGTACCTCCGTACATCTCCCAACCCTGAGTAGCACGCTGCGGCTTCTCGGAATGGGTACCGAGGATGCTGGCACGTACCAGGATAGGAGTCTTCTTGACACCCTGCTTCCACTCTCTCTCGTTTGACGGCTGTCCCCACGAAGCAAACTGACGCCATATAGCATTGTTATACTTGGCGTTGACAGTATCGAGGATCAGACCGAAGTTCTCAGCGTCTACAAACTCATGCAGACCTGTAAGTCCATAAAGTTTTTGGTCTCTCATAATCTAATCTCCTTTAAGTTTACTTGCGGTTTGAGAAACGGAAATAGCACTCGTTGTCGCGGAGGGCCTTCTTCAGACTGGCGGTCAGAGGGGGCATACGACGCTCCAATACGGGCTTCTCCATGCAATTCCAGATGTAGTCAATGTCGATGGCGTATGCCTTATCGCCAAGAACATTGTCGCAGTAGGTCAGACCGTTGGGCAGAGCCTTGATCTTCTTAACCTCTGCAGATTTAGCCTCAGCCAGGACATCACCCTCGGCGATGAAGGCGGTGCTTTCCTCAGCTACGTTATCCATGGTCAGGATGTCGTAGTCAGGAGCGCTGGCGTCAACAGCAGTTACGGTTGCGATGTTGGACACGAGATCGGA